GTGATGGTGGAGTGGAGGGAGAACTTAATGAGCCTTTGACTCGCAAGATGATGGAATTCATGCCTTAAGGGACCCCACTAGGGGACTGGGGTGGTGTTTCCGGGGAGGAACAGATCCATTTTTGCGCGATTGGTGCACTACTAGCAAAAAGGTTTCCTGTTTCTTGGAGTGCGTTAACATCATCTGACTGAGACTCACGGCAACGCTTTCACCAGCTCATCAAGCGCATTTATGACATCGTCGTGCGTCATTGAGTAGTGGCGGTTGTTCACGGTGAGGATTGGCTTCCCTGAGTCCATGTTGACGCTGACACGCGTATCCTGTTTGTATCTTGTTATAACGATGATTGCGTCTGTTAGGGGGAATTTCTCAACGATAGAGAACTTTCCGGTCTCCCACAGGTCAATGAAGGTGCCACGGTGATCTATGGGGTGCACTTCTGTGTGCGGAGTAGCATGATATCTGTTCTCTTTTATCGGGCTGAGGGGAATACCCTTCACCATGCGAACAAACGCGGTCTTTCCGGATGCGCGCTCACCAAGTATGGCGACGCGGTACGGGTGGTTAAAGTTGTGAACAGCACGTGTGCTGTCGGGAGAGCGGGAATCGGACAGATCAGTTGAGGAGTTTGCCATTTCGTGTCTATGTATGATGGGGGGCAAGGGAGGATTTACTTGCGCCAACGGATTCGTTTTTACGACCTCGGTAGACGTATCTACCATCCAGGGGTGTCTATGCAGGTCACAGAATTCAATAGGCTTATCCTTCCATCCAAAGGTTGCTTCACGCGGACAACGTCCCCAAGTGCACTTCATGTTCATCGTCTACTCGCTAACCCACGCAGACGAGTGGTTCCATTTTCTGCAGTCAAATGTAAATGTCGGACAAGTTCCCACGTAAGCGCACTCTCGCAGATATGCAACTGCAGAATCCGCTCCCGAAAACGATAGAGTTCATACGAAGTGTTACGATTCAGGCGAAGGTGAACGACGAGAACTGGGAGGATGCAGACTATCAACAAGTGCCGATGAATGTGGGAGACGTTGCGGATATTACAGGTGTAGAAGTCACGCAACGGCAGGGAAAGGTGTATTTGGTTGAGTTCACGAAAGGTGGTGTTGCATATTGGGCAGGACGAGTCCCCGATAGTGGACGAGAGGATACGTTCAAGGTATACATGATAGCCCGTGGGAGGCGCAGACGCAAGACGAAAAAGGCAGGGAGACGTCGTGGGACGAAACGTAAGTAGAAAATACCCCAAGGATTCAACGCATCACCGGTGTTTCACGTCTATAGCGCAGCCTAAATAGGCTTGGGTGTATATTTCATTAGTAACCATTCATCTCGGACATTCGTAACCCTGCGTACCTGATATTCGATGCACGTGTCGCACCGCGAAGTTCGCACTCAGCCTCCCACTCCGCTTTCGCCTTTGCCTCGGCGGCTTTCTTTTCTGCAGCGGTCAACGGCTTGACCCACTGTTTCCCCTTCGCTCCTGCAGCCTGTCCGGGTTTCAATTTCTTCTTCTCCTCCGTTGGTACACCCGAGACCTGCATTTTGCTGGTCTGAGTGCTCATAATGTACTGGGGGCGGTATGGTTTTTCCGGACGAAAACAGATCCATTTTTGCGCGGCAACCCAACCCGAAACGAAAATGTCCACATCCAAGGATCCAACGCATCACCGGTGTTTCACGTCTATAGCGCAGCCTAAATAGGCTTGGGTAGGGTACATCTTCTCAACGAACGATTGGTAACTTTATGGGGCTTTTTTTACACAATGGAACTCCAGTTCTTCTTCGATTCTACAATCGGCTTGCACTTCTGTTTCAATTCAGTCAGCTCAATCTCAATCTGAGCCAACTCCATCTCCTGCTCCTCCGCGTTGTCAAAGTACAGCGGGTTGCGCACGCACTCATTCTTGAGAGCCTCCAGCTGGCGGATCTCAAGACGAAGCGCGCGCTGCTGCTTGCGCTCTGCATGGAAGGCGCGGTACTCGCGGAGGGCAGCCGCGTCAGCCTCCTTGCGGACGGCAGCGGCGAAGACGCAGTCGGGGAGCTCGGCGAAGTAATCCTGGCGCAGCGGGATCACATACGAGTTCCACATCGCCGCGTCCTCGCGAGAGCGGCACCGCTTGGCGCCCTCAGCGATCCACTCGCGGAACTGCGGGGGAGTCAAACGTTTGCCAGGCATCGCAGGGCACACCTCTGCAATCCGGCAAGGAACCATGATATCAGCCCACTCCCGTTGGCCGATCTCATTCACAATAGCGCTCATTTGCGCGACGCCCCGAACCAGCTGTTTGCTGATTATACTCATGATGTGGAGGGGGGGCGGTATGGTCTTTCCGGGAGGAAACAGATCCATTTTTGCGAGCTGACCGGCAAAATGGATCCATGCGTTCGCAACGTGTCCATCCTACCCCCTGTACAATGCCGAAGCGAGACCGAAGCGATTCAGAGGACAGTTACGTGACCGAGGGGTATGAGGAGCAGCAATACTGGAATGATTCCGACACGTCGGACGAGGAGGAAGAGGAGGTGGATACGTGTGCGATGGACGTTGACTCAGAGGGGACACCGGGGCAGCCAGGCTACTGGACGAGGAGTTGACATCCATTTTCAACAAAAATGGATTCGTGAGCAGCAAATTGGATCCCCCCGCCCCCATTTCTATCGCAACTATTAATGGGAGACAACATGCCTCGTTGCTATCACGAGAGTGCGAACGGAGATTTGTGTATGGAGACTGTGGAGGAACTTGGGCAACGATGCCCCGCCCACATACGTGTGGACAACCCGGCGCCCGCGCCTGCGCCTCGCGCCCCCCGCGCGCCTCGCGCCGTTCCTGACGATGCACATCGGTGCACTGGCAGGAAGAAGGACGGAACGCAATGCCAAAACAAACGAAAAAATGGGGAGCACTGCGGCGTGCATGCTCCCAAGGAGGGCGCAGCGGCGCCAACCACTTGCACGAGCCACCTGGCGAACGGCAATGCCTGCACCCGTAAGGCTGTCAACGGGCGCGATTTGTGCGGCGTGCACGTGAGGACTGTAGAGCGCGCGCGTCAGGCGGTCGTGCGCACCACGTGGTGGGAGTATGACCGCGAGATCCTCAACGAGTTCCACCGCCAAAACGCCGTACGGCTGATGGGAATTCAGAACCTGCTCATTGAAAATAGGCACGAGCTGCGCCAGGCACAGGAGGCGATTCCGACAGTGGCAGCGACCATCAACCGCCTGTTGACCGAGAATTTGGCGCTGCGCCGCCTGCGCGACAACAGCCGCGCCCGGTACGCTTACATCCGGCACCAGGCAATACGCTGCGCCCGCGTGTTGCCCTTCGAGGAGATTCCGGAGGGGGATGACGCCATCTTAGCTCGCTCCACCGCGCGCGTCGCTATCGTCATGCATATCCTCAACGCCCAGTGGAACGAAATTGAGCGCCACCACCAGCACAACCGCCTCCACGCGCCGCGGATCCAGCCCACCACGGAGCTCGGTCGCCTGGCTGCGGACGGACAGAACGTCCACACGCGCGCGGTCACCCAGATGCAGGAGGATACGTTGGCGCTGCTTGGCGAGGCAGAGCCCGGCATGAATGCCCTGACTGAGCTGATGGCGGTGTGGACGACGCGCAACTTTGACACGCCTGTGATTCTGCAAGAGGTTCGCAACGACGCCAAGCGTCTGTACAAGCTCTCCCCCGAGAGTATCGCGCAGATTGGAATGAATGGAAACATCTACAAGGAGACGCTGGACCGCGTGTGGTGCTTCATCAAGCGCCACTCGATGCGCGCAGATCTGGAGGAGAGGCTGTACCAGGAGATGCGGGATTCTGTGCGCATGTGCTACACGGGACACGTGTCGCGGCTGCTGAATTCGCTGCAGGGGTTTGATGCGGCGCCTCCCCCTGTGATTCCGGTCGGTGAGAGACTGCAGACTGCAATGTCTCAGATTTCGGAGCTGGAGCCGTCAGAGCGTGAGTCTGCGGCACGGCGCGTGTTTGCCGAGCTGGGTGTGGAGGGCGACGCGCAGACGCCATGGCTCGAGGCGCTGCTTGCTTAGAGCGGTGTCAATACAATGTTTTTCGCTGTGAATCGATTCTGCCCCCCGCCATAGAACACGGCCTTCCACGGTGCAGTAAGTCCAGTGCGCCCAAACTTTGTTGGAAACGTAGCAATCGCTGTATTTCCATTGAAGACTGTAATCGTAGTACCCTGAACCTGTGCGCCTACGATGTTCCCGGTTGTAAGATTGGCCGGAATGGACGCGGTAACCTGGAATAACCCCGATTCCAGCATTCTGTTTACGACGAGAGAACCGACGCTGTCTACGTAAACATTGAACTCAAACAGGGGTTCCCCAACGGCCGTGCTAGCAATATAGAACTGCGATTCGCTTCTGTTGGCAAACACGGGGGGTACGATAAACGTAAGATCCAACCGGAAGTCTGCGTATGGTACGGTTGTGAAAGCAGTATCTGAGATAGATGTTATCGACCTTTTCTCAACGTAGTTGTTCGCAATCAACATGTTCCCCGGACTGGTAACGATATTCAAGAAGAGGTCGTTCCCAATAGATACGGGGATTATTGCGTCACCGTTCGTATCTGACGTAATAAACGCTCGGGATGTGCCTGAAACGTCAGTCACAGTCCGGATAGACGTTCCGTTTTGGTAATAGTTCAGCGTTCTACCGGACACAGATATCGCATAGTACGATGTAGGGGAGAATGCTCCAACGACAACCTGAGTAGTGTTACTGTATGTAGAGTACACCCCTGACGTTGGGTCGTTGAATGCGATTCGGAACGTTGAACCGAGCGAGTTTGATAACCCGAACGACATCTTCCCTGGAATGAGATGGGGCTGCCCTGTAATGTAGATGTTTGAGTCTGTTAGGAAGGAGTACGTAGTGTCGGTTGAGCTGGCGATATGCGTAATTGAATTGTATGGGTTAATCGTCGTAATCCACTTCGTGGAGGGTGCATTGAGGTAACCATATAGGAGTGAATAGCCCCCCGTCCCGTTACCATAGTCTATATTGCTAAGAGATCCGCCCGAGCGGGTCAGTTGTACGAGCGCGTATTTTGTCTGGGGAGTATACGGCGCAATTCCCACGACGACACTGTCCTTTAGGTAGTACGAGTTAGATCCACTTGTTACGATAGCGAGCTCTTCTCCAACGTTCAGCCGCTGTGTTGCAGACAGAGCGGTTACGTTTGTACCTAACAGCCCATACCCACTATCAACTGCCATCAGAAATCCGTAACTTACCGTTGTTGCGTCAATCCTGTCCGTGAACCCAGCCGTTCCTACCACGTTTGATTGAACGGTGAACTTGAAATACGAACCGGTGAACGGTGTATTCTTGACGATCGTTGACGTGTACAGTGATATCGTCGTTGAGGGAGAATACGTTACAAAGTTTGAGCCAATCGTCCAGCTTCTTCCGTCACGGACATACCAATTGGACCCTGCCGAGACATCTAAGGTTCCAAACCCGTATATCATGTTACTGAACGTATCATTTGTGCGACCCATCAGAGTTGAGATAGCCAACGGCCCTGTATATGGAACGGTTGTTTGGGCTACGGCGGTTCCTTGCACCAGGTAGTACACGAGTCCATCATAGTAGACAACTGAAAAGTCCTCTGCGGTGGAATAGGACAGAGTTGCAGGGGAGATCCTCTGAATAGCATAGGCTGTGGGGGCCACGAACGAAACGTTCTTACTCGACGTGAAGCGGTATCCAAATGTGATACTCGTATTAACGTTGAGTGGGCTAAATCCGACATCAACTGGACCAGCGTTTACAGTTGGTCCATTGAATCGGATAAATCCGTTCGTATAGTCGTACGTTGTGTGCAAGAATGTGTAGGGTGCTACGTTTGACGTCCCAACGTACTTCACGGACGTTGGCGTTACAAACCAATCCGATTCTCTGTACGGAGACCACCCGCTTACATTCGCTATAACGGGAATGTACGTCTCTACCTTGCACTTTCCACAGATCACGTTCGTACATACGTCAATTGGGTATGGCGCTGTTTCGGACGCAAGGATCGGGTCAGGTAAAATGGCTAGGTTGTCTATCGCATGCACTGCAGCGTTTATGAATGCTCTCTGCTTGACATAGTTCGTATACGACGATGGAGCTGAGAACATGCGCAGGTACGCGGGGGTACGAGAACTGTAGTTAATTACGATTGGCTGTACAGTATTCCCATCGCAGGCGTACGTCACAAAGCTGCTCTCAATGGTTAGGTCATACGCAAACCCCTTCAAGGTTGATGTGATTGGGTTCCATCGGGTTCCTCGGGGTGGAAACGGAACCGTAAATACGACGGGTGTCGTAATTGTAGCAGCCGATACAGTGATAGGTTGTATGGGAACATACTGTACCCAGTGAGTGGACGGTTGTCCAATGACAAAGGGCTGTAGATACCTGCTGGTGATTCGGACAGGAATCGTCATATTGGAGGATAGTGATAGCGATACCAGGGACGGTGGGTACAGCAAGTTGGTGCTTGTATTGACTAGATTCGAACCAATCAAAGAGATCTGATTGGTACCATTGTACGTAACTGTGAGTCCGGATGGGTTCGTTACGACAGGGTACGATTCGTTGTATGGGATAAACAGCAAATCCGACCCTATAGGAGACACAAACGACCCGGGGACTGGATTGTTCACGGTCACAGACGCAGGGTATGTTAGCGTAATCCCATCGTGTGTTAGGGCAGTTATATCGAACGGTGTGGCCACCTGAAATGCCTGACCGGTTACGGTAACGAGTCCTGTTGATGTTATTAGAACACCTCTAGGTGCACCCGATAACCCATAGGATATGATCGGCGAAACACTGAATGCATACGCCGTCAATTGGAAGGTCTTGACATTACCCAACGATGTAATGAAGTCCGTTGTTGCGGGGGACGCTATGATGAGCTGATCGGATATGGCGTAGACGTAAAAACGTGATCTCGCAAGAACGTGATCAATGGTACCTGCATTTATGAACCCAGCTAACATCCCCGTAAACACTGGGATTCCAGAAATCGTCCCAGTGAGCGAATTTACGCTCAACCCCGACTCTAAAAACTCGTCGCTGAGCCAGTATTTCCGTACCTCGCGGGCTGATGTAGCAGACGCAGTAAATGCAATGACATAATCGTCGTAATCAAGTTGATCAATAGGTCGTCCTTGTACGACCGTAAAGGGTGTCGCAGTATTCGAGAACCTGGCCAGCCCGTACCTGTAGTCAAACCGCAACGTATCACTGGTGACGTTGGCGGTGATAACCCGATTCCCCATCGTAGCTTCCGTATACGCACAGATGTTGAACACAAATGGAGTCGTACCTGGAGGGGATTCATGAGGAACGATGAACAGAAGACCCGTTGAAGCACTTATATCCAGCAATCCGGGGAACAATACACTGCTTTCCACACTATAGCTGGTGATTGGGCGTTTTGATTCCGTAAAGGCGGATGCTTGGACAAAGTATTGTACGTTTTCCGAACAGTTGAACTGTGTTATGGGGACCCCCGATAGCGTCGTATTCACTGTAACTATATCATTGATAACATCCAGTGTAAGGGTCGCTGTATTGGACAATGACGTTAAGGGGTCTACTGCGTTTACTATAATACGATTGCCCAACGAAGCCGTTGCTATTTTTCCGTAAAAGACTCCCGTTGATGTCATCTGCAGACCCGGCAGTCCCTGTGCAAGTGTCAGGCCTATCTGCGACGTTGACGTGGGACGGGCAATTGCCTTGATTGAAAAAAAGGGGTCTGCCGGTGTATACGTATACCCGGCATACACGGATACGTCCGTATATATCAGCTCCAAGCAGGGGTTCATGGAAAATGTCAATGTGATGGGCGTTGTATACTGTGGGCCAATGACGTTAACGGTCACCGGTGTCGGGGTATCAAGAAAGTCCGTCGGGATACCGGAGAAAACAACGTTAGACCCAACGACCGACAGGTTCATTCCAGATATAGTCGATGTGATCTGGGCTGAAGCAGGGGCCGGTCTACAACCAAATTTCAGTTCGTTTGAAGCCTTGTACACTAGCGTTGCACCAAAGCTCGCATTGTATCCCAACACGTTTGAGAACTGAAACCGCGCCGGTAGAACCTGAATCGTCGTTGAAGTTGCAACGGTCTGGTTAATGCCCGTTCGTGTATACATGGTATACACAGCAGGTGCGCGTGTTACCGTTGGAGTCCCGCTCAATGTGACGATTCCAAACCCATCCATTGAAGCCGTTATACCGGTTGGTAGAAGTGGGGAGAAGTTGAAGTTTGTGAAGCGAACTGCATTGCTCCGTGGGAACGTCGAGTCGCCCACTACAGTTAGGGTAGAGAACGTCCTTGGAATAGACAACTGTCCGCTTGATATGGTCGGAGCGGTAAATGTGATTGGAAACCCGGTCACATTATCGTACCGGTATACGGTAACGTTCTGAGATACACTATACGTTGGCGGGGTAACAGTTAGCTTAAGCGGATACTGGCGACCCCGGTTATCTAAGATCGTAAATATCGTACCCGGAGTTGATGTCGTCACTTGACCACTCAATAGGTACAATATGTTCGATGTGTTGGAGAACAAGGCCCCGTAATACTGATCTTTGGTGACAACGGTTATGTTTGCCCACACGCGACTACCTGCTAGAGATAGAAGGGGTATCACTGATGTACCAACTGACCACTGTGGAAGGGTCAAGTCGATCGTCGCCATTATGCTTTAGTAGGGACTTTGCTTCGTCCGCTTATACGGGTTGCAATTGCGTCTCCCATTCCTCGCTACGTATATTCCGTGTAGCACTGTACCAGACCTGTGGTGTGAACTCTATCCGCTTGACTTCTTCGGGGGGAGGCGTAACGGCGCGGGAATACAGGAAGAGCGTCATGCTTCCGACAACAAACAGCAGCCCCAATATGTTCCACCACCAACCTGCCGCGGCGACCTGAAACTCTCTTGCACGAATCAATGCACCCTGTACGCGTTCCATTGTGGTTTCACTGGTCAAATGAAACATCTTGTTCTCTGACAAATGAGTTCTGTCACGTCCTCATACGCAGGGGCATTGATCCTTGCCAGTATGGCAGCACTGGGGGCTGCATATTTGGGAGGGAAAGCGACGTCTGCCGTAAAGATGCCTGACGTAACCTTACCAAGTGTTGGTAAACCTGTCTTCAGCAAACAAGAAATGGAGGAGTATGAAGCATGGCGCAAACTAAAGATACAGGGACACTCGCCGCCCAAGGCTCAAGTAATGATCGATATTGCCAAGACTCCGGTTAAAGACTGGGACGAATCATCTGATACTGCAGCAAAGATCAAGGAACATGGATATGCTGTGAACCCAGACAAGTGTCATCGGCTTATGGCGGAGATATGCGATTTGGTCTCAAAAAAGTATGAACAGATAACGAAGCGTTTAAGGGGACAACAGTTTGATGACCCGGGGAACCAGTGGAGTGAATTCTTTGCGTTGGTACAGAAATTGCCTGACGACCCACCCATTAAACTCAGTGAGCTTAATGATGAATATGAGAGGCGGCTGGATGCTTCCAGGAAGGCAGAAGCCATTAAACGCAGTGAGCTTAATGATGAATATGAGAGGCGGCTGGATGCTTCCAGGAAGGCAGCAGCACCTGCTCCAGATCCGGAAGTGTTGACGCCGATACCTGTAGCTCCTCCCGTGACGGCTGTGCCGGTTGCAACTGTTGTTTCGCCCCCAGCTCCCGAACCTGCAGCCCCAGCTCCGGAACCCGCAGCCCCAACAATGGCTCAAACACTTGGACTTGCGCCGGCTCCTCCTGCCCCGCCGCCCCCCGAACCTCCTGCTCCGCCAGCTCCTCCGGCTGCACAGGATATAGGACCTCCACCGTCACCGCTTCAGGCATTCCCTGCGGAACCGCCAGCCCCGGCCCCCGAACCGCCAGCCCCTACCGTGCCGCCTCCGGAAACACCGTCCACAACCCCTACTGTACCGCCGCCCGAGACTCCAGCTCCAACTCTAGCCCCGCCTAACACTCCTTTAAAGATCGTTCCATTGACCGATGCAGAAAAGGCCGAACTGGACAGATTGGAGGAGACCCCCCTACCCCAGACTAGCAATGAACCTGCTGTGACTCAACCACGATCCCCTGGTGACAAGTCCATTCAAACACCCGGATCTGTCGCAGATACCGCTGATTTAGTTGGACCCACTCCCCACATTGACACACCTCTTGAGGCTCTCCCTCCCGTAGACGCGTGGACCGGAGAGGCATCTCCGGTTGGAGAGGATACTGCCGAGATTGAGAAGCGAAAGAAAGAGGCCGAAGACGATGCAGATGAAGAAGCAGCGGCGTTAGCGGCCCAGAAAGCCGCCCGGGAGGAAGCAGCCAAGGCTGATGTGGAGAAAAAAAAAGCCGAATTCGAGGCCGCTCGCGCCGAAACCGAACGCATAGAAGCCGAGCAGGCGGCCGCAAAGAAAGCAGCCGAAGAGGCAGCTAAGGCAGAAGAGGCAGCAAGGAAGGAGGCAGAAGAGGCAGCAAGGAAGGAAGCTGAAGAAGCGGCAAGGCGAATCAAGGAGGCGGAAGAACTAGCGAAAGAACGGAAGGCTCGGGAGGAAGAAGCAGCGAAGGCAGCCGCAGCCGCACAAGAAGCACAGCGAAAGGCAGCCGAAGATGCGGCAAACCGTCAGGCGTATGAAGAGGCAAGGCGGAAAGCAGACGCCGAAATGGCGGCTCGGGAAGAGGAACGACGGGCTCGTCAAGCTGAAGAGGCATCAAGGCGAGCACGTCAAGAAGAGGAACAGCGGGCTGCTCAAGAAGCTGCCCGTTTGGCGGCTGAAGAGGAGGCGAGGCGGATGGCCGCAGAGGCAGCAGTGGCGGAAGAGCGTAGAAAGAGAGCACAAGCCGAGGCTGCGGCAGCAGAAGAACGACGGAAAAGGGCAGAGATAGAAGCGGCTCGGCGTGCATTAGAGGATGCGCATCGGGCAGCTGCAGAAGAACGAAGTAAACAGGCAGCTGAGCGCCGACGCATAATGGAGGAGAACGAGTTAGCGGCTCGGCAACAGGCCGAGGCTCGGAGGCGTGCGGCTGAAGAAGCAAGGTTAGAGAGTGAGAGGGTTCAACAAATACCATCGTCTAGCGCAAGTATGACATCATCGGAACGCCGACGTCTCGGAGCACGGGAACCGGATCTACCGGTGGTTCACAATGTTACCCTCAAGAACAAGGATAGGATACTAGCAGAGATTACTAGATACATCAAGAACCTGCGTGCAACCACGCGAGACGACGAGCGTGTGAATGTGGCGCGCAATCACCTACTACAGGACTTCAAGACATCGGTAGTAGATCCAAATTTGAAGAACGCCCAAACCATCCTTGGACAGGCCAAGAATAAGATCAATGGTGCGGCACGACGCACTCAGAGGAGACAGCCTGATCACTCTTAATCCAAGGAGACCATTGGGGGCAGCATACAAAGACGAGTCCCTTGTAGGTCTTGATTAGCCTGTAAACCATCATATGATCATCCCGCGAGACATCCTTGAGACACAAGGTTGTCTTGTCGGTTTTGTACCGTAACCTGTTACGGAGAGACTCTATATCCATTAAGGTGCACTCGTCAGGCTCTGTGTAAAGGGGTTCTGCTTGTACGCATCCAGAATCTCCGCACCATTCCGGTCTATGTTGATGTCCTGCTTGAGAGGCTCCACATACCGCACCGATCCCATCTGCGGCCCGTGGGCGGGTTGAGACGAGTACAGAGGCGCCTCGAACCCACGGGTATTGTTGAACACCGTCTCGTCCTTGTGGACCGCCACATTGTACGACTGTTGACCGGCCGGAATACCACCGATCTGTGAGTTTCCAGCGTTGGGGCGTCCCTCGGCTGTCAACTTCATGAACTCCTGATAAGGCTCCGTGAAAGAACGGACATAGGACAGGAAGCCACCTGCTGCAGACTGAGCGGCTGAATTGTAATACACCGAGGTCGTCTCGCGGGACTGCGCCTTCATCAGAGTCTCCGGGTAGATTGCACCTGCCACCTGCTGGCCAACCGCCGTATTGACACGCTCCATGCCCGTGACACCGAATCGATCGGGGCGGTTCTTCTTGACCGGCGCCTGGAGACCCGGCTGAGTAATCTGAGAGGTACCCGGGACGACCACGCCCTCATACGACAGCTTGGGCTTATTTGCAGCGCGGAGCTCATCGGTCGTCTTGGGAAGAGTGTATTCTTGAGCTGCCGTGAACTGTTGATATCCGCCCGACGGCAAATTGGTATACCCATCATTCACACCAGGACCCACTTGTGTCTGCTCCACCGGGAACACGTTGTGCATCCGCATGGAACTCGCCATACGCGACTGCATGAAATCGGACTCATTCTGCATACCAAAGGGTTGACCATTGCCCGTCTCAGGCTTGAAGAATGCAGGTGCCTCCTCTTTGTGATAGAATGTAGAGGCTCCCTTTCCGGTGTAATTGTCTAGAGTTCCATCGGTGGCCCCCGAGTACATGGACTGTGTCATGCGAGCCCCAAAGCTAGGGACCATATTGTTGTGTCCAGTCTGTGCCTGTTGGATAACCACTTGGTCGTTGTCATGGTCCAACGGGAGAGGCGCTACGAAGGTTTCGCGGGGTTGTATTTGTCCTGCAGACGCAGGTGCCCCCTTTTGGGCATCTGTCGCTACAATGTATCCGAGAGCTGCTAGACTTAAAAGAAGAGCAACCTCTATCATGTCTTTGTTCTTGGGACGCAGAATTTACTGACGAGTATGTCTGTGCTGACGTGTGTCTTCGCGCACCACAAAGTTCTCTACAGCATTCTGTTGTTTCGGCCGGAGTGGCCAGAATAGGAAGTAGTTATTGGGATGTTCCCGGACAGGCGGAACCGTAACGTGTGCCATTGTGCGGGACGAAGGACCTTCCGATGTCGTCGTAGGATTCAACCAATACGGATTGCTCATTGTGACTAAGTGGGACTTTAGTTTCAAACAGGCTTCCAGTTCGTTGGCCGGGGAGGAGGATACCCGGGTGCACCAATACCGTCTATCATGACATACGATATTCCGTCCTTTACGACTACATCGCCGAGCTGGTACACCTTTGTGTTATCGTACGGCTTCCCGGTGGTACTTGTCGGGGCAGGAGCCGGTGTCGGAGCAGGAGTCGGTGCCGGTGCTGGGGCAGCGGCAGCCGCGGCAGCTGTTGCTGACGCATTGACGGAAGTCCCCGATGCTGCCGGAACGCCCACTGACGGGGACCCCCCGGGACTGACAATCATCTTTTTCACACCCACCGTTCCAGGAGCCGTTGAAGGGTCTGCCTTTGCAGCCGCCGCAGCAGCCACCGCTTCCGGACTATCGGAAATAAGACCACCTAAATTCTGTGCAAATTGCGTTCCGTAATCACCAGACCACGTCGTACGACTAAAGGGAGCCAAAAAGAAGTCCTTCATCTGGTCTTTGAACGTCTTGACCTTTGCATCAAACACGGAGGTATCTGTTCCCGGGGGAGGCAGGGGGAACTTGATCTTATCGCCGAGAGGCTTGACTCCGTAGCAGTTCACACCGAACTTCAGGGTAGGGTCAAAATAACCACCGTTCACACCCGGACGACCACATGCCGTGCGCTTCTTGGGATCCAGCTCAGTCTGCAAGGTCTCCCACGTCTCGCGCTGGGTCGGAAAGAGAGCCACACCCCCGGCAGACCAACCGTACTCACACCATTCGGCACCCTTTGCATACGCATCCTCCACTTGGTCCTGCGTGGCGAGCTCGGCGTCATATGCGGCACACACTGCAGGGGCGTCCTCGTAAATGAAGCGCTCTTGTCCAACGTAAAACACCTCCTTCCCCTTCAGAGGACGGGCGGGTGGCGCATCGGGAACTGCTGCCTTGTTCACGTCAGACTCCAGGGTATCCCAAAACTTCACATCAAGCATACTGTCTGTCACGTTGATTGTCATGAACCCATACTGAATCAAAACGATGAACCCGATGAGAATGAGGGCGATGACGATACCTGCAGCCATAACAGATCCAGTAGCCAGTGTCACAAAGACTGTAACAATCATGAGGGTTACAACACCAATGACAACTGCTACAACAACAGAAATCATCTCTTATTCAGATGCGACGATTTAAGTCTGCGCATAGAACAGCAGGCGCATCGTGTTTGCGACAGGGAAGTGATCGGGACTATGTTTGCGCACGGTCGTATCATCAAAGGTATGCCAACACTTCCCCGGCGGAAGGTCACGACCAATCGTCCACCAATGGCCTCCATTATAGCAGACAACGGCGAACATCGCAAACCGGATTCCATTCAGGACCAATACACTGGGGTACTGAATGGGGCTATTGACATTCTTGCGATGGAAGACCAGAATCTTCGGCAGAGCCGCCAGGAGATGCTGTTGGGTACATCCCGTATTCTTGCACTCATCGCATTTCCACGACGAGTCATTGAAGATCTGCACGGACTGCTCAATGCTCTTGGACAGAGTTGCAGTATCGGAAGGGTGCAGCGGGAACTCTAGGACAGATTCGCGCACAATGTTCTCGTATGGGCACGAATTGCACTTGATACGAGTCCCGAATCCAAACCGAAGCAGCTTGTCCAGGTACGGAAGCTTGTCGCACAACGCCACCAGCAGTTCGTGACTGTCTCCAATTCCTTCCCCCGCAGGCATGTCCTCAGACTTTACAGACGCGAAGAACTCTGGGATTCCTCGTGAGGCGTGCGATGCCCAGATCTGTTGCAGTGACGTATCAACTGCACTCGACGATTCAGCGTCAAGTTTATCATACCGTTGCTGTACTTCAGGAATCCGAAAGATTGCCTGAAGCGTCGCATTCACCCAGCACGAGCCGCCGATATTCGTTATGCCAAACATTATACCTTTGCTAACGGAAGAACTTGCTAAAGTCTCCGAGGAATGGAACTGGTTCCGTTTTTGCGATGTCCTTGGGAACCATCATGCCAAACTGCTGTTCGGGTGTAGTCTTCTGAGCGGGACATCCACCTGTCATGGTTTCAGCGAGTGCTTCTGCTGCAGACACTTTGTTGACATCAAGTTCTCCGGGAGCTGATGACGGTGCGGCCGGACGAGAACAAGCCGCTGCATTGGCCTTCACTGCTTCGGAAGCCTTCACTGCTTCTGAAGCCTTCACTGCTTCGGAAGCCGGAGCCGGGACAGTTGGAATAGCTGGAGCCTGGGTACTTCCATATGGTTTTCCAGGTCCGTACAGTGGCGGGAACATATTGTTTGTGTCATCTACAGATGGACCCATCGCCCCGACAGTCCCCTTCGTCTTTGGAATCCGTGGACCGTACAGATCATTCGTAGCAGTAACTGCTCCCGCCATAGGACTGAATCCCTCTCGCATATTCGCCATCTTAGGAACTCGTGCCAACGCAATTCCCTGCATTTGCCCCTCAACAGAGTCCTGAGTATAATTGCCGATATCCCATGAGTAAGCTGCTACATTCGTGTTGCCCAGGCCGCGATCCATGGATGAATATTGACGCATCGGTTTACTGTTAGGTAATACAGGATCTTTGTCATTGCTTTCGTATGGCTGCGGCTTCACGATATCCGATATGGGCTCGGCAGGATACGTAACTCCAGAGGGTATCTCGACGGGAAGCATTGGCTCCTTCTTCTTTCCGAGGTACCTGTCGCTTAACACCTTTGCGAGAGGCCCAGAGTCAGTAGACTGTATCTTGTGTTGGACAATGTAGTACTGAATTTCGTTCGATGTTATGGGAAGGTCAGAGTACTTGTATACTGTCTCATCAAAGTCCTGAACAGCGTTCACATAGGTATCTAAATTAGCACCCGGCGGCGCTACCGCTTGAATAGCGGCCATCAATGCTGGATCTTTGGGATCAAACCCCTCCCGTCGGAGCACGAACCACACGACAAGCAGGAATAGGATGAGCGCAATCTCAAATCCCCACTTCATTGCTATCACACGAGAAAACTCATTTGTTTGCCCTCGTCTTCGGATCCTTCACAAAGTCCAGATCATAGAGTCCCCTTGAGATAGCCGATTCAGCTGCTTGAACACCGCCCCACGAACCGGACATGGCATCGTACTTCTTTTGGTTCTCAGGATCCCGTGCGGCAAATTCCAGGAACCCCGTCTCAACCAGAGTTGTACCCTCGGCAAACTTGGTTGTGGGACATCCGATCTTGGATGCGTATTTTTCGTACTCAGCCAATGTCTTGAACGATTGTGTTTTCTTACCGTCCCGCGCTACGTACTGCTTTGCGACTTCATCGTACTTCATGTCAACCGGACAGGGCATTTATTTCTACTACAGATGTAAGATCCATGTCACTGAAACCCGATCCACATGTAGTGTACATGTACAAAAATGGCTGTCCCCATTGTGAACGAGCAACACCATTGTGGAAGGAAGCAACCAGGTCGGTTCCTCCCGGAATAGCCGTCATCGAGATTGAGTCAGACGAGTTGCCAGGTGATGTTCAGTCTCGGGTCGAAGGATTTCCTCGGTTCGAGAGAACAGGTCCAGATGGTGTTATCGTTATTCAGTTTGAGGGCGCTCCTCCGAGTGCCAAGGAGCTGAAGAAGAAGCTAAAGCTTGAATCAAAACGTGCGGGGACCCGCCGGCGGGGGCGGGGTCGGAAGAGTCGTCGTCGGCGCGCGTAGTTCGTTGACCGTTCCCTTGGCGGCCACATAGGACTCCGACAGGATCTTCGGGTTCGCTGAACCGCCCTTATTGATAAACTTCAGGAGACCAGCATGATCATCTTCGGGCACTGAGTGGAAATTCCGCTGTGCCTGAATGAGTTCAAAGGTATCACTCGTATCCATGTACAGATTTGACGTCTGTGCAAATGTACGGTTCACTTCCTCACGAACAGCAGGTGCCGTAATGTCGGCGGCACGAGGGCGACCAGGGTTGTCCAGGATGTCCGGCAGAGACGCGTTCATGAACGGATTATCAACCCTCGGCATGCTGCGTTCCATGCCCAACGATGATGACACAAAGGTCTCGCGCATCTTCTGGGTCTCCGGGAAGATACCATTGAGTACGATGGTGACAAAGGCCATGAGAGGGATTGCAATCAAGTACGCAGAGACCCCAGTGGCTACCAACAGTAGGATGCTGAAATAGATGGTAAACCGCATGACCGCATTCAAGGCGGTCGGTACTGTCATCTCAGGTGTTGGAACGAATCGGGTCCAATTGGAGGACGTAAAGAGCCCCGCTGGATCATGATACCAGAAGCTTTCGCTCATTTCTTATTAGACCCTTCCGACATTTTGTCGCGGTGTTTCTTCTGGAGCCGAGCGATCATACGTTGACGACGAGCCTCGGGACTGTTTCCCATGAACGTCCTGGGGTCCACGCGAGGCTGTCCAGGTACAGCAGCCCCAAACATCTGCTCATTGATGAACTTGCCGAAGGTTGTTTGCACCATCGCACGGATCCTCTCAATATCACGAGTAATCTCCTCCTGCTTGAAGCGTCCATTCTTGATACGTTCATTGATACCGTTCTGCACAGACTCCATGAGGGACTTCACCAGCGGACTATCCGGTCTCATTGCAGAGTTCAGTAACGTCTCGGGGCGCTCGGGGTCGATACCCAACGCCGTCAAGTCAATCTCAGCAATCACCTCCTGCAGTAACGAGAAGATGCGGGTCTCCAAGACAGCATCCAACAATGCCTTGAGGTGACCAGGGGTCTTGTCATCATCCAGAATCTTATCCACCTCAGAATTGTCTGGACCATAGGACGTCCACCAGGTCTTGAAGGTCTCCACAAGTTTGTCCATCTTGGTGGGGGGGTCTCCGTCCAGGAAGGAATGCAGGATCGCCATCTGCAGGAGGCGCCAGATCTTCTGCTTGTCGTCGTCGTGAAGCTTCGCCCAGAATTCAGAGAAGTTCAGACCCGGAATGCACTCGCGCGGTACGCCAAAGAAGGAATCGTCCTTCTGCAGAATCTGCCAGCCGTGGGGAATGAGAAAGGTCTCCCAGTGTGCCAACCATGCCTCGTCATATCGTGGGATCTCACGATCAGGAAGAAGTGATTTCAGTTCACGCACAAAATCCTTACCGAACTTCTGTGCGTCCATTGCATCAAGGAAGGTGTATTTCTTTACGAACCCAACGCGCGGTTCCCGCCACGGCTGTACATGGCGGCCAGATCAGTATCCGATAAGCACAGACAGCCAGAGTCGGTAGAGAAGACGGACGGGCAGCACTCAGCGCTGGCCTTGGTATTCGCGAATGCAAAGAGCTGTGAATCATTCGCTACCTCATACTGCTTCTGCGACACGGGCTTCGCTTCAGACCCCAGGATCGGAGAGGTACCGTCCACAGGCTGAACGGGCTCCTTAAAATCAACGGGCATACCGACAGAGCGCTGAGAGAAATGCTCATTGACCACGACGGGACCGCTGGTTTGATAAGAACTCGTATAGCGCATAAGGAACCCTGCGATGAGTGCGGCGAAGAATGCTGAGAAAACAACCAAAGTACGGGACGCCATCTTTACTTCAGAACGAAGAAAAACCTCCTGCAGCGGCAAAGAATGCCATTAGTGTTGTAGCAAGACCGAATGGGATAAAGGTGAATAGGAGAACTGCGATTCCAATCGCCATTGTGGCGATGATAAACCCCTGCAGGATGGAGATAGAAAGCTTCCAAAAGCCTTTGAGCGACAGAAACATCGTATACGAAAACAACATCCCGATATACCCGGTACCCGCTATACGACCCATGATATCCTTGACCTTGACCAGGGTGTGCGTAAGACCTCCAACCATGCCCGAGAGTTTGCCCATGACCATGTTGGCCAAGCTCATGAGTACAGCAGCGAGTTTGACACGGAGATTACGGAAGACATTGAGTTTGTCGGCTGTTGCAGATAGCGTATCCTTGAATGCTGTAACATAGGACTGAATGCTATCCATCGGTACTCTCAGAATGTTTTTGGACATCAGGCCCATGCACTGATTGAAGTTTCCAGATGCACCGACTTCCGGTTGAACCAATCCTGCAAAGGGCATGTACAATGGGTTGCATCGGTAGGTTGACCAATTGGTCTTGATCTCTTCAAAGTCGTCCATGAATTTCACGACCATCAGTCCAAACACAGCAAGGACGGGGGCCGCAAAAAAGATGACGAGTTCTAGGGTCGACGACATCTCTTACGTTCCTCGCACGAGAACTTCCCACTGGTTTGTTCGTCTGCGTAATCCATCCATCTGACTCCCACCAGCCTTGTATGGATTCTCAGGGGAGTCATACTCAAAGTCCCGGAACAGCGTGGATCCCAACTGGATGAGACCGGTATCCGTATCCAAACACACAAGTACCGACCTGGTCTCGTTTGTCAACACTGCATCGGACTGGTCAACTCGGGTTCCATCTGCAAACCGATGGCTGCCCGTTACCAAGATCCCATCATGGTAATACAGCCTCTCGTCGGGGGCCAGGAACACATATGTTCCCGTCACGGTATGCCCTCCCACCAAGACATCGCCGATATCTATGGCGCCCATCTCCTTGAAATGTCCAGATGCCAGTTCAACGGGAGTCTCCGGTGCGAAACACAGGAAGCTAATCGTCTGACCGATGGGACCATTCATCACGGACTTGCCGGATGAGATACCCGTGGTCATGATGTTCAACATGGAATACATGATGGCTGCTACACGCATGAAGACGGTGCGAATGCGAACCATCAAGTACTGCATAGACGCCAGGGTATTCGCAAGCTTTCCAAAGATCATACTGACGATACCCAGGAACCCGGTACGGATACCATTGAACATCTTGCGCATTCCATCAAGCGACGTCGCAATGCTAGAGAACATCGCCAAGAAGGTTCCGAACAAGTTCTGAATGGGATCCAGAATGAACCCCAAGTAGTCCTTGAACGATGTCATGCTGCACTGCATAAAGTTGTTGGCCGTATCCACTCCAACAAAGCTAGCAAAGGGCATGTACACCGGGTTGCAGCGGTATTGAACCCAATTCTCCTTGATCTCGTCTAGGCGAGCTAACATCATCGTATACATAACCGCAAAGGCGGCCGTCAGCGTGGCCACGATTACGATGACCAAGTCCATTGTCTTGAAAAACGGATTTTATCCCGCGCTGGTTCACGTCAGCACACGAAGATGGATTCCATGTCATTAGTCGAACTGAAACAACTCGCCAAGGGTCGCCGCATTAAGCAATACTACATCATGCGCCGTGCCCAATTGATTGAACTCTTGAAGCTTACCGAGATGCCACGTGCACTCGTTCTGGAGAAGAAGACGATCATTGAACTTCGCCAGGAAGCCAAGCAGAAGGGTATGCGTGGATTCTGGAGGATGACCCGCGGACAATTACTAGCTCTTCTCTATCCGGAGCCGAAGGAGGACGACGATAACAATAGCCAGACAAGCCAACATGATTAACCAAAGCGCCATGACGCCTAAAATATAGGGATACATGTATCCGAAAATCCTCTGCAATATCGGCCGGAGGACATGCGTCTCGAGTGCCGCCTGAATTTCTGGTTTTCCGATCCATGCAAGAATGTCTTGGACCAGTGGCGAGACCTCATCTGCCTTTTTCATCGCCGAAATTTGTCTGTGAGTGGATATAAACACCGCGATGTCCAAACCCATATACCGTGTAGCTATTGTAGTGGCTGGTGTCGTTGCACTTGGACTTCTTTTGAATGCGTACTCGTCAGGAAAGGCGGTTGTACTGGAGGGTCTCGGAATGGAGCAGGGTGGTCTTGGATTGACCGGCCCTGTCTCTGAGTCTGGCCCTTCCATGGCCTCGCCCCACGCTGCCGGAGGTAATCAGGTCGCCGTGGATGGTATCCAGGGTCGTACCCCTGCCTCCTCGCAGACCTACTCGGAGACCGTGCTGTCTGCCGGTGAGCTCCTGCCCAAGGGCGAGATCGGTGCGGGTGCCGATGGTCCCCTCCCCGCCGGCGCCGCGGACCTCAAGGGACAGAACTTCCTCCAGGCTGGGTACCATACGAACGTGAATATCGCCGGTATCTCGCAGACGAACCGGAACGCCTCCTGGGATCTGCGCACGGAGAACCCTAATCCCCAGGCACAGGTCGGTCCCTTCCTGCAGACGACTATCTCGCCCAATCCCTTCCACAAGACGCAGGATGGTTTGGCGGCGTAATTCCTAGGTAACACATAATATGCTACCGGCGGCCGTCATTGGATCTACCCTGGCACTAGCACTGCTTTGGAAAAGCGGCCCCTCAAATACGACAAAGGTTCAATCTGAGGTGGATGGTCGCGAGTACACAGTCCAAAACTTACCTGACAAGGAAGAGGCAGCCAACCGAATGGCAACTATACGGATGAACATGATGAAGCTGCGTGACCACTACAAGGCAGACGAGGCTCTCCTCGCAGACCCCCCTGTCAAGCGATTTGTCGACAGGTTCAATTCGGACGTCTTCGTGGAGAATGATATGGGGTCGGATTCCACCGCCTATTCAGATAACAAAGGGGATTCTATCGTCATTTGCTTACGAGACAAGACGCAGCCCCCAGCGTTCCCATTGGTTCCCGAGAATACCGTCATGTTCGTGGTTCTGCACGAGATGGCACACCTTATGACGGAGAGCATCGGTCATACACCCGAGTTCTGGGGCAACTTCCGTCGGATTCTACAAGACTCTGTGCAGTTGGGAATCTATCACCAAGAGAACTACTCAAAAACACCCGTTCCCTATTGCGGCATGATGATAACTGATTCTCCGTTGTAGAAGAATAAGATGTCAGTCGTAGAAACGTTCGTAGAATACGAGGGCAGAAAGTACCCCGTATCCTTTGCGTCTGATGATTCTATCGAGATTGTTCGTCAGCGAATTGCTGCCGTCGTCGGTAGATACCAAGATAGGCTCTTTTTGCAGGTAGACCTTACCCTTCCCAAGGACTACTACTCCGATCCGCGCCGTTGGGAGGCATTGTTCTTCCGTATCGCCCACCAAAGCAATGCATCGGCTACCAGTGGTCCCCTAATGCGAATCTACACATCCGGGAAGGTTGACATCGGTATCCTGCGCGATGATTGGGACGGACGTGCAATGGAGGAATGGCGAGTGCGCAGCTCGTCGTTCACAGAGAGGTTTATTCTGGGAGTGGAAGAGACCCAGAGTTTGGTGTTGCCTGTTCCTCCTGAAGCAATTGATGTACCCGCCGCCCGCATTCCTCTCCCCCAGCAGTCGCGTATCTTTTCCTCCATTCACCCCCATCCAGTTGTCCGGCTGATTGCAACGGAAATCAAGGATACTGACGAACGGACCATCAAGTCTATATATGCCCCCGCTCTTCGCAATGGAACCCCCGAGCGTCTCCCCGATGAGGCTGTGCAATCCAACCAACGGCAGTTTGAGAATTGGAAGAAGTTACAGGACTTACCGACTCCTGAACCATCCATTATTCACATCTCACGTGCCCGATGGAATATCCCTTGGGTCCATACCGAGTGGCCGGATGCACTTCGGGCACGATTTGAGGAAATCATGTACGGTATGACCGTTTCAAAGGAGGTTCCTTACATTGGACTCTTTCAGAATCGTGAGTACGGAATGCAGCACAAGTTTTGGGCGGAAGCAAAGGCGCCGAAGCTTGATTTGGCTGTATGGAGTTCCTGGATTCAAACAACTCGTCCACAGAGGAGCCGACCGACCCTCTTGTTGTACCGTGGATCCGACCGGTCCAACTTTGATCGATTGGCTATCACATCAGCCGGCATTGCAGTCAGTGTCCACCGCTCGGGAAACTCGAAGACATCGCTGGAAACCATCAAGAAGGGACTTCTCGAGTGGATAACTGATCTGGATGCCTTGATGCCCTTTGTGGATGCCCGTGACCTGGACGTGTGGGACCTGCGGGATACTGCAGTAGACCTCACCTTTGAAGGGGCACCGGATGAGTATGACTTACGCCGTCTTCCTTGCGTAGCAAACCTCTTCGTCCAGTCGCATCCCACGTACCGTCTTCTGCGTGCTGACAAGGCTGATCGGACTCTGACGGATTCCGAAATAGCCATTCTGCAAGTCTTGCGTACCGATATTGCGACTACACCGGAACAACTTGCACTTGCAATGCACATAGATGTTGACTTAGCATCCCGTAGTTTGGATGACATCCGAGAGCGTATTCAGGAAGACCCCTCCATCCTGACACAGGAACTTGACCTCTTACCGAAGATTGAGTTCTCCTCCAAACGAGTTCACATTCAACATGCAATTGATATGGACAGAACCATCAAGTATGCGAGCATTCTGCAGTATATCCTGACGGGTACCGATGCAAAACTTTCCGAAGTCTGTCCAGCTCGTATGGAGTCGCTGGCTCCTGTGACATCCGTTGCGCCTACCATTCCGACCCGCGAGGAACCCATTGCCGAGGCGGTGGAGGGCGATATGTTTGACTTCCTGGAACAGATGGGATCTGCTCGCGAAGCACCTGACCCGCTCTTCAAGTATTACACGACTCGTCTCCGCAAGGTGGATGCAGATACCTTTGACACCCCCTACACGAAGAAGTGCGAACCATCTCGTCAAGTGTTGATGATGACAGCAGATGAGCAGACCAAATGGAAGGGAACGCCATACAGCCTGGATGGGTATGCCGATAACGAGAAACTTACGATTCCTGCCGGAACCACGATATGTCCCGACTTTTGGTGCATGAAGGATGAGATACCGCTTCGGAGGGAGCAGCTCGTTGATAACAAATGCCCAGTCTGCGGTGGGAAAGTGCGGGAACCCAAATCAACCGAAACGGTAACAGCAGCCCCCGTCGTAGCCCGTGATACCGAGTACAAGTACCCGAGGTTCCTCAAGGACATTGTGTCAACCAAGAATGGACAGGGAATGCCGTGCTGCTACAAGCAACCGAAGGAGGCAAAGGTATTGACGGCTCCCCCCGAAGGACCTGCCGATCCCTTCTACATTATGGGAGAACTCAAGAAGCTGCCCGAGTTCCGTCTATCGTACATCCCAGCAGATCTGGCTCGGAGACTGCGCTTGAACATCGGGAACTACGAAGGAATCCGTAAGGATACCAAACGCCTCAAAGATCGGGCACAAGGTGTGTTTCGGGTGGGGCTTGGACGGCCTTCCAAGACATTGGCTACGATGCTCGGTGTCCCAATCCCATCTCCTCGCGATTCCATTGCAAAGCTGTTTCAATGTCAGTTTGTGCGCACCTGGCGAACTCCTGGGGAAGATGATGGAACCATCGATAACGCACTTGTGCCGTACATACCCGACACGGAATCGCGCAATCAAATGGCTCGTACATTGGCTGGTGTGATGGCCGCATGGGACAATGGGAGCCTCACGCAGATCCAAGAACTTGAGTACATTGCATTGGTTACCGGAACGCCCATGTACCGAATCAATATGACCACATCGACCGTCTCGTGCGGACTCTGGACCCAATACTTCCCGACAGGTCAACGTGCTGTAGCACTTCTAGAAACAGAAGACGCAATTGACGTTCTTGCGTATGCATCGCATCAAGCGACTCTGCGTTGGGCCGTGAATCTGTACAAGCCCCCCTTTTCCGATAATACGATGAAGATCCTTCGTCAAGCGGATGGACGGGCGTGCACACTCCCATTCCCGTCCTATAACGATGCATTGGCGGCTGCTGTAAAGATTGGAGTCGTGGAGAATACGCCGATCGTCATTGATCCTACTGGATACGCACAGGCTATTTGGGCTCCCCAACGGTACATCATTCCGATGCGTCCCGATATGGTGTTGCAGGGAAAGATGCGGCGGGTTGACTATGCAGACATGACAGATGACCAATTGCCTACCTACGAATCAGAGCGTTCAGCACTGGATATTGCAGCAACAGTGAATCCCCAATTTGCGTGGAAGCGGGATATCTATGATACTGACGGGAGGCGTGTGGAGATTGAAACCTTAAGTGGACTGCGTGTTCCGGTGGTACCTGAAAAGATGGAGGTCGCAGAAGAACCGGCTGAGATATTGCAGACCATCCGCAAAGGACGAGAACGCGAACTCGTTCATGGGGGGCCAGGAGCCGATGCAGCGGTTGCTGCAGATATCTCGTATGCAGCGGAAGTCCTTGATTTCCTGCTCTTCATCCTATCGAAGGATCTGCAAACCGAAGAACATGCTGATCTGCGGAAGGCACTAATGGGAACCAACCGGGATGAAACGCGTCGTCTTCTGCAGGTATGGTACAAGTCTGTCTCGATGGACGTGGATAGCCCCACAGCCTTCATCAAGAAGGTACGGGCGCCTTGTGGTCAGTTTTTGGCCCAAACAAAGTGTACGGGAGTGTGTGGTTGGAAGAATGGGAAGTGCAAGGTGAAGGTAGACCAGAAGTCAAACATCTTCAAGCGTCTGGTAGACACTCTGCTACTGAACCCCAAACAGAGATCGGTTGTTCTGGATGGACGTGTTTCGCCCTTCTTCAGTACGATCCTGTACACCGAGCTCCCGAATGAACGGTTTCTGTCCGACGCGAATATCAAGTGGGAAAAAACCCAGACCACAGAGTAAATGCCGCGGTACAACGATCTAACCAACTCTTCGGTGAACTACGGAGCTGATGTGCGGCGACGTGTTGTCAATGTGGATGCCGCATATCGCGAAAGCCCTGGAGTTGCATACAATGCTTCCACGAATCCCACCGGAAATCGTGTAACAGACTTTCTGTTCAAGTTGACCACTCCGGTTCGGAATGTGCACGAGATGAAGGTTGTCAGCATAGAACTGGAGGGCGTCACATTTGGAGGAACATACCTCCTCCTGCAGGTGAATGGTGAGTCTAGCATTGAGTCCAAGGGTGGTACTGGGGCAACAACTGGAACCGAAATCTCTGGTGTGGCAAAGATTATGAAGCCTGCAACCGGCACACTCGTTGGTGTTACGGATTCTACCGGTCTGATTTCGTACCCTGTATCCTTTCGCAATCCCCAGGATATCACAGTTCTGCGCGTTCGTCTTGTGAATCCGGATGGGACCACGGTAGCCGATGCAGGGTCTGGTACGGTTTCGTTCACGCTCGAACTGTCCGAGGTTGTCAACTCCTACCTGTACGAGAGCCAACGCAAACACATCGGGTACGATCCGGCCAACGTCAAGAAATAAACTGCTCAACAGACAATGGCTTCTGCACCAAAGATTCCAACGGATCCGTTTGATCCTGAACGTCTTGGCTACTTTCCGAACGACCCAAACCGTTCAACTACAAAGCCTCAAGTGGCAGTACCACTGGGTACGCCTCCTTCCAACCCAGCTAATAGGATGTTCCAAAATCGGAATGAACTTGGATTCTTTCCGCCGAAGGGACGAAGCCGTTCCAAGAAGAAGAAGGGTGCATCCCGTAAGAAGTCAAAGAAAGCCGGTCGTAGGACGAAGCGTAGGCTATAGTGTGATGTTCCACTCTCGTCCGGGACACCAGTTTTTCTGAAACTTTTTCAGTCCCGGAATCTCGTATTCTGAAACCATCCGTATACCATCGTAAACATTGCTGGTATACTGACGTGTATGAGTTTTACAAAAGAACGCTCCAATCGGAGTTGGACCGTCAAACATAAACAACCCATCTTCATTCAGGATACCACTGGTATGTCCTGGAAAGGCATCCAGTATCTCCGCTTTATTCGGGAGGTCTCCGGTCTTGTGCTGCATAACAAGGCTCTGATCCGTGTTTGCGTAATAGGACATAAGCTTCGTCTTATTCTCCAGAAACCAGGTCGTATTGAAGAGTCCAGTCGTCTTTGAGTATCTTGGTAATAGCTTGACGTACGAGTCGCAACTGGGCAATTTCTGCTTTATCTGCTCCCAGAATCCAGGCATGATTTCACACGTGTCGTGCATATAGAAGAAGTGAGTGTACTTCGATAATCTGGACACACCTGCTCCGTTCTGCGTGAAATACACGGAAGCGTTGTAATCAACGTTAGTGTACCTGCAGAAGACGATGTTATACTCCCCGTTGAATGTGATATCCGTATCCTCCGGAGACTCTCCAATAACAACGAATATATCAGACGCAGGTACACCACCTATCTTGGCGCTCTCAATCAGCCTGGGAATTGTAGTGGTGTAGAACTTATAGCAACTAGTGATGACCAATGCACTGATCATCATTAGTGGTTACGTTGCAATTACACGTAAGCGACATTTACTCCTTCTTGAAGTGCACCTTCAGGAAGCTCTGCAGGTTCAGGTACGTCACCTCATCCTTGTCCGACACGCGCAGCAGGGTCGCGAGTGCGGCGTTGGGGAGGATACGACGCTTGAAGTCCTTGTCAAAGCACCCGTGGCTCTTCACGTAGTCGGCGATGAACTTCGTCACCTCCGTCTGGGAGCGCTTGGAGCCCGCCGTGGTGCCCATGAACACCGCGAGCTCGTCGCTGATGGGGCGCTGGCGGAGGAAGGCGTTGTTCGCGCGGCGGGCATCATAGGCAGCGCGCGCCTCGGGGGACAGCGTCGCGGGGTCCACCTTCACCTTGCGCTTGGACTCGCGAGCCTCACGCTTCACGGCCTTGGAGGTAGCCACCACGTCCGCGAGGAGAGTGCGCGTAGAGGCGAGCACCGCCGTCTGGAGCGCGCGCACACGGGTCTGGAGATCCGTCAGGATCGCCTCCACACCACGGGTCTCGGCGGGGGAAGCCTCCACCACGGCGGGCACGGCGGGGGCGGCAACGGTAGGCACCACGACCTCTGCCTTGGCGGCAGGAGCCTTGCGAGCCTTCTTCTCGGCTGCAGGAGCCGCGGCGGCGGGTGCAGGTGCGGCGACAGGGGTAGGAACGATCTTCTTCGTCTCGGACTTCTTAACAGGAGGCATGTTTGCTTTAACGGTAGAAGTGGATGCAGGCATTTTGAACGCGCGGGTATGATCCTTACCTGTGGCGCCTATGTAAATCACTTTACCTGAGCAATGTCTGGTGGCGTGCCGAGGCGATGAAGAACGCAATGTCCGGCGTCGATCTATCCTGCAAAAGGATCGGGCCGACCGACCTACACATATGAAGTGGTACATGCATGGTATCATCAATCGCACGTTGGTAGATCCGTCTCGCGTGTGACGCCATTTGGACCCGAAAGCGGCGTGAAGGAGTCTCAAGCGACCACCCCGTCAGTATTCGTGCAAATATCTCCATGAAGGCGTACATCTGCAGGCGTGAGAGCGTATTCCAAGACTCAGGGTGGAAGTCGTCGTACCCATGGTCCATCATGAACTGATAGATCAGAACAAAGTATGCCTTGCGATATGACTCGGCAGTCTCCTTCAGACCGTGAGTAAAGGGCAACCGGTTTCGCATACGATATGCCAGCAAGTGTCGGATTCGTGCTCTCGCTTCATCGGAAAAGGGTTGACGTGAATACGGATTGACCGGTGTCAGTTCGGTACGGAACAACTGCAGAATACTCGGAACCGACATCCACCAAACAGAGGTCCCTTCCGACCACCCAAAGTACTCTAACGGATGCACAGACCCTTTGGAGTCAAAGGTCACCAACTCCTCGTCGTTGATACATGCCTTGCGTGATAGAACACCGGGACCTGCCCATCTCAAAAGTCGCTTGACCAAAAAGCGTCTCACCATGGACTGCAGCAGAATAACAGTGTCCAAGTAGGTTCGGGATGGCGCCCATCGGATTGGCGTCTTGACCTTCGAGTGTCTCCCGCAGTAGTCAGAGTTCAGAACAGCATCGGCTTTGCACTGTTCGGGAGACCCCTTCTTCTTGATTGACATGCATCGTCCCATTGTGTATGGTCTCCGAAATCCGTACAATCTGGAAACGTGAGGTAAAATGGATCTGCCCCTGGACACGCAGAATATCCCACACACACAAGATGACGACTATTGCTCCTATCGTGAATGTTCGCAACATTGATATCAACAAGGTGACCTTCTCTGAGCCCCGCAAGAATGCAAAGGGCGGCACGTCCGTGCAGATCCGTTACGACGGACAGAACTTCCAGCTTCGCATCCCCAAGATGAAGTATCCTGGCGGCGTGTTTGTGCGCGAGGACGACAAGACTGGTAAGGTGGAGTACAAGCTGATTGGCTCCCTTCCTGGCTGTGACCCTTACAACCAGAACCGTGCCGATGCCGATGCAGGTGACTTCGGCAAGCTGTACAACTTCCTGCATGACCTTGAGGAGAAGCTGATTGCGTCTGCAGTGGCAAACAGCCCCAAGTGGTTCGGTAAGACTCGCTCAGAGGCTGGTGTGCGTGACAGCTTCAAGCAAATCCTATCCGTTTCCTCAGACAAGGGTCCTGATGGTAACCGCGTGCCCAATGGCAAGTATCCTCCGAGCTTCTCAGTGAAGATTCCAGTCTACGATGGCGATGTAAAGATGAACGTGATTGATGCAACAGGTAACCCTGTAAACATGACAACCGACAGTATCCCGACTGTCTTCCCAAAGCGCGTAGAGGCTAACCTGGTGATTTCGCCTAGCATCTACGTGGTGAATGCCAGCTTCGGTATCAGCTGGCGTGTGGAGTATGCACAGGTCTTCCAGACGGAGCGCATCAGTGCGCGTTCCGTGTTCATGGATGACGATGTGCCTGAGGAGGCACCTCCGGTGAACCGGAATGCCTTTGAGGACGATGTGGATGATGCACCGACGCATCCTAGCGTGCCTCAGCCTACACCAGAGCCCCCACCGGCAGCCGCTGTGGTTCCTGCGAGCCGCCGGAAGCGAGCTATAGCGTAGACCAAACAATAGACGCCTCTGGAGGCGTATAAACAATACAATCTTCATCCACAAATAGCACCTTGAATGGGTCAGGGTAATCCTGCTTTTCCATTTGGGGTGTTACCAGTCTCCATTGGCCGCGCAGGAAGAAGATACGCAACCTGTCAATGTCCGTGATCTGGTTTTCTATGCAGTAGTCGTACACATGACTCGGCATACGAGTCCATATGGTCTCTTCCGTAGACGTCCATCCCTCTTCCTGAAACAGACTCGCAAAGGGACACTCGTAGAACCACAGGACATGGAAGGTTGAGTGGTCTGCACAGGAATGCTCAGCAACACCAATGCGCTCTGAGGTTTCACTATACAGCCAATACACATCTGCGTGGGTATACTCGGGATCCTGGGTGCCTCGAAAGACTTCCAACCCCCCGTAGTTCCATGAGTCAGCCTCAATGTCGTAGTCGTGAGATGCAATGCCTTTGTTTACGGGGTATCGTACAGTCGGATCAATCCGGGACTCCATTATGAAAACGATATCTTGCATGGAACCTCATGCAAACGCAGACTCTTTGTAGCGGCCCTGGAAAGCTCGTGGCGCTTACGACGACCGGCTGGCTTCTCACCGGGGTCCACCGCCGATGCAGCCTCCATATCGGAGTGCACTTGGTCGTAATTCGCATCCAGGTAATCCAGTACCTCGTCCTGAATTGCCCACTCGAAGAAGTTGAGCTGTCCCACAGTCGTATCAATACCGTTGAAGGACGTCTTCTTCCACCGACAGAAGGGGTCAAACATCTTTTTGCTGTATGCCTTGAGGTGTGATTTGTAGGAGAGGTACACATTCACGTATCGGTCATCTTTCGTCTTGTATGCCACATCCTTCTTCTTTGCGTAATTGGTCACAAGCCAGTCTAGGAGACGCAATGAGATCCGCGAGTCTCCACGCAGAATTCCACAGACACGTTCAAAGTTGGGGGAGGTCGTATAAAATCGTTGAAGGCGGTGCAGAACCCATTGTTCCTTGGTTTGGATAGTCTCCATTTCCACTTCTGTGTGTCAGCAAATGGAAAATGGTTTTCCGGCTTCCAACGTAAGCATGTCTCAGATGGAGGAACACTTTCAAGTCTTTCTCAAGACCAACTACTGGAACGGAAAGCACGTACGGGCTCAGATGAAGAAGTATGCGATCCTTACGCGCCGACTGGGTGGGACGTACTCCAAGACACTCAAGACCCTGCAGAGAAGCTGGACGCGGGAGACAGGGAAATACTGGACGCGGGACAGGAACATTCGGCGTGTCATTGAGTTGTACGGTCAAGAGGAGCAGCGCACGGATGCTTGGCACGCCAAGCGAGGGGGGATGATTACTGCATCGGAAGTGGGGAGCATTGTGGAGGGGACACCGTCACAGAGGCATGAGATTCTAGTGCGGAAACTGACGCCGCGTACGGAGGAACCCCAGAGATCCTCCTCTCTGACCAATCCACTGGTATGGGGAACCAAGTTTGAGCCGATTGCCAAGCGCATCTTTGAGAGGGATACCAATTGCAAGATCGTAGACGTCTCATGTGTTCAACACAAGTCCATCCCCTTTCTTGGTGCATCTCCCGACGGCATCATCAAGTGTCCTGACGATCGAGAACGCCACAATACCCTGGTGGAATTCAAGTGTCCGATTTCACGCAATATTGGCGGTGAGGTTCCGCGCAGTTATTACCACCAGATGCAGCTGCAGATGTTGTGTACGGGAGTCGATGAGTGCGAATACGTTGAGTTCAAGTTCAAGCTGGCCTACTACACTGAGTGGAAGGCATATGAGGGGACCAAGGGGATGTTCATGATCTTTGACGATGGAACCATCGAAGAGTGGATGGATCAGGGTGTACAGCCGGAAGACGCGAGGTGCGCCTACTGGTTGTTACTGGGAGTCCATCGTGACCTTGTCACACTGCAACCGGACTGGGTTGAGATGCACTACAAGAAACTGGACGAGTTCTGGAAAGAGGTTGTCACGCACCGGGAAGCAGGGACAATGCCAGACAAACCGGGACTGCTGAAGATTACCCTTTAGACCACCACACCCTTCCACTGGTTGATCTGATCTTTTCCAACCTGACCCCTCATTTCGGGGTAGTCTATCGGACCCGGAGTAAAGTGGTTTGTCACCTGCTGATAGGACGAATCTTCGAGCGAAACAGTACGCTGGACTTGGGACCGGTCAATCTCCGGGATAAATCCCTCCCGAGACGTCCAGAGCATTCCGACCAGGATGAGAATAGCGACAGCTAGAGACACGTATACCGGCAGAAACTTCATTGTAAAAACGGAAGGAAAGAATCGTAACGAACTACAAGCATACTATGGAAAGCCGTGCTCTTGAAACTCTCCAAACGATTCTGGGACGTCGTGGGCTGCAGACGAATGTCACCCACATTGGAGATCACACCTATACCATCGGAGACCAGACGGTTCTCTTTCTGGAGGGTGCGAATCCATCCAAGACTGCAATTGACAAGACATTGGAAGAGCACCCCAAGAACTTCATCCTCGTCTTGAGTGCACCCCCATCCGAATCCATTCGGGCTCATATGCGCACACGTGCGTCCGAGCCTATCCAGTTGTTCCACCTTGAGCAGCTACAGTTTGACATCATGAGCCACAAGAAGTACGGGTTTCCGTGCCGAATCCTACCGCCTGACCAAAAGGCAAACCTTATGCAGACGCTCCGTATCACGGGGTACCGCCAGATTCACCGCATTGGGTACGATGATCCATATGCGTTGTATCTTGGAGCCAAGCCAGAGGATGTGATTGAGTTTGACATCCCGTCAGAAGCCGCTGGATGGTCAAAATCGTACAGCTATGTCGTAACAAATATCGAGGAGGTATAATGGACGACCCGAATACGTTTAACAGCGTTTTGCAGGAGTACAAGGATGCGTATATCCGCGTCAATATGGCTCGTTCCGATCCGAATGCGCTGGATGGCCCGCGAAATGCCGTCCTGGACCAGATAGACCGGCTGCAGAAGATGGTCAATTCTGAAAACGAAGAGATACAGGGGTTCGCAGATAGCAATCAGGACAAGAAGGCAAAGATAGAGCAGACTGCCTTTGAGGCGAATTCGTTGCGAGCTCGGATGGAGAGCGCGAAGGATAACCTAGAGGTCGTATCCCGATCCTTTGGAGACGTGTCTGTCCCCGACTGGACTCCGATGTATACCCGTATTCAGATTCTTGGCGGTCTTTTCATTGCTGTGATCGCGGTACAAATGATGAAACCGAGGACATACTAAGCGGGGGCATAGCCGGGCTCAGAATTGCTGAGCGAAAGAGAAAGATAACCACAAGGACGATTCCGATCAGCAAGGCAACCATGTAGGCCGCAATCGTCCAATCACTCCGGGTATTCAAGAACACCGCCTGATCATAGATACTCTGGAGAACCTTCTTCTCCCCTTCTGATTTCCGAATCGTCTTGATATCGTTCTGAATGCTCTTGAGTTCTTCCAGGAGCTGTATGCGCAGGGCTGATATGTCGTACTTATTTTCGGCCTTGGCCACCAACTGGGTCATACTGCTGACGGTAATACTCATCTGACGGTTCATATCAACAAGGTTATCGCTGTATGCCTTCATTCTCTCCGGGTCCTTCTCCGCCAGTGCCAGTTTCAGGACGCGCTTGTATTCCTTCTTCTGATCTGCGTATTCCTTGAGGAAGTACTCCATGTTCTGCTGTGCAGAGTTTGGGTTCGGCACTTCCATTATCTTCTGACGTGCAAACAAAATGCCATCCTTTTTTGAGCTAAGTGGGACCAGTGGTGGACGTCGTAATCAGGTGGGGGATATTTCAGATTTCACTCGTTTGCGCCGCGTTATAGCAGAGTCGGCTCCGTACATCAATTCAAGGCCCAAGTCCGGGTGGAACGGGTTGACTAACGTTACTTCGGCGCGTGTCCTGTTTCCGTCCATAGGTTTCTTCCGCAAGCAGTTCCCGAACGCGCAATAGGAAACAGTTTATAACGGGGTAATAAATGCCCAATCCGTTATTCGGGCGGATACTTGACGCATCTGAATTTACGGAACTATCCCGTCGTTCATTTGGGCAACGCGTGACGCCGTTCTACCGGACGGACCGAACACTATACTCAAGATACCCGAATGATCCACTTTATTTCGCATATCGCGACAAGATTGCTTACGAGGAGAGTCTGATCCTTGGTCAATTGATTTCGGATTGGAGTATTGGGACCCCTGCAAATTGGGAGATTACCATTCCATCTATCACGCATAAACGGAATGCGGGACCCGATACGTTGCGGACTGTGTCTACATTTTACCATTGCTCGTTCTCGTTCCGAATCCCGGCTGGTTCATCACCCTCACTGTACGCAGGAGTCTACAGCGATGCCGGTGCAGTGTTCAGAGTGCGCCGGACTGACGCCACGACGTGCGTGTTTGAATACGGATTGCTTACGTATACAACGACTGTATCTGCATCGGATCTGATAACGATTCTCGTAGCAAAAGACGTCGTAACCCTACTTGTTAACAGCGCCGTACAGGGTACTCCATATGATATCCTTCCGGGAGAGATTGGTCCATACTATGCTCAACTCACATCGTCGGCTCTGAATGCAACGCAGGCTATCGTTGACTACTCGTTTGAGCTTGTCCCCATTCGGTGGTGGACTGTGACGGGATTTGTTAAGAACAACTGGGTGCTATCAAAGGTTGGAGCTCTTCATACGAATGGAGACCCAGCCGCTGCCGTGTGGTACAAGCCATATACGTTCCGTAGACAGTATACGTTCACACCCACCATAACGACATATGGAACGCTGCAGGTTGGATTGACATCGGATGCATCTAGGACCGGTACGTCGGCGTTAAATGGAGTCAATATCCGGTTTGCGAACATCGGAGGGGTTGCACGGGTTTCATGCGATGCTGGACCAGGATACCTTTATACGAAAGGAGAGCAGTTTACGATACGGTATGATGAGTACGCTGTGATTACGGTTTTCAAGGGTGATATGGTAATCGCGTCTATACAGACATCTGGTCAGCTCCTCTCTTTCTACGTGGTTTCTGCCGGGGTCGGGGAGGGTATTTCGTTGTTTTCGTTTGGTCCTACAACGTCGCAGATGTTCATCCCGGACTTGTCGGAGCGAACATCCTTTTGGAGTTTGGGAAGCAACAGTGCGATATTGACAACGTCGGAAAGGGCGTCTACTGCACATACGACAGAGACGATTGTATACCCGTATACTGAATTCTCAATATCAGTTGGGTCTCCCATAAACCAATCGACTCGTGCCTTTCTGACGAACTCGAATGGGACGAAGATTGTTGGAGCCAATTATACGTCGGATGGTGCAGGGAACCTTACCATCGTTTCGTCATACTTGAGTGCACGTACAGACACGTTCACGGTATCATACTCCCGTAATCTAAAGGGATTTTTTGGGGTGAGTGGATCGTTCGTGATCGGAGGAACACTGTCGGGTGGAAATCTACTTCGTCAGTATCTCGTCACACGCATTGCCCCGGCATCTACACCCTTGAGTATTGGGCTGTTTTCAGGCGGACGGGGGACCGGAATATACAACGTCCTCTTCAACTCAGACTCTTCCAAAGGCCCTCCGTTTTGGCAGGCTTTGACAAATACCCTATCGTATTGGATCCTGACGGGGACCAGTGCAATCCTCAAGGATGCTGTAGATGAAAGCTCGGTTCGCACGGTGGACGCCATCCCGTATTCATACGTCGAGTTTTCGGTGTCGAAGGACAACACATATAGTCCAAACTTTTACCTTGGTCTGACTCAAAACAGCGGTGGGAATGCGAGCTTTTATGCAACCTTTGATAATACTCCTGGTCAATCAGGATTCGTACGCGCTGCACTTCAGACACCGGGGGGCAGTGCATCATACGATTACAGGTATGCCCCGGGCCAGATCACATTTATGCAATTAAGCAGTGGATTCACGTTGATGGGGACTCTGTCGGGGGCCAGTAGTGTTGGAGAGGTTCGGGTACCGTACTCTATTAGCAACGAAACGTACTTCTTTCTGGACGCAGAGGGTGAAAAGGACGGTATAACGAACCTCTTGTTCAACGAAGACGCATCCAAAAACCACATAAACTATCGCGGAGTGTGGACTGCGAGTTATGGTGTTACTAACATCGCCTCCAATTGGTCTATCCAACTAACGAGTCCTTACAGAGTCTTGGGGAATACGACTGTAGCCGACAGTGAGATCTACACGATATCGTCGTACCCAATTGGGACTACGTTTGAGATGTCGGGTATCAGTGGGTTTACAACTGCATCGAACAAGGCACTCATGGCGGGGCTTGTTGATTACAGTGTTACATCACGGCCCAATGTACAGTTCTTCTCGAACACAATTAGCGTTGGCGGGACTACATACTCGAACATGGTCCTATCCAATCTCAAGGTGTACACGACCGCCAGTTACAGTCCATATGTTGATGCATACTTGTACCGAACCCGTATCATAGATACTACGAAGGGAGTTGTCCTAGTTGATGATTACGACTTCTCTGGTACGTATAGCGGTGGTAATGTCAATGCTGCTATTCGCGCATGTTCAAATTCGGGTCTAGGCGACTTTACGCTGACAACAAATCCCACTCCGTTCTTCAACACGATACAAGGATGGGGAGATACCTGGGGGTGGACTGTCTCTAGTAATGGTATACGCTCAGACATATCATTTGACTCAAGTGTCACCACCGCATCGAACAGGATCTTCAAACCGATTTTGGGGGCGTCTGCGACATTCTTCTACGATTACGTGGTAGTGAACAACAGTTACACTCCTGGTATCACAGACTCGAATCATCTGACAGTTGGGTTTGCTTCGTCTGGGAACGTGTTCACAACGGGTCCGTACATAACGATATGTCTTGACACAGTTGGTGGAACGTATACGTTTGTGGGGTACGACCAAAACGATCTCCCGAAATACCAGTGGTCATTCGTGCCTACCGTAAACGAAAACCTCCAGCTAATTTGGTACAATGCAAGTGTTGGGTTCGCAACTGTCAATAAAACGACTGGATACGTCACGAACTTTGCTGATATTGAGGTCCCGCCAAGCACGTACGATAGCGTCTTTGTACAGGCATCAAGTACCAAGATGTTCAATTACACAGTGAGCAAGCAAGAGGCTACGTCTATAGCATACCCGTCGTTCACGTTAGACCCAACAGATAACCAAGACAACACATGGACGAATCAGTGCAGTGTAACAGTACCGCGAGTCCCACCCGGACTCACCGTAACTAGCTATACGATCGGCGATGGTACAACATCGTATACGCTCAACATGAGTGGTCAGTACAACGGTTCATCGGACATTGACTTTACTGTCACATCAACGTATCCAACTACGTTCACGTATACACTGACTGCATACTATAAGGATATCTTTGGAGTCGAACAGACCAATGTTGCGACGAGTTCCGTGACCCAGCCGCCCCCGTTTCCAGGTAACCTAATAGCTATCAGTAGTCCGGGACCAAACCAATTGTACATTAGCTGGGATGCTATCCAGAATTGGTTCAACGCTATCAACTCATATAACGACGGAACGGTAACGAGTAGCCAACCGTATGTATCGTCAAGTCCACAGAATTATGATGACACGTTCACGTATGACCCGTCCAAATCCGGAAAGCCAGTTACGCTTACACTTACGATCACCTATTACGACTACAACAATGGTCTCAACTCGGCAACATTCACTGTACCGACCACGATACCGTAAACTAATCCCAGATATCCACAATGGAGCTCTACAAGCAACTCACATCCACCATTGATGACATCTTCAAAACACAGCTGTCGGGATCCGTCAATTGGCGGTCAGTACCCGGTCAGATGGTGAAGGTGTCATCATCTGGCGCTGGGTATACGTGGGGTCTGAACGCTGTCAATCAAGTATACTACTGTGTGGAGCCATGTACCGGTGCATGGCAACAAAAGCAAATCTCTGAGAGCCTCAAGATTCTAGACATCACCACCGATATACAGAACGTCTACGTCCTGGTCTTTGATGGCAAAAAGCACGTGGTGTACAGTACATCTGCAGATGGGTCCGGTCAGTGGTCAACTCCGGTTCAGGCACCGGACGATTCTACGACGATCGTAGCTACCACCAATGATGTATACGTAGACAGTCAGCGCGGCGCATTCAAATGCAAGTCACCCTGTTCACTCCCATCGTGGACCCCCATCGTAACACAGTCTGTCAAGTTGGAAGGCGACTGGGCTCGGTTTCCCATGGTTGGCCCAAATGATGGAAAGACGAAGGGCAAGATTACGACGGGGGACATGAAGGGAAAACTCGGACAGAAGGTCATCGTGTCATCCGACTTCAACCCTAATGCGTTTCAGGTCAGGCTTACGTCAGCTAGCTCTCGGTATGCATACGGCGTTGATGCGGAAAACAAGGCGCAGATGTACTTCAATGGAGACTGGCGAACCATCAAGGGTCTTGAGAAGTATGATGTAGCGTCCGTGTCGGGGGAGATTGATTCCACCGCGATCTATGCAATTGATACAGATGCGAGGTTACTGCGTTGCGAGGCGCCGTGCGAATCAGTAGACGATGTGAAAGAGATAGGAACACGGGGTGCAGCACCGAATCCCGACGATATCAAGCAGGTCTCCATCAACCCTCATTCGCTCCAAGTGTGGAACCTGTCGCAAACCAGTGGTGCGGGTACGGGTGGCTTCGGTATCTTCAACCGTATGGATGGTGTTCCGACGGATTTACAGAACAACTTGAGACCCCTTGATCACGACCGCGACAATGCGATCGTTGACATCCGCGCAGGATACAATCGAGCACTCAATGCGACTGTAGTGGGCCAGGAGATGGCAAAGACAACGAATGAAGTCAAGAATGCACGTCCGCGAAAGTTGCCTCAAGAGGACCCGCGTCTTCTGCGTCGGTCTCTGGATTTTGAGACGGCTCGGAAACCGATCCTCCTTCTTCAGATAGCATGTGGTATCGTATTTGGAATCCTGCTCGTTCTCTTCCTCTTACCATCCCCGTTCTCCACTATAGTTGCCTTCCTTGTTGCGTGCCTTGGGGGTGCTGTCATCATATCCTTTTCCACGTCATAGGTAATGGATAACACCGTACGTGTTCAGCAGTTGTTCAATGAGATGCAAGATGCTGAACGCAACAAAGACATAGATCCCATGGCCTACACAAAGGCTCGTATCGCGTACAATACGGAGACGAAAGGACAGTCGTGGATCGCAGAAGAGGAGGCACGAATTGGAAAGGAGGCTGATGCGACGATAGCTGGATGGAAGGTCCAGTTTGATGCCCTGAAGGGTCTTCAGAATACGCACTTGACCAATCTGAACATCGTTCGGGGAGCCACGCAACAACAAGCAGAACTGGATGATGATCTGTCATTTGCGGTCAACGAATTGGATAAGCGGATTCAAGGTGATGAAGACAGTGCGAATCTCAAGTCTCGAAATGCCTATTTGTTATCGGGACAGACGGGTCCTACACCCTGGGTCATGAATATCTTAGACGGAATGATCGTGCTTCTTCTCTTGTACGTCATCTACCTGCTGTATAGCTATCTAGCTCCTCGGTGGGCACTGACGGGGGCTATCATCGCTGCTCAGGCCCAATCAAAGGCTGCTAATGCACTCCGGCAGGCAATAGGTGTCAATCTGAACCCACAGGCCGCTCCACCTCGAACGACCTTTTTGTGAGTACTAAGTAATACGATGTGGGCTGCATTAGTCCTCATACTCTTGCTGCTTATCGTGATGTATACCATCAGTTTATGGAACGTCACGGAAGGCTTTGATAACAAGAAAGGGAAGAGCGTCATCCTTTCGGACCCCGATGAGTACTATGATGACTTTTACGCGTCCTTCTATGATGCACTCTGGCATACTCCGGATAAGCTGAGTTACGAGAGGGCATCGTTCCGCGAGATCCTCTTGGATGGTAAGGACAAGACGGAGTTATCGGTTCTAGACCTGTGCTGTGGTACGGCACCCCATGCATGCTGGTTTTCCGAGGCGGACATCAAGTACACGGGTCTTGACAAGTCGGAAGGGATGTTGGACAAGGCCCGAACCAACTGTCCATCGGCCAAGTTTGTGAAGGGAGACGCTCTGCAGCCTTCCACATTTTCCCCCAAAAGCTTCACGACCGTTCTGGTCCTGCAGAATACCATATACCAGTTCCAGAATCCCAAGGTTATCGCCGAGAATGCAGCGTACTGGTTGGAACCCGGGGGGTACTGCGTGGTCCACGTCATGCACCCCAATAAGTTCGACCCCGTCTTAGAACTTGCATCTCCCTTCGCAGCCTTCTCTCTGCAAAAGTACTCCGATAAGCGGGTGGTGGATAGTGAGGTCTACTTTGATCAGTTCAAGTACCAAACCAAGTTCAAGAAGAAGGAAGGCGATGACGATGCAGAGTGGAACGAGATCATCACGTATTACGACCCGGAAAAGCATGAGGGCGTCAAGTACCGCGAACAGAAGCAGTCATGGACGATGCCTTCCATTGAGCGTATCACGGAGATGTTCAAGAGCACTGGCTTTGTCTTGCGGGATACAGTTGATCTTGTCAGCTGCGGTAGGGAGTACCAGTATCTCCTGTACTTTCAGAAGTAATGGAGATACGAGATGCTCGGTCTTTACGGGATTTCCAGAAGAGCACCTTTTCTGGACATCCTCGTGCACACGTTTGTAAGGTTCTCTTGAAGGCGATTGAGTTAGGACATGCTGATTACGCCTGCTACTGGACTCTAGAACTCTTATGTTCGGGGCTGGTGCATACCATCTGGAATACGCTGTTTCAAGGAGCGGCTCTCTATGTGAACAGAGGAGCCCCCAACGTGTTTCCGTATATCGCCAAGACCTTTGAGACCTATATGCCGTTAGAGGCAGCCTACAGTTTGGACAACATTCTAACCATTCGCAACAATCCCGATGTCCGGAAAATCATCTGTCAAGTTGCGGCTACCATCGCCCAGTGTCGCAAGAACAAGCTGCCTTCCTTGCCCACTATCAAACCTGTTCACGATTTTCATCCGGTTACCATTCAGGAATCCTTGCGGGCTCCTTCAACTCTCTACGGCAAAGAAGTGCTTCTCCTGCAAGATCCGTATTCACTTGCAGTGTCCACCAATGAACTCTGTTATTCCCTGAAAGCCGACGTGCGGGATCTGTCTCGATGCATGTACTGGATTGCGTGGACGATTGCATTAGCACGGGAAACCAAGAAGGCAACCAAAGAAGGATTCCTGGTAGCCCCCCGCCCGAATGACTATGTATCCGAGGTACACTCTCGAGATCTGGTATGGCTCTTCTGGGAATGCGTCTTCAAACATGCAGCCCAAGCACGTCCCTATGTCGATACCCTCTTCAAGATGTATTGCCTGCGTTGGTCGCCATCGCTTCGGAAGGAACGTCAGCCACTCCTTCTTTGCGCCGTTTCCTTGGTCTGCGACGCCCCCAGTTTGGATACGACGCCTGTTTCAGGGTCTACGATGCAGACAGAAGCCTTGCTGAACCAAGTTCCCCAGTGGTTGGATGCCATACAACGAACACAGCAGACATTTTCGGTACAGTAAGAAAATGACGAAGCTACTCGACCTTCGCAAACTGCAAACTGCGCTCATAGCGGCTCTTACGTTTTACATCGTGAGCAGTCCCATCACATACGGAGTCACTCAGAAGCTCATTGGAGACTGGGTGTATATCGCCGACCATACGGGATCCCCGACGGGTCCCGGTCTGTTCGTACATACGGCTATCTTTGGTGTGATAACCTACCTGATGATGCTTGCGTATTAAAACGGATCTTTCGTTTTCAGGTAAAATCAATACTACACTAAAATGACGTTCATCCCTACTTTCAATGCGTCTTCAGTTGCTGCTATCATCGGTAAGAATCCTTACAAGAAGCCTTACGAGGCTATGTACGATGTGTTCGTCAAGGACTCTGTCTTAGCGGGCAAGATGCGTCTATTGAAGACAAAGCACTCGTTTACTTCACAAGACGAAATCCAAAGCGCCCTACAACGTATTCCAGAGGTGCGGCAGATTATAAACACTGCAATCACAGCTTGTGAAACCACACAGAACATTGACAAGGTTATCCACCAGGCCGAGGAAGAAATACATGCAGTTGCGACTGTTTCACTTCCAAAGATCTTTGGCAAGCCTGCCGCTCCAGCTGAAGATTCGGATGAGGATGAGGATGAGGATGAGGATGAGGATGAGGATGAGGATGAGGATGAGGATGAGGATGAGGATGAGGATGAGGATGAGGATGAGGATGAGGATGAGGATGAGGATGAGGATGAGGATGAGGATGAGGATGAGGATGAGGATGAGGATGAGGATGAGCCTGCTCCAGCAGTTCCGGAAGAGGTCCGCCGAGCTATCATCAAGGAGTGTGCTTCTGCTATTCAGAAGCAGCGTGGACTCCGAAATGAGAACGCAATTCTCAATCAGTACGAACAACAGACGAATACTGTTGTGTCAGAGCGTAATACCCGTACGATGATGAAGACATACAATGGCTACCGACTTTCTGGGCGCACCGATGGATATGTTTCGAGTCTGAATCGCATCGTGGACAGCAAGGAACGTAGGGTCTACTGGGGGGCGGTACCAGTGTACGACGAGATTCAGCTGCGCGTCTACATGGAGTTGATGGACTGCCCAGAGTCTGAGCTGGTGGAACGGTTTCCCAATGGAACCACTCGCAACACCATCTTCAAGCGGGATCCTGAGCAGTGGGCGGTGATCCAGGCAGGACTTGCGACTGCTACACAGAAGATGATCAGCGCTGTAGATGATGAAGCCATTCTGCTGGACATTCTTCAAGCAAAAATGATTACGCTTACGAATAAGGCGTTCTGATAAAGAAATGCGAGTCCGGATCATTCCTAATCCTGAAATGACCGGTGAATCATATACAACACAACTCTTGTGGACAGACCGTGGAATGATTGATGTGCACAAACGTATCATCCGGCAGATGTCGTCAACCGACGGCGTTTTGTCTTTCAGTTATGCCCCCTTCACTGGCAGCGTGTCCAAGGTATACCACTCGGAACCCGCTACAATTACGGTCTACTCAAATACGATGTGGAGAGAAGAGACTCCCGAGTCCGACATCGTCTACGAACGGTTCTAAAATGGAACCGACTTCCGACATTCGAGTGTGAACATACTAAAATGTCGTACTATCAGACTGTTGTCAACGTGCCTAAGGTCGGAGATGCATTCTATACCATCGAGCACCGTCCGATATGCCCCCTTCCCCAAAGTAAATGGCTGGACAAGTCCAGCTTTGAGATGGAAGTCGAGAATGGACTCATGCGATGGGAGGCAACGGGACTCATTGCAGAGTCGGGTCCGGTCTCGCGCTTCTGGATTCCCAAGCCTACAATCGCGGATGCTGTGAAGAACCCCTATGGTCCTATCTGTACCTTTACACAGTTCCATTCCAATGGAAGTGTCACTGCCAGAATCCACGATGTCAAGTACTTCTGGGGCGCGTAAACAAACCAGGTTCTCAAAGAGCCCTAAAGTATAAATGTGGTTAGGAGATGTCGTAACCCTTGCTACGGGAACCCTGATTGTCCTTGTTTTGATTCACCTTGCTGTCTTTTGGGTGACGTCTATCAAGACGGCACAGCCTACCGTGGTGTACATGCAGCCCCCTCCGGCTCAGGCTTTCGTGCAACCGCCGGAATTACAACAGACGGCTCATGTTCCCACGTTGGACCCCAAGCTTCAAGTGTCTGCACCAATGCCAGAGCTCCCCCGCCGACACGGCGAGTAAACAGTTTCAGACCTTCGGTGTCCCTGGATGGCTAACCTTTGCACCAGGTCCTGTCGTCATGTGGGTTCCTCGAGACGGGGCACCACAAGAGATATCAACTGTAGTTGATGAGCGAATGTGTTGCTCAACTGTTTTGCGTGTCGAACGTTTGGGGAATCGGTATGTGGCGGCCGATATGGTATATTTCAACGGCAGGTACGTGTGGGAAACACACACCTTCGCCCAGAGGTCTGTATGGCTGAAGCAGTTACTAGACGCCTTTCATACATCCGAACTTGCACAGATCATCCACAAGGACGACCTTGATCCTGTTCCAGTTCGTGGATGGGAACTCTATAGTAACTCGCCCGGAATGCGCGGTTCTTACGTCCCACTCCCGCAGATGGTTCCAACAAAGTGGATGCCGACAGAATCACCTGATATCTGGAAGAACTTGTCTGGAACTCTCTTGGAAGTAAAGACCCTAGAACTGCTGAAGCGACTTCGTAAGAATCCAATTGTACCGTCGCGGGTCTTGGAGGGTCGCGTAGAAATTCTAATGTAGTAGGAACAATACAAACATGCCGCCGAAACCGATAGGTCCGAAACAAGTCGCTGCGGTGCCAAGGGTAAGTGCTCGCGTTCAAGCAGCAAAAGATGCTGCGAATCTCAAGAGGGCAGCCCTCGCTGCGCAAAATCGGATTGCTAACAAGGAGAGGGCAGAACAGATCGCCACTATCATCTACGATAGCGTGGAAACCAGTATTGGTAAGTATCGTTCAGAGGGTAAGATGATGCGGGGTAATAGGGATGTCAGTGTTACAGAACAACTTAGAAGTGATGTCCGTGCCGCAGTGCGGGATTGGTACGATTCAGCGGAAGGTCAGAAATTCTTGGCAGACTATCCGATGAAGTACGGACAATTAAACGAAATGGTCGATGAGGTCGTTAACCAAGCCGGACCTGAGCTGGATCAAGAGATGAATGCTTCACAGGCACCTGCCGCACCCATGGCTCTTGCCCCCGCCGCACCCATGGCACCTGCAGCAGATGATAGTATGGACGCACTTGCGGGACTGATGCAAAACACTGGGTTGGGAAAGAGTGGTCGTCGTCGGTCGAAGAAGACCAAGAAGGGTGGAAAGAAGAAGAAGGGTGGTAGTAAGACTCGTCGTCGCCGTGCGTAAAATCTGGCGCAGGGATAAATGGATTCTCAACCGAAAGGACAATGTGGCGCTCGTCGTCATCGTAAGCAAACGGGGCGTGGGTATGGATTTGGTGAGCCAATCGCCGTCGGGGCTGCTGCATGGGTCCCCAATAACACGTCAGATGTAGGAGGGAAGATCGGCGGTCGTCGTCGGTCCAAGAAGTCCAAGAAGGGTGGAAAGCGTGGTAAGTCGGCTGGTCGTCGGCGCAAGACGTTTCGGGTCCGTGGTGGCGGCAGTATCGGGACGGTCGGGTATGGATACTCTGGGTCAGGCTCGCGTGGACTTGTGGATGCAACGGGTTATGTCGCGAACCCGCCCACTCCCAGCGGAGTATACCCGATGAAGTATACCAAGTGATGTTTCAATACATTTTCAGAGGAGATAGTAATCGTATGTCTTCTCCGAAAGTGAAACCACCTGCAACGGGCATCGGCAGTAAAGCATTCACGCTAGCTGTTCAGAAAATGGCGGCCAATGCAGCCGCTCCAGTCGTTGATTTGGGGAACATGGCCAATAACATATTGGCAAATCCCGCTGCAGGGATTCCACCTCTTCACCCAGGTAAGCCAAGATATCGTGCTCCTGTTATGGCTGCCGCAGCCCCTCCCGCTGCCGCAGCTCCTCCCCATCCCGCCCCATCTGCTCCGTCCCCTCCCCCAGCCCCTGCTCCTGCTCCAGGACAATCTATGCGTAGCTACGCTATCCAGCAGGGTATACTGCCAGTTCCATCGGAAGATTCTACAGATCCAGCAGCCTTGCTATACCAGGGTGCGTATGGGTGTGCATACCGGCCTCCATTGAAATGCGACGGAGAGGCTACAGCTAAGAAGGGGACTGTTACCAAAATTATGCTAAAAGAGGAAGCCGATAACGAGCTCATTGAAGTAGAAAAAATAAAGAACGTGGATCCAGACCAGAAGTACTTTGTATATGCAGCGAGGTCGTGCGACCGAACGATTCGCGTCCAAAACGCAGACTCAGCGGCTATTGAGAAATGTAAGGTTTTGAGTGATGTACCCAGCGACAACATCGCGAAAATGCTAGTCATGCCAGACGGAGGTGAAAACCTGGAAGTGTTTGTCAACAAGGCAAAGGTTGCTCCTTTGGATCTTGCTCGGATGGGGAAGGTCATTGCATCGATGGACAATCTATTCGAAGGGCTTCGGGTACTTCACGATGCAGGATTGGTTCATTTCGACATCAAGCTTCCCAATATCGTAATGAATAGTGAGTTCAAGACCCGGTTCATCGACTTTGGGTTGACACGATCGACGGATCCGATCAACTACAGAGATCCCGTATACAAAGCAAACTACTTTGCCTGGCCATTCCAAGTTCATTACCTATCGAGATCATTTCAGAATGGGTTTTATGCCCCACCCAATGCTGCAGCAGAACAAGGAGAATATATACGAGGACATGCGTGGAACCATCTAAGAGAAGTCAATATATGGAAACCAGATGCGAGGAATGACGATATGATATACCGAAAAATACCGGATGCAAGTGGGAAAATACAGACCTATTTCCCGGAGGGATTTGTGAAGAATGAGATCATTCTGTTCCGAAGTATAAACGCCGACCGGAAGAAGCTTGAATCTAACATCCTGATATCAACGGATGTATACTCTCTTGGACGCGCTCTGGCTATTTTCTACAGCGAGTTGACTGGCCACAAGCCAGTAGGCAATCCAATGCGGGTTGAGGCCATAAATTACCCAGATTTAGCCAATTTCTCACTTAGATGGTACACGTTAACCGAGAACATGTCGCACATCAGCCAGTGGAAACGATGGACACTTCAGGAAGCCCATAGCTACTTTAAAACGATGATACTCCCCGTCCTCCCTCAGAAGTTCGGCGCATCACGCAAACGGACGAAGCGTGGAAAGAAGAAGGGAGGACGCACGAGGCGTAAGCGTAATTTCCCTCGGGTAGGATAAATGGACACCTTGTTTGCAGGTCTCCTGATTGTGGCATCGTCGCTATACCTGATTCGTAAGAACCACGCGAACTTCATCACCTGGATTATCGTGGGTACTCTGCTGGGATACCATCTTCTGCGTCTGTCCTGGACGTTGGCTGCCCTTGCATCCGTGGGTCTCATTGTTCTCATCACCTGGCGTTCGTGCTCATACCACGTCGAGCGATTTGAGAACGAGTCCAAGAAGGATGAGAAGGATGCCCCCAGTGAACCCACTGCAAAGGACCCTCACGTGGATCTGGGAACCACTATCATGCATGCGTATCGCAACCTGTCGCCCGAACAGATATCCGGGATGCGAAAGGATACAAAAGAGTTGATGGAGCTTCAGAAGGAGCTCATGGGAACCCTGTCAGAGATGAAGCCGGCGATTGAGCAGGGTTCACAGATGCTTGCCAGTTTCCAGACGTTTTTCGGAAGCGGCAACCCGGCTGAGATGCTGGGGGGTGCTGTCCCAGCCCCGACGGCTCAAGCCAAGGCGTAGTTTACGAAGTCTTGCGCTTCTTCGTCTTGCGCTTCTTACCTCCCCGCTTTTTAGTCTTCCTTCGTTTCCGTCCGCCCTCTTCTTTATCATATGACGAAACCAACTTGGCTGTCTTAAGACCGTTTGCGTCAAGAACGACCTCGTATTGCTTGGCGCCCTGTTGATTGTTAGTTATATAGTCGATTCTGTCGCCAACATCATACGTGTCGGGATCCTCACGTATTTTAGTATTGACGTCCTCCCCTTCCCATACCATGTGTCTTTGCATCTTGAGCTTTACGCAGATTATTTAGTACCCTGTGGCGTTTCTGGTCGTACATCCCAAGGCGTAAGCGCTCCATCGCATCGGCATACACATATACGTGATACTTGGGGTCGTTGCAGGAGATAAAGGGTCCTCCAAACAACTTTGCGACAAAGATCCATTCTCGAGCATGACTACGGAGGACCTGGTAGCGGATCCACTTCCTCCATGTCTCTACGAACCGATATCCTGCCGACAATAACGTAAACATTTTTGGGTATTCTCCGAAGACCAAAAATAGGTACAGTATCACAGGTTGAATAATCATATCGTTAAGAAGCAGAACCCAGTCAAGCCACGACTCGGGTTCCAGAACTGACTGCAGCTGCACATACTCCTCCGCAAGGGGGAACGTTGGGTTTTGCGGTATCATCTGCTATTACCAGTCCTTCACAAGAAAGCTCTTGTAGACCGAACGACTTGTGGTCAACGTACATGAGGGTTCCGAACCGAGAGTTTGGAGCAACAACGTGAATGAGTTCCTTGCGAATGTGATTTCCAGGCACCACGTACTCGGACATCTGTTGGGTCAAGTCTACCGTCTCGTCAGATAACTTGCGGTACCCAATCCACATCCAGGGAGCCTTGACGTGTGTCGCGAAGGGAGAATCCGTATGCTCTTTGTATGTGGATCCGCTGTACTGGACCCACGATTTCTTCAGAATACCATTGTCAACTGTATCGATGACCACAGTACTCGGAATCCCGTCCCCATCGTACAGAGTGTAGTTGGCGGTCTTAACCTGCCGAGTCCGTACGATCCCGTCGCCCCTCCAAGCACGCTTTGCGCACATTAGAGTGGAGATCACTGAGCGAATCACGAAGACACCAAACGTAATCAGATCGCCCTTAATGTCCATATCATATGAATGCATTATCACTTGATCTCATCTGACGCAGCGGGGACGAGTTCCATTTTCTTCTTCTTCTCGGCGTCGCCAGGGACGAAGGTCTCCTTCACGCCACTGATGATCATCCGATCCAGTCCGATACCCAGGGCGATGGACGTTGCCAGAGTGGTGATGATAAAGGGAGATGCGATGATGAACCATGAGACGATTCCGAGGTCAATGTCGCACAGGAGGTCGAGCACGATAGCGCCCAAGCTACCTGACACAAGCTTGACGGAGGCGGTGACAACGTTACCGGACGCCAGATCCAGACCCGACTGGATGGCAATGAACAAAAGATACAACAATGCGGGGGGACAGAGATCCTCGATAATACGCATTTTCAGACTGCTTACATCTCAACCACTAAAAAATGTCAGACCCAATCCAGATGATCATGTCCATTGCCGGTTGTTCTGAGTCCGAAGCGCAATCTGCCTATACCAAGCATAAGGACACGGTTGCAGCCATTGAAATGATCATGACCTTTCAGGAATCCTACAAGAAGCCAGAGATTGTGCGTGATCCAGAGCTGGTAAACAAGCATCACGACATGTGTGTTCGGGCTCGTGAGGTGTGCGACATCATCAACGCCGGCCGAAGGTCAGCCGCCCATTCTTCCACCCAACCGGCTGTGATGGACGTGTCGGGATCACAGACGGAGGCTCTCCAGCCGCAGCCCTCGCCGGAGCCTCGTTCCGAATAGAGAACTGAGTTCCAGTACGCACTGGATTGCGCTGTGCGATTGAAATGACAGTATCCGCGCCCTTAGGAGCGGTATCAAAATAAGGAACGACGTGCTCTTTGCAGGCCGTTGATATTTCTGCATACACATCTGGATCGTCTAGTCTCTTGATCTCGGATACCCATGCATCAGTGTCATCTCGGGGAACAGCAATCCCAACAGGATCAATCCACTCAACGACACCTTCTGTAGACCCAGCAACACCCTGTGTGTTCATGTAATCCCCCGGGGCGGAGTATATGACAGGTATCCCATTCAACATCGCTTCTGCGGCCGAGATACAGAAGCTTTCCGTACTGCTCAAGACCAGTAGGATACGCGTCTTTGCATAAATGGACTTGATATCCCGAGTAAAGTCAATCCACGTTATATTGGGGGGAACATAGACTCCTAAGTCCGTTGGCGGGTAATAGAACGAACGCACGCCCAAGAACTTGTAATCGGGCATCTTGGTTGCAATCTTCAAGAAGGGTACCAACCCCTTGAGTATGTTCGCATTTACGAGCGTTATGTACTCTCCCTGTCCAGGCGTGTCTAGGATAGCAGACGACGATTCCATAAACGGACGAGACAGCGAGTGTTCTATAACATATTGGGGGAACTGCATACCGTACGATGCCTGTGGTATGAACTTGTTGACGTACCATACGATTTCGGGCCAATTTACGGGGACGATAGAGTCTAGCAATGATCGTGGCCCGGCAAAGTGCAATAAGACGATGAGTGGACGTCTGTATGTGACATTTAGCTTACGAACCCTGGGCAAAACGGGATATGCTGGACATATCCAGATATTACTCTGATCCAACTCCTTTCCGGTCGCCAAGAATGGCTTCCACGGGAATCCTTCATACACGCCGCCTGCGAAAGAGCGGACCATTTGATCACAAGAGACAAGGAACACGTCATGTCCTTTGTCTCTGAGAGAACGCGCCAGACACAGGTTGCTGTAGAAGGCACCGCATCGGTCTGGGACGGATGCTTCAAAAAAGACTATCTTCATGCTTATCTAACTATTAGACACACGTTTTAAGCGTACTAACCGAGTGTTATCTCCGCCATGCGTCCAAGGTTCCACCCAGTTATCCGGATCCTTGAAGTCGGCAACCTTGTCCTCAATCAGTGGTGAGAAGTAGTGAGGGATGGTCTTATCAGAAATCGTATTGGTCTCCTTGCGGTTGCGAATGGAGGCTGACTGGATAAGCGTAGACTCTGTATCCACCTCACCGGGCGAACCGCCGCCCAAATTCGGGGTCGTCACGAAAGGACGCGCCCACAGTTGCTTCGGCCCCTTCTGACGATGCGCACCCTCAATCCCCCACTTCAGGTCGGTGTTCAGATCGACTGTGCACCCTCCACCCGCCATTCCATACCCCGCCGTTGGAATGAGCCCCACACTCTCTGCTGCAGTGGATGCAGGATTCATGGATCCACCACAGCTAGAATCAACGCGTGAGTTCGCATACGACTGTGCATTCGTGTTCGCAATATCTCCTGTATTGACCTTGTCGTTCTTCCCGCGAGTCGGTGCAAAAAACCAGTCCAATACCGTAGTGGACATTTACTTGAGAGCGGGAATAAAACGGAAGACAACTGTCCCATCCATGCAAGGGCAGCAGAATGTTGTTTCAACCGTGTGATTGGCACGAGCACGATGCATATATCGATGAAGTGAAGCAGTATGTAGTGGACGCCTACGGGCGTACCGAAGATGGGCGGGTAGGATGCATTCGCATCACCGGGTTCAAGCCGTTCTTATACGTAAGGGCGGAGGGAGAACCGATTAAAGGCTATAACGCGACGGTTCTGCAGAAGTATGACATCCTTGCTGGTTGGAATCAGCTGGAGACGGTGGCTGTCTGGAAGCTGGAGGTCAATACCATGGAGGCGTTTCGGAAGTTGAAGGGACAAGTCGAGAAACGTGTGGTATATGAGGCAGACCTGCCTCCGTTCCTGCGCATCTTTCATGAACACAATCTGGGTCCCGGGTCTCCGTTCAAGTGCACGGCAACACCTATCGAGATGAAGGAAGATGATGAGCGCTGTGTGGATGTCATGTTTCGGGCGTCGCATACCACGCTTGCCCCTGCAGATGTCGTCATTCCCCTGGTGGTGGCTTGCTACGATTTAGAGATGTATTCTGGGAGTGGCAAGTTCCCTCTAGCAAGGACACTATTTGACCCAGTCGTTGTTGCAAAGAAGTCATGGGCAGATGTGTTTGAGGCGATTTGTGACGATATCAATACTGCACCTGAGTCGCAGTCTTTACTTGATATATTGTGCGATCGGTTAGAGAAGGAGGGATCCCCAAGCACAACCAATAGCCGTGATTACTTTGTAAACTTCCTGAATAAGCCCGGTATCGTAGATGCACTATACAGTAGGAACATCAAACATCTCACCAATAACTGGGATGGGTGGTTCATTGGCGACCCCATCATTCAGATTGGCGTGTCCTTCCGAAACTCCACGGACTTGCTGACTCCCACACTCCGTAAGGTGTTCGTCCTGGGTACGGTAGAGGACGACCCAGAGTTTGAGTCATTCCACACGGAACGCGAAATGATTCAAGCCTTCTCTGATTTCCTGAAGGTACAGAATCCCGACATCATCTGCGGGTATAACACCTTTGGGTTTGATGACGGGTATCTGGTAGACCGCTGTGAAAGTCTGTTTATGCATTACTCCGTCATGTTCGGTCGTATCCCTGAATACCAGTACAAGCACCTAGTCTCAAAGACGTTCGAACTCGCATCCGGGAAGTACGACCTGCGGTACTGGAAGGCAACCGGCCGTCTCTGCATTGACCTACTGCTCAACATGCGCCGTGAGCATTCGCTGGACAGCTTCAAGCTAGATAACGTCGCATCCGTATTCTTGCGTGGATCGGTGCAGAAAGTAGAGGGCAGGAAGGTGTACACAAAGAGCACACGGGGGTTGCGCGCCCGAAACTTCGTCAAGTTTGAGACGGTAGGGAATACGACAGACCCCTACACGGACAAGGTGATCGTTGAAGAGGTCGGACCCAATTACTTCATCCTGAAGGACGACGTCTTACGAAATGCACCTGAGTCGCTAGAATGGACATTCGCAAAGGACGATGTGGATGCTCACACGCTGTTCGATCTGCATCGGCAGGGACCAGCTGAGAGGGCGCGTATTGCACGGTACTGTATTCAGGACTGCGACCTGGTTCTGACCCTGATGGCAAAGCTGGATACGCTGGTCAACGCGCGGGGTATGGCAGAGGTATGCAAGGTGCCGATGAGTTTCGTCCTGCTTCGTGGGCAGGGAATCAAGATCTTCTCTGCGGTAGTGTCTATCGCATCCACGCGCAACCAGATTCTGCGCACGCAACCCAATGGGAACTCAAACGTAGAGGATTGGTCCTACGAGGGCGCAATCGTCATTGAGCCGAAGATCAACATGTACCTGGATCAACCTATCAGTGTTCTAGACTTCAACTCATTGTACCCCACTAACATGATTGCCTACAACATCTCGCCGGATACGCTGGTGTCGGAGCGGACATTCAACCCCGACGGGAAGCTCATCGCGAGCTGGGGAAAGACATCTGACGAGATGCGAGCACTGCGGAAGGCAGGGTACGTATTGGACGACATCTCATACGACAACAAGAAGGATGATGTCGTAACCGGAAAGACCATCTGCACCTACGCCCAACCCGGGGACGCAGCAATGAGCCGTGGGATTCTCCCGCTGGTTCTGGATATCCTTCTGAAGAAGCGAAAGGAAACCCGTAAGCTGGCAGAGACTATCGCAGACGAAGGGCAGAAGGCGGTCTTAAACGGTCTTCAACTAGCCTACAAGGTAGTTGCAAACTCGGTCTATGGACAGACCGGAAGTCGCACATCCCCGATTCGGCGTCTCTGTGTGGCAGCAAGCACAACAGCTGCTGGACGGACTCAGCTGTTGTTCGCGAAGAAGGTCGTGGAAGAGGAGTTTAACGGAGAGGTCATCTACGGAGACACAGACTCAATATTCATCAAGTTCCTCACCAAAGATGTTGGAGACAGTATCGTTCTAGGCACAAAGGCTGCTGAGAGAATCACGGAACTCTGTCGCAAACCGTACGTCATCGGCTACGAGAAGACGTTCTACCCCTTCATCCTGTTCTGTCGCAAGAAGTACGTCGGCATGATGTACGAGGAGGACCCGAACCCCGCCAAAGCCAAGCGCAAGTCAATGGGTATCGTGCTGAAACGGCGTGATAACGCGCCCATCGTCAAAGAGGTCTTTGGGGGTGCTCTGGATATCCTGCTATTGGACCGCGACATCAAGAAAGCCCAGGGGTTCGTCACGGATACTTTGAAGAAGGTGCTGGAACACAAGATTCCGATCGAGAAGTATGTGGTCAGCAAGTCGTTGCGTGACGACTACAAGAATCCAGGACAGATTGCCCACCGTGTTCTGGCAGACCGCATGGCCGAACGCGACCCTGGAAACAAGCCACAGGTTGGCGACCGAATCCCATACATCTACGTGGATGGACGGAGTGGAAAGCAGGGCGATCGGATTGACCACATTGATTACGTCCGACACAACAACCTTCGTCCCGACGTAGAGTTCTACATCACCAATCAGATCCAGAATCCAGTTGCACAGCTGTTCGCTCTCTGCATTGAGTCAATGGATGGGTACCGTGAGCCGAGACCGTCGTACAAGCAGGTGTATGATACCCTCCTGGAGAAGCGGAATGGAAACACGGAGGAGGCTACGATTGACCTGCTAGCCAAGAAGGAGAAACAGCTGGATTCACTGATCTTCCTGTCTTCTGAAACCATGAAGAACGTTCTCAGGAAGCACAAGCGCGGACCGATGGACGCCTTCCTCCGGCGCTGATTTACGCGTAAACTCGCGATGATACACAATGAACCAACAACATATCCACCTCATCTCCATGTTTGCCGACTTTAACCGAACGGAGGAAGCTGCTTTCCGTGGATTTTTCCGTATGGGGCGTCCGAACATTGACCTCATGAGCAACTACATTGACATGCGAAACAACTTGTACCAGCTCGTGTCCAATATACTGGAAGGGCAGTCGGGGAATGAACCCTTTGCTCCGACCATACAGATTCAGGTCCCTCCGGGGTGGAATGAGTCGGTTGTGGTTACTCCGACTGCCGAGCAGATTGCTCATGCATCTCAACCTATTCCTGAGGGGACGACATTGGATACCTGTGCGATCTGTCAGGATGCACTCACGGAAGCGGAAGGCGGAACGATTCTCCGCAACTGCAGCCATCAGTTTCATAGGGGGTGCTTAACAGAGTGGTTCTCTCGGAGTGTGCGTTGCCCGGTCTGCAGAAACGATATTCGAGAGAGCAACAACGAGTAGGTATGAAGATTGCCGTTTGTACCCCTACCTATAACCGCCGATGGACGTGGGAATGGTCCCGTCTCTGTTTTGACCGCCAGGATTACCCTGCAGACCAGCTGATCTGGATTGTCGTTGATAACTCCGATACCCCCGAGCAATCGTGGGAGGTTTCCAAGGAGCATCCATTGGTTACCTATGTCCACGTGGATGGAAAGAGACCTATCGGAGAGCTTCGGAACATATGTGTTGCAGAAGCCCTGAAGACGGACTGTGATTTCGTTTCGTTTTGGGATGACGATGACTATTACGTTCCCCACCGCCTATCTCATGCAATCAAGACCCTCAAGGAGAAGCCTGATTGTGAGTATGTAGGATGCTCAACCCTATACCTTCTCCTTGTCCGCGAGAATGTCATTATCAAGGTGGGTCCGTACGGAGAGAATCATTCAACTGGGGCGTCATGGGTTATCAGACGCGCGTATGCGGAGAAGAACAGCTTTGACAGCAAGCTCACCAAGGGTGAAGAGGGATCCTTCATGCGCAATTGGCGGACCAAGATGGCGATGATTGATCCCGAAGACTGTATTCTAGTGATGGGGCACGCAGAGAATACCGTAGACAAGAGCCAGGTACGTACAAAGGCGGCCCAGTTCTTGGCAACCGATGTGAATTCGGCAAATGGCAAGATGGTCGCTCGTATGACATGGTTCAAGTCTGCCCAAGTATGGGATCAGTTTCGGTCCACGTTCGCTGCCGTATTATGTGCAAAACCTCCGGGCTCCACTTGAGCGAAATAGAGGGTGCCTTCGGGAGCTGATCGGATTCACCGTACTGAAGACGCTGGAACAACTGCCGAACGTCGTGTTTGCAGGAGACCACCAGTTCATCCAGTTTCTGTTCCGGGAATAACGTCTGAATTTCCGAGAGCTTCGGTGGAAAACATCGCAGAATCTCAATCCCTGCCTTTTTGAATAGAAAGGGGATCTCGTTGCACGTACATATCACGGGTATAGCAAGAGACCCACTTGATAACCACTCCGATAACTTGCGCTGTGCATGAGGATCTGAACCGTCTATCTCATCCAATACCAAGCAGATACGCTTCCTCTCCCCGCGCAATAACGATGATACGCTGATAGAACTCCGACTGGAGTCTCTCAGGGTCTCAACATCCTTGAAGGAACGCATTGCCTGACTGGCGTTGATTTCGTTGACATCATATCCAAACGTGTTCCCTGCAGCGAGTGCCAATGTGGTCTTACCGATACCCGGGGGTCCCGTCAGTACAAAGGCTTTGGTAAAGGGTGGATTCTTCAGGTAGGTCGTCAATCGTTCCTTTACGTCTGTGTGTCCAACTATATCCGAAAACAACCGTGGTCTGCGAGTTTCCGTCCACATACTCTTGTATCCGTTGTACTCTGTAACTATTTACAACATACACTTCTTACCCCAATCCGTTGCACACGCCAATGCTAGGTCACACTGTGCGGCAAACGACTGGAGACCGGGGTTCTTCGGGTTGAAGGGTCGGCATGTCGTGGTATACTTTGGTTCGCACAAGGATGTCTTAGGATTGTAGTCCCATCGGTCAGGACACAGCTGTGTAATGGTGGTTCGTTTCCGAATCTGAATGACAGGCTGCAGAATGTAGAGGTACACGAAAATCAGAAAGCATAATGTGATGACCGCGATGATGGCATCTCGGATTGCCCCTGGGAGACTAAAGATCTTGATGGTCTCCTGCCAATGAACGAGAGCCAATATGATGACGCCAGCCAATATCGTGACAAAGAAGGGCATGGACATCTCGTACCAAAAATGGGGATCGCTCAACACCTCTCCAATTGACTTCTGTAGCTTCGTTGCTCCCGAATCGACTGCTTCCCCGACTTCATTCACGTCTGCACCGATAGTATCTACCGTTTCTGCGATACCTGGGTCTGCCATCTTATCTGACTAACGAGAAAATGGAGATCCCGAGAGTTCTTCTAACTAGATTGTTCAGAGACACCCGGTTTCCATTGGTTCGGCATCACCTGGACTCCTACGATGACTTCCTGTTCACCCGCATTCCAGGTCTGTTGAAGGCGTCCAATCCGCTGACACTCCAATTGGGAGACGACCGTATCATTCGGGTGTACCTGGGAGGCAAGGGTGGTGATGAAATAGACTATAAGCCCCCTCGGGATGATGCCGGAACCTCTATTGTGCCCCATATGTGCCGACTGGATCGGAGGACATACAGTCTAGACATAGAAGTCAAGGTTGTCATTGAGACGACCGTTGGAAAGGAGACAACGACACATGAGATTCCGTCCTTTCTGTTGGGGCAGATTCCGTTGATGCTTCGGAGTCGTCCTTGCTACTTGACCCAATTGGAACCATCGGAAGCCTTTACGATGGGAGAGTGTCACTTTGAGTTGGGTGGCTACTTTATCATTGGCGGTTCGGAACGTGTGCTCCTGACACAAGAACTACTTGGAAACAACATGTACTATACCGGAAAGCGCAAGAACGTGTCGTCCAGTGCGAATGGAAAGCCGACCCTCGTAGAACATGCTCCGGCGTTCAAGGTGGATTCACCAGAGTACGATTCAGAGACAGAGGTCTATGCAGCTATCCGTTCCATCTCCGAGGATGGAGCAACAGGTCCCTTCTCTCACTTCATGATCATTCCTCCTCGTACAAAGTACCGCCGCAAGCGGTTGGCACTCATTCAGTTACCAGGGTATGACCAACCTGTACCGTTGATTGCTGTTTTTGAGGCGTTGGGGGTCGTAACCGATAAGGATCTGTATGACGTCATTCTTGCAGGGGTCCCCGAGCAGGAGCGCACAGCATACGACGACCTCATGACGGAACTCATTCTATCCTTCCATGTCTTTCGGGATACCAAGACATCCGCTGAGCTCCTTGCGTCTCGTACTCGTACCCAGAGTCTGTCGCAGGTCATAGAGTCTCTGCACACCACCCTGTTTCCTCACGTAGAGTCGCGCGGGGATGATGCAGCTGCCCTGTTCCGCCGAAAGGCGTATACTCTCGGACACTTGACGAGGATGGCGCTGGATCTGACTCTCGATAAGATACCGCCATCCGACCGCGAGCATTTCAAGTTCAAGCGTCTCAACTCATCAGGTGACCTGTACTTCCAGGAGTTCAAGCGCATCTACAAGGAATTGGCACGGAAGATGTTGACCCTAATGGACAAGCGTCTGACGTATGAAGCCAGTACCTATGCAGGTGCAAAACTAGTGGATCTTCTGCAGCCTGAGACTCTGGGCGCATTCTGGGCGACACGTGAGGTGTTGAAAACCTTTGAGAAGTCACACAAGTCGCAGTGGGGTGGGCAGGATGGTGTATCGCAGGAACTGTCTCGTCTCTCGTATTACAGCACTCTTTCCCAGTTGCGCCGTATCAGTCTTCAGATGGATAAGACATTGAACATCGCCGAACCGCGTCGTCTGCATTGCAGTCAATACGGTCTGGTGTGTCCCATTGATAGTCCCGACGGGAAGTCGATCGGGTTCATCAAGTCGTTTACAACTCTTGCTCGTCTTGCTACGCCGTCTCTCAGTAGCAAGGTGTATGAACTCATCTCAACCAAGGGGTTGTTGCCTCTGGCAATGATTCATCCTGCTGTCTGGAATCCGTCTTGGACGCGTCTCTTTCTGAATGCCGATTTGGTCGGTGTTATCCCGGTGGATACGGAAGCCTTCCACAAGCAGTTGATGAAGGATCGGCGCGAGGGGCTGATTGATACCTTTGTCTCCCTGTCGTGGAACCGACTGGATAACATCTATACCATCTTCACGGATTCAGGACGCCCTATCCGTCCTGTGTATCGCGAAGGAACAATCCCCAAGGATGTCATGTCCGCCAAGACATGGGATGCATCGGAGGAGCTCTTCGATTGGATTGATGCGTCCGAGACGGAGACCACTCGTCTCTCTATGCTTCCATTCCACCCCAAACTGAGTTCTGAGATTCACCCTTCCTTCAATTACGCCCCATCGTCTGCTGCTGTTCCCTTCTCGGATCACAATGCGGGGACTCGCAATATGTTTTCGGCTGCTCAGCAACAGAAGCAGGCAGTTGGCTGGTACAATACAAACTTCAAGAAGCGCTTTGATACGATTGCGACCATCCTGAATGCACCCCAACGTCCTATCGCCCAGAACTGGATCTACCAGCACGCCTTTGGATGTATGCCGTATGGACAGAATGCGGTGGTTGCTATCATGGTATACGGCGGGTTCAATCAGGAGGATAGTGTTCTGTTCAATCGCGGATCTCTCAAGCGGGGACTGTTTGATACCACGTACTTCCATTCCTACAAATACGAAGAGGAGGTCATCGATAGTGCACTGCAGACACATACGCAGGCAGTCAATCTACTGCTGGACAAATGGGCAGATGTTAAGCGCAAGCCGGATGCTGATTATTCCAAACTGGATGCCGACGGAATCATTAAGGAGGGGTCTGATGTGGATACCACCACTGTCCTGGTGGGATTCGTATCGCCCATCTCCAATCCGGATGGAATCGTGCAGTCCTACCGGGATGTCAGTATTCTACCGAAGCGCGGTCAGCGGGGGCGGGTGGATGCAGTATACCGCTACCGTACATCCGACGGACTCTTGGGGATCCAGATTCGATTGGCGGAGCGGAGGACACCGACCCTAGGGGACAAGTTTGCATCACGTCACGGACAGAAGGGTACTGTTGGAGCTATCGTGGAAGAGGAGGATATGCCCTTCAATCGTCGTGGTGTGCGTCCCGATATCATCGTGAACCCGCATGCAATCCCAACCCGTATGACAGTGGGACAGCTTCTGGAGAGTACCTGCAACAAGATAGCAGTCAAGCAGGGTGCTCTGACTGACGGAACGCCCTTTACGGTATCCAATCGTATTCCTGATACGGCAAAGCTGATGGTGCAGCTTGGATTCGAGTCCTATGGCAGTGAGATGATGTACAGTGGTCAGACAGGTGAGATGATTGATACTCCCATCTTTGTGGGACCTACGTTCTACATGCGTCTGAAGCAGATGGTGGAGGACAAAATCAATTACCGTGATACGGGTGCTCGTCAAAGCATGACCCATCAGCCCCCTGAGGGACGGTCGAATGACGGTGGTCTCCGTATTGGAGAGATGGAACGCGATGTTCTCTTGGCGCACGGGGTTTCCTCGTTTGCGCAAGAAAGTATGATGAAGCGTTCGGATGGAACGACATTGGTGTACCAACCGGAGACTGGACGGTTAGATGCAGATACCGAGCATGAACAACGGGAGCTTCAGATGCCCTATACGATGCGTCTCTTCATGCAGGAGATGCAGGCAATGCATGTAAACGTAAAAGTTGTTACGGATGCATCTGCTTAGAACATCGTACCCCACACGGATGAGTTGCCGAACTCCAGCTTGCGCGTCAGGAAGCGCCAGATGTCAGTCAGGTCAGTCGGGCGCTTCCAGGTTCCGGTGTGGTACCCGGTCTTGGTGCGGATGCCGCTCGCGTAGTAGAGGAAGCCGTCGTCGTCAGCGTCCATCTTCCCGCCGTTGCGGAAGATGAGCACGAGCGTGCGCTTCGAGCCGTGCACCCAGGACGCGCCAACCACCTCCTTCAGGTCGATGAAGGAGTCGTCCATGGGCGGCGTCGCAAAGTTCAGGTCGTTCATTTCCATACGGACGCGAATCATGTCGCGGGCCGGTTGTTGGGGGACTGGCTCAAATATGTGCCCCTCGTCTTCAAACACGCCGTCTAATTTTTTGGTTACTTCGGTGAGGTTGCGGCGCGCGCTCTTAGGACGCTTCGCCTTGATGGGCGCAGCGACCTGCTTCTGCTTCGGATCGTAATCCGATGAACTGTCCATATCTGCCTCCGTAGAGGACTCATACTCGGGATTCATAGTGTAGCTCGGGATATTTGCGGTTTGGATGCGTGACATTGTATTGTGGGGGTGGGATAGACGTCCCGACAGGATGCAGATCCATTTTACACGGACTGGATGAACTCCCACTTCAGGTAGTCACATATCTTCTTCCATATCTGGTCATGTGCAATCAACCGATCGCGCGATTTCAGCAGAGGGAAGTAGACCTTGTACTCATCCAAATCCAGTAGCTCAAAGAACTTGAAGAGGATGTAGCTGTACGACAGGAAGTTGGTGCGGTCATTGGGGCAGTACAGCAGGAACGGTGCCTGAATCTCCTGAAACATCGTGCGAATCTTCTCTTCAATCTCCGGGGTAATGGTTGGCGGTGGGTTGCCGTTCAGACGCGACAGGATATGGGCGGCATGCTCGTAGTACTTGCTCCTCCCTAGCTTCTTCAGAATCTCGCGTGCATCCTTCTCGTTGAGGTCGGCGATATTGGTGATACGACGCTTCCTGATTTCTAGAACGACCTCGTTCATGACATCATCTGGAATCACTGTACTCTCCTTGGCCTGGAATTGGTTCAGAATTTCATTGAGATGGTTGATCTTCTTGTACGCGTAGTTGTTGCGCTCCTTCGGGGGGTCGCGGAACGACGGCATGTCACTGACAATCATCGCATACTCTTCGGAACCACACTTGGGGCAGACAAGGATACCTTCAGTTGGTAGCTCTTCGCGGGCAACATTGCAGTCATGACAGTGTTCCGTCATGAGCTGTATAACCTCTGGACCATGCGACGCCTTCATCCTCTGCAGAAACTCATCCAGAAGTCCCTTGCGAGATACACCGGGGTCTCCACTCGCAGTGGACGACAGAAACTTGGAAAAGGTGTTGTCGTTGGTGGGTTGCGACACGGGAACCGACGATTCCGTACCGGAATAGTAGGTCATCATAAGATCAATGTTCTTCATGTAGTAGTCCTTGATCTGCTCACCCATATCCGCCTTCCGTTTGAGCTCACGAAGGTCCTGTTCCCACTTGGAACACATGACGATAGAGACGACATCTGTCTGCTCCTTTAAGGAATCAATCTGTTCCTGCAATGCCGCGCACTCCTGATCAACGTTCTCTTTTGACTGTTCTCGGATCTGCTGGACTACCTCCCTATGAACGGAGTCCAGTGTCCCTGCTTTTTGCGCAGCTTGCTCCCGCACTCGCCTCACGCGAAAGTTGTCCATATACACTTTACATACGCGAACGTGTGAAAACGAGTACTGCAATAAGGAGAGCTGCAACTCCTAATCCACCGATTCCCGGTGTATTCATGAGTTCAAACCCTTCCTTGGTCAGCTCAGCATACTTTGTGCGCCCTTCTGCCATACCAGCCAGTTCCGTCTGAGCTTGTTCAAGTGCACTCTCCTTCTTCGCGAGCTCAACCTTGTAGCTCTTGATGTTCGGATTGTCATTCTTGAGCTTCCGGAGTTCATTCACACGAGTCTGCAGTGACTTGATGGTGGCTGCTTGCGCTCCGTCGGGGTTTTCGGGTTCTGGAATCATGACACAACCCCCCTTTTTCATATCTGGAGTTAGACTTGGAGCCATATACCCAGTTGTACCGTTCATCTGGTTCGTGACATTGCACTTGTATTTCTGACATGCAGGCGTTGGATCCCCAGCAATTGCCTTGAACAGAAGAGTCGGATCCATCGCAAGAACGTCTCCGGCTGCTCCTCCCACAAGACCCTGTCCTAAGATACCAGGTGCCGGTATGTTTGAAATCATTGCCATACGCTTCTCAAGCTTCCCCGACGGAGACACACACATACCAGCGGTATTCACAAGATAACTATCGCCTAACGGTTGATCTGCATATCCCATAATACCTGTGTATGCGAACGCTCCTCGCACGTTCGTGAATATCTGACCGAAATTGCCGTCTTCTCCGATGCCCAGCGCTTGTGGTGGAGGGACGCGGTCTGTATAGCTGTACGTAGGACCAACCAAGTTGTCCTTTGCCTTTCCTAATTTGGTCCACACGTCATTGGTGAGAGCCGCCATGCTTTCAAGCAGGAGTTTTTACAAAGTCACTTACCTGCCTCCAGAATGTTGGGTTTGAGAGTGCACAAGGACGCTGTGAGACCATTGAGTGTGCAAGTGTATTCAGATGAAATCCAAAGGTACGACACACGAAGGCAATCGCCAAGAATGCAGACCGATTGATTCCGCACTGACAATGCACGTATATGTTCCGACTCTGAGGATCCCTCAGAAAGGTGAACATGATTTGTTCGAACAGAGGATACCAGTCTAGGATATTGGCATCCAGTGCATCCACTGCATTCAGAACGACATACTTATCGGGGTGTTCTTGAGAAAACCACTGGGGACCATCGTCTGCAGTTGCGCAATTGATGACGTGTGTAAAGTTACCGCGCTTCGCTAGTTCCGGAGTGAATTGACAGCCTGCCCCAACATAGATGCGGGGATACAGGCAGGCAATTGGATCATCACGCCATCCCCTGGACGGGTTTCTATGAAATGCCAGCTTCGCGAACTCGATGGTCTGCATTATAGTATGACTACAAAGTACCCTAAAATGGATGAGACACCGCGCCCAATTCTAAGGGCAACAGAATGCAGAAGATATTCGAAGACGATACGTGGTATTTCGCACCGGTGCGCTTTCTGTGCGCGTGGGGAATCATGATTGGGCTGTTTATAGCAGCCGCAATCGCGTTCCCCATCGTTGTAACGGGTGCCGTCCTAAAGATGGCACTTATGCTTTAAACGAGCGCTCCTATCAGAGTGCTCAACACATAGGAAAGGGCAACTGCTGCCAATCCTAGGACGCCCACGCCCGTCCACGAAGGGACACCTGCCGACGTATACGTATGAGGAATGTGTTGCAACAAAATGCTACGAGGCGTAGACAACGAAATCAAACAAGCCGCCAAAAAGAACGCAATGTACTGCGCCAACCCGCGGAACGCATGTTTTAGCATGGGAATCTGCGGCGAATACGATGCGGGAACGGGGGAATTCGTCGGCTGAAACGTAGACATCGGATGCTGGGGAGGAACCGATTGAGGTCCCTGGGGCATTGGGAGGATGCTATCCAAAGGTGTAGAGTCTTCCATGATTTATACCGAAGACGAGAATTGACATGAGGCGTCTTCCACGCGATAGCGGTAGCATTTTCCGTCGTATTTTGACACCGTTTGCGACAAGTCTTCTGCCGGAACAGCCAATACGGGCTCAATGGTATACGCACGGTGGAACAGCAGGACGACTATACCGAATCCTATGATGAAACTGAACATCCCGGCTCCCTTTTCAAGAACCTCTGATACGTGGATTCGTGGGATCTTCATTTGTGTTGAGAGGCGAGAAGATTGAGGGAGTCCGTTTCAGACGTACAAGGTACTTCGGATGCAACTGCGCGAATACATCCCTCTCCCACCTTGTACGTTGTGGGGTCGTTAGGTGTCGGTGCGCGTTTTACAGTTCGTGTTGGTGGCGACATTACTGCCGATATCAACATTCCGATGAGAGCCCCTGCAAAGAAATAGGGCAGGCTGAAGTGCATTACTCATGCACTCACAAATTGTATATCAGATGTCTTGAAGAACCTGTAGAAGAACACCAGGATAGGAATTGCCCATAAGCCAAAATACGGTATGATCAGAGCCAATGCAGTCAGGATGTACCCGAAGATAGACCCAAACGCAACCGTTCCTACCTTGTAGGCAATTCCGACACCCAGGAGGTGCAGAAAGATACTGAGCCCCCCGATGATAGACGAGTAAATACCCGATGTAGCATTCCCGAGTTGGCTGCGCGGATCACTCTCTTCGTTGGTAGCACTCTTGTTATACACCGCAAACATGCTACCGTCATCAATGGTCTTCTGTTCCTCTTGCCCGTCTACCAAGTATACCACTGAAAGGCTCTTCTTGTCTCCGATACTAGGATCTGTCCCCATCGTATCGGGGCCAATTTTGACGTCAATCGTATTCTCGTTTACCAGCGACTGGAGCTGACGAGTGACATCGGCGGTTGACGATCCAATCCCGTAATTCGCTTCCTTGATCACCAACATTACTAAGATGCGAAGACAAGATTGGCGAGACCACTCACGATGCGCAGGACGTTGTACGACTCAATATATGCAGTCATCGTGTACGTGTAATCGTAGATTACGTTCTCGGCTCCCCGGGTAATAATCGTGATCACATCACTCGTGTTTACTGCCAAATTAGCAGGAACTGGGGTTGGATTGGGATTGAATACGGTACTCTTGTAGACGCACACAGATGTCGGTAGCACGGTCTGATTCGTTATGGCGATTGGAACCGGTTGAATCAAGGTGCTACGCAGAATGACCTTGTTGATCAGACTCCCATTGAGTCCTCCGCTCGGCTGGACGGCATCGTGGTTCATTGAGAATGAGTACATGTAGACACCTGGGAGAGGCGTTATGTCACCTGGAGTATGCTTGCAGTGCTGAATGAGTCCAAAATAGTCACTGTTCTTTGGAGTCAGGCGTTCTTTAGCGTCTAACAGAATCGTAGACTCCAACACGATATCCCGCTGTGCTCGCGATTGAGGCACGAGTTCCCCCGATGTCAGTTGCAGATATGGGTTGGTATACCCTCCCAACAAGTTGGCCATTGGACGGCGATTGCGATTCTGCCAGTTTGTGTAGTTATCATAGTCGTTGTACTTGTACCGGTCACTTCGTTGAGCAACCCACACGACACGAGACACCATATTGTGCATGGGAAGCTCCATATCAGTTGGACCATACTGGGTACCCTTGGTAACGTGCCGGACCTCCTTGATCATATAGCTCTGATCTGCAGCCGATACCTGAGCACGCTCCCCCTCCGTCAGGTACACATAGTTTGCTTCAATGTACGGATCGGGAAACCAGTTGGCGATTGTTGAATTCGTCTGCGTCCCATTTATGTCAGGTGGGCTCAAGAACGTTGTGATATTGTAGTTCACAGGATCAGCTGCGATTCGTCCTCCGTCGTACTTCCCTTTCACGTCCTGAATCGTGAACAATTGATAGACGGGACGGAGTGTCAGCCGAATCTCCACCTCTCCACCTTGAAGCGCGATGAGAGGCAGGGCAAACCCCGGATTCTCGCAGAACCAGAAGTGAAGAGGGACGATAACCTGACGGCCTCGGATAGAGGGCTCAACCGGAATGTCAGGTACTCCGAGCTTTAAGATCTTGACTGCGTGGGGGTACTGGTACATACGCCCAAACGAATTCTGGGGATCGTACAATTCGGGTACATTCCCAACCATCTTATCGATGAGCGCCCTCTTCGTTGCGTCGTATGTTAAGTGTGAATACAGCTTGAACCATTCACCGGGCGCTTCTACTATCTTTGTACCGTTGATGTACACACCCGCGCTTTCAATACAGTTGTACCCTATGTTTTCAATCCACTGAAACTCGTAGCCAGGAGCATTGTCTCGCGGGCTCCCAGTGGATGAATACAGTGGTGACCAAATATCCGGCAAGTTGAAGCAGAAATAGCAGTCGTGCAAGAGATCTGTCACACGCTTGACCTTGCATCGGAATGATGACGGTCCGCCTACTAACGGAAACTGAAGACTCGTGTTCTCAAACTCGAGACGAACAGACTCCATCGCAAAGTTGGTATGGCGCTTGTACATCGTCCTCCATAACGTAAACGTTGGGTTTCCGTTAAAAAGTTGGTTCTGGGCACCGGTTGCTACCAACTGTAGAAGACCACCGGGCATCTTTGTCTATCCTTATAGGAAGGCTTTTGTTATGACGAACAACACGGGGCAGTTCCCAATGTGATTCGGTTGTTATACGTACCCCCCGCATATGCAGGTGTTATCTGCAGACTATGACCAGCCATGATTGCAACGGCCGTTGATGCGTACTTATTGTACGTGGTGGGCGGGTCCATAGATACGAACCGATTACGGAGTTGCGACGGAACCAGACCAGTCGACTGGGTACGACGAGTCAGAAGTTGACGCTTCTTCTGCGTTAGGATATCCTGCGGAGAGAGGTTTATGCTGCTGACAGGCATTTACTAACATGCCGAGACATTCATTCAAATGAGGGTGATTCTTGTCAGCACACACGTGGATCAAATCACTGGGTACTCGAAGGTGGCCCACAACCTAATCCAACAGATTGCGACACTTCAGCCGTCGGTGAAGCTATTCCATTACGGGTTTCAGCGCCACCCCGGTCGTGTGGGTCTCCGAAAGGTTCCCAAGGGAGTTGTTGCACACGATGCAGCGGCGGCTGAGGACCCGCGGGAGGAGGGGTTTGGCTACAAGCAGTTGCGCGAGTACATTGAGACAGTGGATCCCAAGCTGGTGATCTTTTACAACGACCCTCTGGTGGTGGCCAGGTTCCTTGAAGTCTCTGGGTACAAGAAGGGTACCGACACGTTCAAGGTCTGGGTCTATCTTGATCAGCTGTACATGGGGATTGTGCAGCCCATCATGGATGCGATTGATACGAATGCAGAGCGCGTGTATACATTCACCCAAAAGTGGAAGGATGTGTACCAAGGGTATTTCCCCGGAGGAACACAGGCTGTTGTCAAGGTCTTGGGCCACGCGGCAGATCCTGATGTGTTCAAGCCACTGCCTCAGAAGAAGTCGTTGCGCGCAGAGCTCAAGATTCCCGATAATGGCGTGGTGTTCCTGAACTGCAATCGCAATACGGAGCGGAAGCGATTGGATCTGACGATTCAGGGCTTTGTGGGTCTTCTCGCAAAGTACCCAGGTGCACAGTATTACCTGATTTTGGCTACCGGAACCGATCCTCGTACGGGCGCCTTCTATGACCCTCGTCGTATCTTCATGTCCGAGTGTATGATTCGGAACCTAAATATCGTTGATGTTGCTGACCGGATGATTATGGTGGATACGGGTGGTCAGACGCTTTTCAACGATGAGGCAATTAACCGGCTCTACAATACCGCCGACTTTGGTATCAACACATCCGATGGCGAGGGGTTTGGTCTCTGTCAGTTGGAGCATGCTCAGACGGGTGCACCGCAGATTGTTACGGACGTCGGTAGCTATGAGTTCCTGAACGGTGGAGCAGTCGTGATCCCGACGTCTCAGCGGTTGTACCACAGCCAGACAATGCCACTTGGATTGTTTGGTCAGGTCGCGTCCGCAGATGACGTGACGGCGGGTATGGAGCTTGCGATCAATAAGGGAGCAGAGTTGCGTACCATCATCTCGCAGACCCCCTTCCCGGCGTGGTCAGATGTGTGTGCTGAGTTCCTGGAGGACTTGCTGTCTATGAACATGGCGATTGTGTGATCCACTGAATCTGTCGCTCTGAAATCTGACGCCCCAACAATAGGAGACGCTGCTTATCATCAAAGGCAGAGACGTCAAAGATCTCTTTCGTAACGGGATCCCTCAACATCAAACATCCCTTGACCATCAGCTTCTCCAGTGTCCGACTTCGTTGTGTCTTATTCTTCAAGTAAGTCACATCGCGCTCGTCTGAAAGAATACTCGGCTTGAACGCCAGGTCTTCGCCCGATACCGACGAATCAAACCGCATACACACCAGATTCGGCTCGTTCTTCAAGTGAAGCCGACGATGAATCTCACAGTCTACTGCAGCCTGCTTCAGGAGGGTTGTAATGCGCTTTGCTAACTCTGACTTCTCATAGGATATCTCGTACAGGTGTTCATCTGTACTCATGAAGGTCTCCTGCGGGGGATCGCCTTCGTACCGCTTGAGCTCCATATCGGTACGTCGAATGAACACCAAGTTGTTGTCGGTTCCCGTCTTGGCGCTCTCAGGAATCACAGTCAAATAGTAGGACACACGAACCGTCCGTTCCGATACAGGCAAGGAAGCGTGACTGCAGATACGAATCGCACGACCAATCACCTGCTCGGTAACAGCAGGGTTCCAATGGGGTTCCATAATGTGCACGTGGCGGACATTGGCGAGTGTAATACCTTCCGCACCTGACCGGGATGCCAGGAGAACGCACAAGAGCTTCTTTCCGCGGGCCGTAATAGAGTCCTTCAGTGATTGTGGGAAGGTGTCGGTATACGACCCGTTGAAAATCTGACGCATCATCTCGCGCTCTTCTGCCTTCTCTTCGCCAGTGTAGAACGCATACGCCGGCTTATCTTCCATTCCTTGGTCTTCCTTCCATTGACCCCCCTCGTTAGTGATGCGATACCGCTGGAACCCATGTGCTTCCAAAATCGCCGAGAAGACTCCCAATCCTTCCAGTGACCGATACTGCGAGTACACAAACTGACTCCGACGGGCATCTCCTTGCAGACTGTCTCTGAGGTTTCGGAGCATACGTAACATCTTGGGACTCCACTTTGCCAAAGCATCTTCTGTCAGGTACTTTGCGGATTCTGCACGGATCTTCTCAAGGAGATCCTTCTTGTCTGGAACGGCATTCTCGTTTACGGCGGCAGTCTCTGACGTATCACGCACTTCCGACGGGACTGTAAAGTCGCAGATCAGACGGGTTCCGACACGATAGGTACCTCCATCGTCATTGAGGGTCCGACGCTTCGCATCACGCTGAATCTCTTGGAAGCGGGTCTGCAAGTAGATACCCAGCTGTTCGCTCGACATCACAACCTTCTCCAGCATCTTGTCATCTTCAATCCGCTTGGGAAGCATCCGTTCATCGGCGCCCTTGAAGTAGGATACCAATCCTTGAATACGACGCATAAAGAGGATGGGATTCTTGATATTGAGTCCATCACGGAAGGTCGCATCAAACTCTTCTGCCTTGGACGGAAGACATTCCAATGCTTCGGTTGTCACACGCTCTATCTGCAGTTCCACGCCCGGGAGTTCCGTCTCCAATCGCTTCTGAAGAGACTGAACCCATGCAAGAGGGTCCTTCACGAACTCGAGTTCCTTGACGTATTGCACCGCCGTCCGCGTTCCCTTCTCGTTGTACACACTTCGGAACTGAGGGGGATTACGGGTCAGCAGAATCGCCTTCTTGGTTGCGTTGAACTCTATCGTATCCACTTCCGGGATACCACGCAGGACGTTTGTCATCTTCATTTCGTCCCATGACCCCTCTACCTTGGTAGGAATCGTAATGCGCTCAATGGATCCGCGCAGAAGGTTCATGAGAATGGCGACTTCACGTGGAGAATTGATAACAGGGGTACCCGATAGTGCAACGACCTTGGTTGTAGGGGAGTTCAGAATGGCATTGTAGATCGGACTTGCAATCTCGGACTCGTTGGAGACACGGCTAATCAGGTTATGAGCCTCGTCAATGATGGTCACACTGTTCTCAAAGGGATTCCCTTCCGCCAGCAGCTTGTTCACCGCATCACGTGTCAGTCCATTGTAGTTGATGAAGGAGAACCGCTGGTTAATGATGTCGTCAACCTGGCGGTCAATCAGGGTCTGGACGTCAGCCGGCAGCGTAGCGAAATTAGAAGGCTGTCCGGGATTCGTCACAAAGAACCGCCCCGCCGTGCGACCCAGAAAGGTATCTGAGATTCCCAATGCCTTCGCATCTTCCCGGTCAGTATCACTCCGAATCACTCGCTCATTCCAGTTGTTCTCACGTCGAAAGATGGGGTCGCCACACTTCCGGATCTCCCCCCGAAAGTTGTCCTGCAAAGACGCCGGGAGCATAATGATGATCTTCTTCTGACTCAAGAGCGCCTCTGCGACTGCGATAGACGAACACGTCTTTCCTGAGCCGAGTCCGTGGTACAGCAACAGTCCACGATACGGAGACTCCAGGGCGATGTAGTCTCGCACCAGAGCTTGGTACGGAAACAGTTTGCCCGTTCCCTTGGACATGTCGCCTTGACGTGCACATAGATCAGCCTCCGTATCGGCTTCATCTAGGGGGTCTTTGTCAATTTTTCGGTACTTCAAGAAGATTCGTGCTACATGGTCTGCGAACGCCTTCCGATTCGGAAGAACAAACGCCATTGTTTTTCGTAGCGATTTGATAATGGGGCCGATATTCCGCGAAAACCATCGTCTTTGGATGATCACAATCTATCTGATATTAGTCGCGGCGTTCCTGTACATACGTCCTTCCGTCGCGTTTGGGGAGAAGGGACGGATTCGTCCATTTGGAACCAGTCGGGAGGCTACCATATTCCCGCTATGGTGGTGGATCTTTATCATTGCAGTCGTAGCCTACTGCATTACGCTGTTTGGGGCGAAGTTTCGGTTTTCTGAGTGATGTCCCGCTTTGATTCGTCTGCGTCCTTAGCAACCGCCTTGTTCTGGAAGTAGGCCTTGAAGGCAGCCACCTCGTCTACCGTCGGGATACACACGGTCTTCTGGATACTCCCGATTGCCTGAGCACCCGTAATCCAAGCAATAAGCATCATGACGTACCCCAAGCCTAAGACGGGGGCCATCGTGGGGGAGACGCCGAAGGTATCGCGCAGTACATTCTCAAACGGACGGACGATAGCGGGTACAAAGTAGCACAGTATGGAAAACAGAGCGGGCCAGAGGGCAAAGTATGCAGCCTCTTTCAGGGACGCTACAATGTCAATCATCTCACAGTAGAAAAAGGTACCAGCCAGGCACATGATGACACCTGCTACGAAGAGCACGCCGAATGCTATGCTCGCAGTCATGATCCACTGGGTATTCATATTGTATCTATGCAGGCAATTACTGTTCCATGCTCATCGCATGTGTTTCAAATGTGCTCAAGAAGTCGCGAAGCTCGTTCAGCATCCTAGGTCGGTCAATGTAGTGGGGTCGTGTGAGCTGTTGGCATTCATCAATAGTTTTCCAAGCAATTGCGGATATCTCACGTCGTTGCATGACGGTGAACTTTTGGTCAATCTGGATCTTGGAGGGGTCCTGTACGATCGCGACGTGATATATGTGCTTGTAGAGGATCCCATTGGTTCCCCGGAACGTCTCGGATAGAATGACGTTCTTTACGATGGTATAGGCATCGCGTTGGATGTTTGTCTCTTCGTAGAACTCCCGAATAGCGCACTCCAAGTCAGTCTCGCACCGAATTCGGCGTCCTTTCGGGAATCCCCATTCGGGGTCTATGTACCGTGAGGGGTACTGTTTGAGTAAAGCGGGTACGTCCAGAGCATCAAAGCATTGCTTCGCTGGACCGTACTCATTGTAATGATGTTCAACGCCATAGCCCCACAGTCGGTTCCACAGCGTATCAAAGGTGTTTGTACGTATCAAGTTCTGTTCGTACTGGGTCATGTTCTCGAGTAGCATACCCAGGTATTCCGCGCTATGATTCGAGTATTTTCCACGCAGGAACTCGCTAAATGACATGCTATCCTTCCGGCGAATGACCAGAACTTGGCACGTGCTTGTATCTACCGGTAAGTGATCGGACCCGGAGACCAGAATGATCCCACACGATACGATCGGGTCTATGCAGTCCCGAAAGACATGTCCTCTTAGTCCACAATTGTTGCAATACATCTACCTTAGTTAGACAGAGTGTGTCTATGTCCATTTTTCCGAGAGTCAATACAAAGATGGCAGATGCAGCAACGTCGTCCGGCCCGTCTGTATATCTCTACTGGATTCTTGGCATTGCTATCGTGGGTGCCCTATTGTATGGGGTGTACTGGTACGTCTACAACAGCGCATCCGGTGCCTGGAAGCCCCTCTACAATAAGCTAACGTCTCAGACTACCTTGTACGACGGTAAGGTCGGTGCGAACATTACGGGAGCCGATATCCCACCGGGGGTCCAAGACTACGGACTGCAGACATGGTTGTTCATCAAGGACTGGAATTACCGGTTTGGGTCTGAGAAGGTCGTTCTGCAGCGTATTGACCCGTCTGCTAAAAATGCCTTTGGACCGAAGGTTAGTTTGTCCCCCGTTGATAACACGTTGAATGTGACGGTATCATTGTTCCCGTCAGACGCAAATGCACCTACAAGCACGCCCGCCCCAGCCAATCAGGGAGGTAGCTCAACCGGAGACACGTTCACCTGCAGTGTTGAGAACGTTCCTCTGCAGACTTGGTTCTCTCTGTCCGTAACAGTGTTCCAGCGTAACCTGGACATCTACCTCAACGGTAAGTTGGTGAAGTCGTGTGTGCTCCCCGGAGTCCCCCGCCCGGTCACTGGAGATGTCGTACTCGGAGTGGATGGTGGGTTCTCGGGGAGCCTGTGCGATATCACGACATACGGTCGGATGCTACTGCCCGCTGATGCGTCCCTCTTCTATTCAACGGGAACCCCCTGTACCGCCCTGAATAACAAGTCAGACGATAGTGAGCTCACCGGAGATCTGTTTGGGTACACCGCCAAGTTTGCGATCTTTGACAACAAGGGAGTCAAGGTGAAGGAGTTCGTCTACTAAAATGGACAGCACGTGGACTATGCAGTGTTGCTCATAACATGTTTCTCTGGTATTGGGATTGCCCCGTATGTGGTCACGGACCCTATTCGCATGATTGGGACAAGTGTGTGAACGGACATCCTCGTCCGGAAAAGGATTAAAGAGAATCAGCGACCATACACAATGAAGATCCTCCTGAAATGTCCGACCCGGCAGCGAAGGGCTCGGTTTGTAGATACGATCTACAAGTGGGTTGAGTTTGCAGACCATCCGGAGTCACTAGGAATCCTAGTCACTGCGGATAGTGATGACGTATCAATGGGAGGTTTTTCAGAGAAGGACCTTCCGGATTCCGTTGCCTGGAAGAAGGTCTGTTTTGGGACTTCAAAGACCAAGATAGAGGCGTGTAATGCCGATATGAAGGAAGTGGACTGGGAATGGGATATCGTCATCTTGGTCAGTGACGATATGATCCCCATTGTTCGTGGATACGATACCCGTATACGATCTGGGATGCACGAGAGTCTAGATCATGTTGTGTGGGTCTATGATGGGCTCCAGAACGGGATCCTCAATACACTCAATATCTTCGGGCGCGTTCGGTATGAACGGTGGGGATACATGTACTACCCTGAGTACAAGTCGTTCTTCTGCGACAACGAAGTAACCGACTGGTGCAAAAGCCATCCAATGCAATGCACTGTTATACCGACAGTGCTTATTAAGCACGACCATCCACTTGCAACCGGAAAGGGACCCGATGCATTGTACATCAAGAATCAGGTATCGTATAGCGAGGACAAACGTTTATATGACCGCCGACGTATGTATACCTCAACGTCCAGACTCGGATTTCTAAAGCTTCTTTCTCGTAGATGAACAATATGAACTGGCTGGCTATTGTAGCCGCATTAGTAGCATTTGGAGTCGTTCTGTATTTGGTGATACAGTACCTCTCTAGCCGAAGCGTTGCACTCGGACAGGCACGAACGGTTACCATCGTTGGACCCATCGCAGATGCGCGGAACCCCTCTACGTTCAAGGGGCAGGTTGAGGTGTCGAAGGATGAACCGCAGGGCCTTACCTTTTCTTACTCGGGCTGGATTCTCATTGAAGACTGGATGTACCGTCAAGGAGAACTGAAGTGTGTCTTTACGAAGGGAACGCCCGACTTCAAAACACAGTGTCCCGGGTTGTACCTGGACCCTACCAGCAACGCGATGATCCTGAAGGTAGATACGTTCGGCGATATGGAGTCACTTGATATACCGAACTTGCCCGCCCGCAAGTGGATTCACTTTGTAGTGGTCGTGGATCAGACGTCTGTGAACATGTACATTGATGGTGTTCTCCGGAAGTACCACACTCTCAAGAGCCTGCCGCGGCAAAACGAGGCAAGCGTGTTGGTGGCTGCTCAAGGTGGTTGGGGAGGACAGATTGGTTCGCTCACGTATCACAGGTATTCTGTCTCGCAATCGGAGGTGTCCACGTTGATGGCGGTGGCTCCCTACGAGGACTCTACCAAGAGCAAAATCCCTCTGCCTCCCTATTTCGACAATACGTGGTACATTGGTCGGTTCTAACGACTGGATGCGATACATAGCTTCCCCGACGGATTGAAGTATACAAAGTCTGCACTAGACTCAATACAGCTCTCCATGTCGCATGTTGCGACTTGAAATCGATTGACTCGTTTGTTAAGCGTGTCTATAAACAGCTTATCATCCTCACTAAGTGAGGCGTAGTGGCGTTGGTTCATCTTAATGAACTCATTGTAGCTAATCCGACCGTAACCTTCGTTCAGGTCAACTATTCGCTCGTACTCAAAGGAAGGTGGTAGGTTATTCATTCTTGGATGGGATGTATTCCCCATACAGTCCTGATCCATTTTACGAGTTAGCGGTCGCGGGAGGTAGCTTCTCGGGGTTCGCCAGTTTCTTTGCCTTATCAAGTTCAGCCTGCCCCTTCGTACGACTATCTTCCAAGTTCCCTTCCAGTTTGGATAGGCGTTTGCGCGCATCCATAACAAGCTGGGTGAGTACAGACATGGGGTCTTTACCAGACAGGTACTTGACCGCGAAGGAGTCAACCAAGACACCCGCCTGGGTATAGTCGGCCCGCTTTGCTGCATCGGCAATCGCATTGTTCAGCTCTAGGTTGTCCTCGGGTTTCAATGTCTTCCCCGCCTGTTTCATAGCGTTACTGAAGCCGTTGAGTTTCTTCGCGAAGTCATCGCGTTTGGGAGACGACTCTGGATCATCAAGTCCCTCCCTTCGCAACTGCTTGGCGGTTGTCCACAGCAGAACCGCCAGGATAGCCCCAAAGATAGTTACAATCCAAGAGCGCATCTTTTGTGTGTAGGACATAAATGAGTTCTGGTAATGGAGTTGCAGGAAGCACAGCTGTCTTTATTAGAGATGCACAAGACGCCACCCTACAGTTGAAACGTCGTCTTGTATACCAAGATTTCACGAGAGGTGTTCCCATGAACACCATCCCGAACGGAGTGGATTCCTATGTGACCTTTTTGTTCGGTCGAATGGCTGGTCGGAGCCGTTCATATGTCATACCTGGCTGCACATCATGTCCGGGTGTCCCGTTTCAAATGCGGGATGTGCGTCTCTTCCTCTGAGTCTTCTTCAGTAGGGTGTGAATCGCATTGCGTTGCGTCTTCGTGACCGTCTTGGGATCATATGAGAAAAAGTACTGGAGAAATTCGGGAGACTTCCTGTTCTTCTTTAGGTCTGAATACAGAGATGCACGTTCCTCGCGCACGCCCGTAGACGTCTGTTGCTTCCCGATGCATTCAATGGGGGCCAGAAACTTGAACCGCCTCTTGTGTGTCGTTTCATCGGCTATATCAATGAGGCGTTGGGCTGCACAGAGCATCCGATCTATCGGCACCTCCTCCCGCACGTGCTTGGGGGCATACATGGATGCTAAGAAGAAGTTCATGATCGTCGGAATAGACGCTATCTTGAGGCCACTCTTGGTATTGTGGAAGCTGTGACAGATGGACGATTCAAACACACGCGCAATCAGCTTTCCCTTCTTGGTGATGTCTCGGTGGCCTGGTAGAAACTCGGTTGTGGCCTGGAACTCCTTGGATGCAGACCCTTCAAACATAGCAGAGAGTGCGTTAACCGTCTTCTCCATATCGTCCTTTTCAACCAAGAGGTCAATCGGCAGCTCCCACTTCCGCTTCTCTAGAGTGTGTATATCCGAGGCATGCAGACCTAAAAGGATCACGTCATTGTCCTCCAAGAATGACTGGATACTACCCGGATCATCCAGTATATCTGGCTTGTCCGTTTCCTTGCACTTCAGTGGGTATGTCTGATTTAACAGCTGTAGGCGTTCGTATACCTTCTTCCACCGCGACACATCCCCCCGGGGGCGGGACAGTTCCAGAAACATCGCCATCCTTAGGAAGTTGGGACTGGCGTATACAACCTTATCCTTCTCAATTGCGTCGTCCCACAGATTGTCAAACATCTCGTCTTCGAGGTATGTTATGTCAGCAACCGCCGTGTAGTTTGCGTACACCTTGAAGGTACCCAAGTGCAGCGCGGGACGGACATTGACTTCATCAATCCCGATGCGTACTAGCTCTTCTGCTAGGAGCATAGCGTGGTACTGTGGGGTCTCTGAGAACATATCGTAATCGGGAAGAGTCCGACTGGTGTCGTAGAACTTCTTGTCATCGGGAAGAAGACTGTTGATGGCTGTTCCACCATACAGAATGACGTCCTCTTTCCTGGCAAAGTCGCGGACTGCATTCAGGGCCTTTCGGATCGTTGGGTTCTGTGCAGACCGCTCCTCGTTTTTGGTCTCCGCTAGTTCAGCGGCTTTCTCGATAGCCTCCATTATCCATCAACCTGGAAAATGAATATCAGTGGGAATAATCTCTCGGAAGGCAGCAAGATGACACGACGATATAATCTTCGGAAGCGCAGAGAGGGGGTTGAGTGGGTCAAGGATGATACCCTAGAGGAGGAAGAGGACGAGGAGGACGACTCTGACTTTGAAGAAGAGGAGGAGGAATCTGATATGTCAGAGTCCGAGCCCGAGTCTGAAGAGGAGTCAGAAGCAGATGGAGAACTCCAGGCTACCATCAAGATTCCCAAGGGAGCACGTAGTGTTGATATGTCGATTCACGCCAGTCTCCAGTCACCTCCGCGTCGTCGTGAAGAGTCTTCGGATGAGGAAGATGGAGATGAGTTCATTGAACAGCTTATCAACAAGTATGGGAAGCGCGGCCGTAAGAAGGGAGATGTGTCGCCTGAGTTGGATCTCAATGAGGAGGAATCTGCGTACTTTAATGAACTGTCTCGGGCGAAGCGTCGTGAGCTGAATGCCAAGATGAAGGCGTTATCAGGGTTGGTTACCTCAGCAGATATGCCGCAGAAGTTCAAGATTCTGGACATGGCAATTCCGGATCACCTAAAGGCAGATGTCATCAAGAAGCTGGATGCATTGAATGAGATGGAGAATGGGGAGGACTACAAGTTGCGTGGTTGGATTGAGCAGTTCATGCGCATTCCGTTCGGAGTCAATATCCCACTACCGGTCAAGTTGGATGACGGCGCCGAGACGTGTTCCAAGTTCCTAACATCCGCTCGGGAAACGATGGACAAGGCGGTCTATGGAATGGCGCCTGCAAAGACTCAGATTATGCAAGTCCTTGCCCAGTGGATCGCGAATCCCAATTCCGTCGGGAATGTGGTTGCCCTGAAGGGTCCCATGGGTGTTGGTAAGACCAGCTTTGCACGGAACGGTATCTCCGAGGTCCTGAAGCGTCCCTTCCAGTTCTTCTCATTGGGTGGTGCATCCGATTCTGCCCACTTTACCGGTCACTCCTTCACCTACGAGGGGTCTATCTGCGGACGTATCGTGGATGCCATCATGCAATCCAAGTGCATGAACCCCGTGCTGTACTTTGACGAGCTTGATAAGATCTCAACGACCCCCCATGGAGAGGAGATTGTGAGTATGCTCATCCACTTGACAGACCGCTCTCAGAACTCACAGTTTCACGACAAGTACTTTGCAGGTATCGACTTCGACCTGTCCCAGTGTCTCTTTGTGTTCTCGTTCAACGATGAAAGCAAGATTCATCCTATTCTGAAGGACCGTCTGCAGATCATCCATTGCTCTGGATATTCGGTAGACGAGAAGAAGGTCATCATGAGCCAGTACGTCTGGCCGGATCTCCTGAAGCGCCTCAACTTCAAGGAGTCGGATCTGGAGTTATCGGAGACTGCCCTCAAGTTCCTGATTGATGAGCATTCCAACGGCGAGGAGGGTGTCCGGAACATTATCCGAGCTGCTGAGATGCTGACGACTCGCATCAATCTTCTGCGCATTGCCGATGCAGAGACGCGGAAGTCTTACAAGTTCGGACGGGATATCGTGCTCCCCTGCAAGATCTCTGCCGAGGATGTTCAGTTCATCCTGCAAGACTGCAGCCCCAAGAAGGATGAGTCGTGGAGGTCTCTATACAATTGAGCGGAGCTCCTGAACAAGGTACTCCTTCTGGTACTCGGGAGTAAAGATACGGTCTGCAAGGGATTTTGCATTTTCTGCAATGCCCCTCGCCAGATCATCATTGTCTACCAGCCATTTCAGCATGGTGTCTAGATTGCTGAGATCGTACTCAATCGGTACATAGTTCTCCATCGCTCGGAGATGCGACTTGAACCAGTAGTTGTTCTTGGGATGTGTTATGATGATGGGAACAGCACCGGACCCAAAGACCCACTGATGGTTCGACGCAATGCAGGTGCCGTCAATGATGAAGATGTACTTGTACCCCATCTGGTCTTGAATGGACATCCACTCTACATCGGGACCCACAAACTTGACATCAGCTATCATGCTTCCCTTGAGCGTATCGACAACCTTCTGTCGGATTCCGTTGCCGTGGTTGTTTCCACGCCAGATCCCGGCGTTTAACCGTTCATGCCACGGGGTGATATCGCCCAACTGGAGTCCGCGACTGAACGTATCGTCATCCAGTGGAAGGTATATGAGCTTGCGATTGTATACATCGCGGGTTGAGAGTGCACCCATGATCGGAACTGCACCATCTGCAACCTTTGACATGAGCATTGTCAGCTCTGATTCAGGACGTACCTGCTTTTTGTTTGCAGGTGACATTGAGTCGAACTCGTCATTTCTAACAAACCCATCCGTATCTGTTATGACCATCGATGCACGTCGGTCTAGAGTTACAATGGTTTCTTTGAGAAAGGAGACGATACTCCCAGAGTATGCACACTTACTGAGAAGCCCCTGCCAATAGTATCCGGTTGAGTCCTTTCGAGCAGACAAAATTGCGTCCCGTGGTACACCAAACTTGGCGTTATTGCGAATCCGATCCCGCTGGTGGTTAGGTACGGCTGGGTTGTTCAAGAGTTTCTTCGAAGCCTCCCATGCAGTGTCCACGTGTCCGGTGAAGTAAGCGATAATTGACAGTTCATCCCACACCTTCCAATCGTATACGTCTGTCTCTAAGAAGAGGACCTGATCGGATGGCTTTGGAATGGTTGCTGCATACCTCGCCATCGCATAGAGTTCCTGTGACCACTTATTGGCCATACGGCAATGTGTCATGTACGATACCAAACACTCGATGCGCTTCGGGTTGATCTGATGCGCCTTCCATGCCCATTCCTTCTCGTTAGTAAGCCGGCATACATTCATAGCCGCAATATAGGTCTCCTCAACCCACCCTCCCATCTCAACACGTTTCTTGTAGTATTCAACTGCCTTTGGGACGTTTCCATTGTCTCGGTACGACTGTGCCAGGTAGAAGACGTAGCGTTCATTCTTGGGCTCGTCCACGATTCCCTTCTCAAGAACGTCAATATCACGCTGCAGCTTATCTCCCGTCTTGTTCCGGCCGCCAATCCGACGACTTTCCATCCAGAACTCACGAGGAAGCTGTGTTGTCTTATTCGGCTTTCCGTTCGTAGGGTACTCGTGCAGAACTCCCTTATAATGCCAGTTATCGTTTGCCTTGAAGATCTGGGACCGATAGTACTCCAGCGGCCCTTGACGGATCTGGACCATGAAGTTGTTTGGCTCTGCCTTCATGTGCTCCAAAAGGACCTGCTTCCCATTGGACGGGAATGACATCAGGTCATCAGCATCAATGACGAGGATATAGTCCATCCGACCGTCGCACAATGCGAGTGCTTCTGACCGGTTGGTTCCAAAATCCTTCCATGGTCGCTCATACACGACTCCGGGGATGTTGCGGGATCCATAGAACTCCTTAATGATTTTGATGGTATCATCGGTGGATCCAGTATCCACAATGCAGTAGGTATCCACGAGGGGGAGCGTGCACTGCATAGACTCGTGAATGATATGCGCCTCGTTCTTTACAATCATGCAGAGACCGATCCGAGGTTCGTCTTCCACGTGACGCCCCCACCCGATATGCGACACGTACCCCTCTGCCCGAGATGTCAACGCCAAACGGAATCCCTTGTACCGGACATAGTCATTTATTGTCCGTTCTGCTGTGTGAGCATTCTTAGGGTCAAAGGTTGCAATTGCACCGAATCCGTTAGGGAATAGAAAGCGCATATACGCCATAGAACGTAGACCAGGGTTGAAACTGAAGTATCCCCATCCGTTCTTGCTGTCCAGGAAGGGGGGTGTATCCGACATCACATAGCCATCTCCATACTTTCGGAGCATGACAGCACTGATCTTGGATGAATTCAGGATAGCGATAGACTCCTCAATGAACCCATCTGCATGTGTTAACCAATCTTCCTCCCAATGCAGAACATACTCAGTCGTTACAAGAGCATACGCCTCGTCAATGGACTTGATTTGACCGCGCTTTCCACAGATCCACGTAAAGTCCGGATACTTCTTCATGAGTTTCTCATTGACACACTCTCTTCCAGAGTCCTCACTAATGATCCACTGTTTGATCGGATATGTGTTGGTGGACAAGAAGCTCTCCAACGTCTTCTCCAGCAGGTCAGGTCTGTTACACGATGTAAGAACTACCGTGACAGACATTACTTCTTCGGTATACTCTCGTCTTCGCGTAAATACGCGTAGACCTCTTTCCGTCTCTTGAGTAAAATGACGAGTGCAGAGTTCGTTAAGCTCAATCTCAAGGAACACCTCAGCCAGACGTTGGTTCCTCACGTTGCCGACGGTCTCTGGAGTCTCTACGATAATGCTCGTGAGCTCTGTGAGCGGAACGGACAGCTTGATCAGACGATTCGTACCTTCCAGAACCTGTTGACACAAGTCCCAGGGTGGTCAGAGGATACCTTGCGTGAGGAAGTGGATCGTATCGTAGAGGGATCCAAATGCGAGTACCTTGACGATCTTCTGATGGGGGTGTTTTTGGCATACATTCGTGCCTTTGCGAGTTTGCAGTACCGCGGAGATTCTGCTCAGATCCACTTGGATTTTGAGCGTCCGTCTGTCTCTGCATTCGTACACGAGTTCTACAAGCATGGTGCCCGGGCCGCGTGGAAGTCTGCCTACCTCTTCAAGACGATTGGGGCTACAAGTGAAGCCCAGGCCCGTAACCGTCGTGACATTGAGACTCTACTGGACAAGTGTCTGTCCGATGTCATTAACGCCTTCATCCCGTGGAAGGAGATTTCGCGTGCGTATTTCCAGTCGGCTCCTGCTCCCCAAGAGGCGCCTCCGCCTAAGAAGGTGGAACCGGAGCCCTCAAAGACCGTGCAGTTTGATGATGCAACCGACGACGAAGAGAGCGATGCAGACAGCCATAGTGGTGAGAAGCCAGCCCTGAAGTTTGGGGATGTAATGCAGGATGTTGACCTTGGTATTGAGGGTGAGGAGAAGGATACTCAAGAGGTCAACCTGGATTCCATTGTGGGGTCGGATACGTTGACGGTCAAGCTGTAAGCGTTCAGGACCACGTTTTTTCAATCGCGGAGCGGAACAAGGATGTTTGAGACTCTCGCTATTGTTGTTGGAATTGTCGTTGTGGCGACCCTATTGTTGTACGTTGTGGACCGTCGGACGAAGGGAGAGCCGATGGATTACGGTATCTTGGCAAAGCTCGTGGCATTTGCCGGTATCGTCTCCGGTGGAATCGTTATCGGCCTGCAATCGGATGCTGTATCTACGGCTGTAGAGACGGCACAGGATATGTTCGTAGGCAAGCCTGCGTTTTAAGTTACCTGATTGGTAACCTTGATAATCTTGTTTCGGATGTGCAGGATCAGACGCTGGCCCTCTGTGCTTCCCACCAGGATCATTGCAAGAGCTACGAAGTTCACGAGAGAATGCTCGGGCTCCGCAAAGTACGTATACGTATGACTTGCGATCGTTATGAACACGCCAAATCCGAACATAAAGTTCCATACACTCCAACCAGCCCAAGCCATTTGTGTTCAGAGCCGATTTTAATGGCGTACAAAAAGCAATGTACGCCCCCGAGAAGTACTTTCGTGGGCTTTCCGCTACCCAGCGGAGGACCCGTCGAAAGGAGATACGACGATACGGGTCGAAAGGATTCCGCGATCCATCTGCCTACACTGGATTCAAGACAGACCGAGGGGTCAAGACTCGTTCGTCATCGTATACGAGTCGTTTCAGATCTATGTTTCCACACGCCAAGACGCTCAAACAAAAGGCGGCTGCAACAGGTGTACCTGTCTCTGCATTGCGCGAGTCGTATAACCGCGGTATGGCAGCCTGGCGAACGGGACACCGACCGGGAGCCACGCAAGAACAATGGGGGTATGCACGTGTTCACAGTTTGTTGACCTGTGGGAAGACGTACCGAACCACAGACTCCGATATTGTCCGCAAGGCAAGGGCGCGTTCCAAGACAGCCAGGAAATGGTGGTCGAGGTGCCAGTAATTATTTACAGCCGAGTCGCGCGATTAATATAATGCCCGCTGGACGTCCCATCAAGTACTCACACCTCACATGCCGAAAGTGTTTGCAAACGAAGGACCGTAGTCTATTCCCAACACAAACTGCCTGCAATGATTGTTACATTCCACGGAAACCCAAGGTAACCGAAAAGGAGTGCGCTGGGTGTAAGATGACCAAGCCTATAACTGCATACTGGAATGCATATGATAGTAACTGTAAGACGTGTTATGCGCCGATTGCTCTAGCTCGTAATCGAAAGCACAAATATGGAGTTGATGATACCGTTCTGCAGACCTATTGGGATCAACAGAACGGCAAATGCAAGAATACCCGCTGTAAGGTCATCTTTGGTAGTCTAGCAGAAGCATGTGTAGACCACGACCATGATACGGGAGCTGTAAGAGGACTTCTCTGCGGTGGATGCAATAAGATACTTGGGTTTGCTTGCGATAATCCCGATGTACTTCTTGGACTCATTGAATACCTGAAAGAACCCGGGACTATCCACAACCAACGAAAGCGGAAACTGACTCAAGAAGAAAAGGAGCGTATCTTTGACAATCCCGAGAAGAAGACCATCAAACAACTCTCTGAAGAGTACGGTAAATCGGAAGCACAAATTCAGAACATCCGCAGCGAAATCAGAACCCAACGTAAACTCATGACTCAATCAGGACACACAAGTCCCCAAGGGGAACCTTCTCCGTCTTGAAGGTCGATAGAAAGGCAACTTCCTTTCGAGGTACTGCAGTATCCTTGCAGAACCTCGCAATGGCCTTGTACTGATCAAACCCATGGTACCTATCGTGCTCTGGGTTCTTCTTTCCGAACAGAACAGACGTTCCATCTCCCAAGGTCATCCAACGGATGAACAATGCCTTCAGTGGACTCTCAGAGGGTTCAGCAGGATCCCCGGGGAACAGGTCCCAATACATGGATGTTGCTAGGCGTACCAAATCAAAGGACGCATTCGCACGGTACGAAGGTTGGCTCTGTGTGAAGAAGGGCTCCATATTGTACTGTCCGCCTGCCTCTTCCTCCTCCTTGAACTGGTCACTCATAAACAGCTTGGGATCCCGCATTCCATTGAGCCGGACACTAAAGATTGCCCGATCAAAGTCAATGATCTTCATCAGGTACCCATACGTCGGAACACGATACAGAATACCATCCAGATTGTAGCTCATGAACTCCTGCGCAGTCCGCACGAACATGATGTTGTTCCCATGCAGGTCGTTGTGGGTCAATGCAAAGATACGCTGGGCATACGAGAGAGCGAAGATAACCTGTGCGACAAAGGCTAGATGGTGTACCGGATCCGTATCGAGCTTGATAAGGTCGTAAAAGGTCCCTTCACACTTCTCCATGACAGTTGTGACAACCGGTACATTCTGTAGTTCTGCCCACGCATACGGTTCCGACTCCTCATCGTCGCCAAAGTCAGACCCATCACTCTCACAGTCACACGACTCAATCGCAAATACGTCTTCCGTGGATGTAGACCCATCATCCCCCTCTTCGTCTCCCATCGGTTCATCTTCGCCTACCATCGATGCCGGGCTTACATCCGACTGGTGCTCTACTTCAATATCTTGAATCCCGTCCAGTGCAATCATCTCATCAAGGACAATCGCAGGACGTTGACTGCGGGTGTGTTGAAAAGCGGGGGTCCCCACGACTGGACGCAACTTCAGATTGAAGGTCTTTCCGATATTCTGTGCAAACCAAGGACGGTCCGACAGTTCCTCGTAGTCGTCAGAAATGTCTATGGAGTGAATCTTTGCCATTCCACAGTAGACTCCATACACCTTTGGGAAATGAGGACAGTCACTCTCCGATAGCACTACACTTGCGAGTGCCCCCACATAGGCTGCCGTATGAGGACTCTGCAGCTTCTCTACAACATGCCCGGATGTATCACTTGGCGCAGGAAGTCCTAAGGACCCGTAATCCCCCCGCATAGACCGGAAGGGACTCAAAATACAGGTCGTCTTGCGATGAATCTCTGCTTGTTTCCCTGATGTGAGCTGTACGGTCCCTGGAGATATAACAGCCTGAATGGAATCCGACAATTTGATACCGTATACAGCTGCTGACTGAAGAACGTCGGTCTTGAACAGTGTCTCAAGGCAAGGGATGAAGGTCTGCGTTTGGTACAGATTCCACTTTGCTTCCTCGTCAGCAGACAACTGATTGCATTTACCGACTCGGAGAGCAAATGGTTTCGTACGTAGGTCCTTAACCATTGATTATGTAGGAAGGTAGACAAAGGAATGGCGAACTTTACGCTACGAAAGTTTGACATGAATATGCTCGTAGAGCGAACCGAAATCGATTCACGCAAGTCCCCCATGATCGTCGTGATTGGCAAAAAGGATACGGGGAAATCGTTCTTGGTTCGTGATATCCTCTTCAATACCCAGAGGTGCTTTCCGGTGGGTACCGTCATTTCCGGTACAGAGGTGGCGAACGAGTTCTTTCAGCATATGGTTCCGTCCCGTTTCATTCACGACAAGTATACTCCCGAAATCGTGATGTCCACCATCAAGCGCCAGTTGCAGGTCAAGATGGCACGGAATCGTGATAAGGAAGCACATGGTGGTAGCTCATCCATGGACCCCCGGGCGTTCTTGATTCTGGATGATTGCTTGTACGATGCTTCATGGATTCAACAGGAGAGTACACGTTACGTCTTCATGAACGGTCGGCACATCGATATGATGACTATCATTACCATGCAGTACCCACTGGGCATCACGCCGAATCTGCGTACCAACGTTGATTTCGTCTTCATTCTGCGTGAGAACATCCTGAACAATCGCAAACGTATCTACGACAATTATGCAGGTATGTTCCCCACCTTTGATCTGTTTTGTCAGTTCATGGACCAGTGTACTGAGAACTACGAGTGTATGGTGATCTGCAACGGGGTTCAGTCGAACCGCCTTGAAGATCAGGTGTTTTGGTACAAGGCATCCGATCACCCTCCCTTTCACTTATGCGATCAGTCCTTGTGGGCAAACAACAAGCCTTTCATATCTGCTATGTTGGCAGTTGAAGATGTCATGTCAGCCGCTAATCAGAAGCGGAAGGGTCCGTCTGTGTGGGTACAGAAGGAAGATAAGAAGAAGGGTTAATCCCGGGGCGCACCACCCTCCGCCGGATGCACAGGGACTGCCGCCTCCTGCACCACATCCTCGATGGTACGCTGAGTAGACGCCGCATTCTCGCGCTTACGACGCTCATTCTCCTCCTTCTGAGCACGGATGGACTCATCGCGCTGCTCGGCAAAGAACATCTCCTTGTTCGCCTCACCCTCCTTGTACTTGCGCATCAGCTCGTTCAGCTCCTTCTCCGCGTACTCCACCTCAGGCATCATGTGCTCCGAGGGATCCCACGGAAGCCAGCAGCCCATCTTGCCGAGGTAGATGTTATCCTTGGGACACTTGCGCTGGAGCACCTTGCAGAAGATCTGCGCCTCCTCCACATTGGCAAAGGCACGGCGCACCTTGACGCCGCGCACGTTGCTACGGAAGCTCACGTCGGCATTGAAGCTCTCCTGCAGATCCTTCTCGTTCTTCAGCAGGAACACCTGGTACTGCTCGGGCACGTCCGTCTTCTTCACGTCGGCGTTGTGCACCTTGGCAAACTCCTGGGCATCCTTCATGAGGTCGTCCACCTTGAGGGAATACTTCTTCGCCAGGAAGTCCATGTAGCGCTCAAGGCCCTTGATCTTCCAATCGTAGTCCATCCACTGCACGAACTTCTCGAACATGTACTGATCCTTCTGCTTCAGGATCCGCTCGGGAGACAGGAAGGATAACACTACATACCGCTGCGTCGGGATCTCGGGATCCTCGTCGAGGTAGTCAATCACTTCGCCGGCATCGTCTTTCGTAGGGAGGGACTGGGATTCGCGAGGCATCTATATCTTCACCACCCCACTTGGCTGAAAGTCTTTTGTCCGCGGTCTAACAAAATGGCATCTCCTCTGGTTGTAGCTGCTCTCTTCTTCCTTCTGTCGCCGGGTGTGATTCTGACGATCCCTCCCTTCTTCCCCCCGACGTTCTTCTCGGGTCGCACGTCTATTCTGGCAGCCGCCATCCACGCCCTCGTGTTTTATGCAATTGTTGCATACGCCCTGGGTGGTTGAACCAAAATTTCTCCGATGGAAGGTATAAACATGGAATCGAAGCCGAAGCCCACCCCTCCGCCCCCTATGTTCAATGTCCCCGACCTCGTGACGCGTGCTGTCAAGTACGCGCTTGAGGGTCTTGCCGTCGCTGTCGCGGCATTTGTCCTGCCTGGTAAGACCCTGAAGATGGGCGAGGTGGGCATGATTGCGCTGGTCGCCCTCGCGACGTTCGCCATCCTTGATATCTACGCTCCTTCTGTGGGTGCTTCGGCGCGCACGGGTGCAGGCTTCGGTATCGGCGCGAACCTGGTCGGCTTCCCTGCGTAAACTTACAGACAACCACCTAATCATATCAAATGGTATCCATTCACATCAACTACAAACGATGTGTAAGCGACCTCTGCTTGATTGGCGCTAAATACGATACAGATAAGTCATCGCAACGGCGTGATGTATCTGACTCCAGACATTGTCATCCCTATACCATGTTCTATCATTCACTCTTCAAGTCTCGTCGCAACGATCCAATTGTTATCGGTGAATTTGGGATTGCTCACGGTGCTTCGCTTCTTATGTGGGAAGAGTACTTCCCGAATGCGACCATCCACGGGTTTGAGAAGTGGGACCGATTCATGCTGCCGTTTCGTGAGATGTATTCGTCCCATGAGCGCATCAAGACGTTCTATACGTGTGTTCGGGACGAAGCTCAGATTAACAAAACGTTTGAAGAGTCGGGTGTCAAGTACGACATACTCATAGACGACTCGTCGCATCAATTCCCCGATCAGGCCCGTATCATTTTGCACGCACACAAGGCTTTGCAGCCAGGAGGCGTCCTTATCATTGAAGACATTCTCCCGGCTCACACGGAAGAAATGTACATGAGCGTACTGCAGCATGTGATACAAGAGTACCAACAGTACTTCTTCGTGAAACTAGATCATGCGAATCGGTACTCTCATCCGAATGACAACGACAAGCTTATGGTACTGGTGAAAGCGGGGGGTCCCCCGATCTTCAACAACTTCATCCTGTAAACAGAAAACCTTTGTATTTTCTTTGGTTTAATAGCGCCTCTCACTCTCACGACTCAGATAGCCCATCTCCTCCGAGTGGTCGCCGTCACACTCAGAGTCGAGCTCGCCGCAGAAGATGCACTTGTGGGTCATGCACCACTCCATCCATTCCTTCCGGTACTGCGCATCCTCCGCCTCATCGAGTGCCTTCTCAGCAGCCAACTCAGCGACCTTAGCATCCTCGTAGGCAGCCTCAGCCTCGTTCGCTTTCTTAGTGGCATCCAATACTGCTTGTTCAGCAGCGTCGTATGCCTCCTCTGCTTTGCGCATGTTTGTGTAGAGCACCCAATACTCGGGTCCCATCACCAATTTGTTCGTTTCATATTCGAGTCTACGTATAGACCGTTGTTCAAGCATCTGATGGCTGTAGTCCATCGCCTTCTCAAGTACCTCTAAAGCAGCGTTGAAAGCCTCCATTGTAGTGCGTCTCTATGATATTTGTGCCAGGGGGCGGTATGTCCTTTCCAGTGGAAAACAGATCCATTTTTGTGGGTTCATTGCGCATTCCTGACAGCATCCAACACTGCCTGCTCTTCGCCGTCGTATGCCGCGTCTAGTTCAAGAAACCGCTTCCAGGCGGAAGGGCCCGACTTCCGGTGGTTATACGCATCGTAGTAGTCTTCTATTTGCTTTTTGGCAGCAACGTATGCTGTTTGTAGGTTCGTAAACCGTTTACATAGCCCCAGGTAACGGGGACTCTCATTGTTGGTCTCACTCTCCATTGCCTCCTTCAGGTCGTTCAATTCATTCTCTAGACGTTCCATTTGTGCCGGGGGCGGGATTGTCTTTCCTGGTGGAAACCAATCCATTTTTGAGAACCAGTTCTCATCGTTTAAACCATCGTAATCTAATGGCGATACCATGATAAACAATGGAACGCATTATTCAAAGCGCAGTGGAAGCCGCTAGTTCGAATATGTCAATCAATATGCAATCTTCTGTATTAGAAAGAATTCAGATGATACTGCAGGAAAACGGGTTGGAGAGCGTGCTGAACGATTCTAACAAGCTTAATCCTACGGGTACCACGGGAGATACCGGTCCCACTGGTACCACGGGAGATACGGGTCCTACGGGTCCCACTGGTACCACGGGAGGTACGAGCTGAAGACCGCCGTTAATCCTGTAGTTTACGAACTGCAAACATAACCCAATATAATGAAGGCAAAGATCCCCAAGGCACTGCGCGAGCAGGTGTGGGTCGCCCATAACGGTTCCAAGTTCCGAGCACCCTGCAAGACATCTTGGTGTCAGAACGAGATAACCGCCTTTGATTTCCACGTAGGTCATGACATCCCCGAGAGTCGTGGTGGAGAGACCCGTATCAACAATCTGGTTCCTATCTGTGCCCGATGCAATACGTCCATGGGCAATCAGTATACCTTCCAGGAATGGAATACGAGGCACTCAATCGTTTACCCCCAAGCAACCATGTGTTGCAATGCAAGCGCTCCGGTGGAAGAACCAGTGGTACGTAGTAAAATCACGCATGTACGAGCCCGAACGCCAGTCCCTGGACATCGCGTGGCTCCGGTTGAAGGACCAAGGGCATCCCTCCCCTGGAATCTACCCCAAGTGGTACGAAAGTGAGAGGACGATCGCACGGCTTCTAGCGGGTCCTGTGGCTACACATTCTGTCCCTGAATAGTAATGCTGCTACCCATCGGTTTGGCTATTCTGTTCTTCTTCATCTTCATCGTTTCGTACAAGTGGCTGCGTGGATACTACCCAGGCAGCACGCTCATGAAGATTGATCCGGCGCGCGATCCGTCTGCACCCCGTCTCATCTTCTTTTATACGACCTGGTGTCCTCACTCTCGGAAGGCATTGGGTGAATGGAACTCTTTGAAGACACTGATTCGGGAACAGAAGCTATCCTTCGGGGATAAGCGGGTGGAGTTTGAGGCGATTGATGGTGAGAGTTCTAAGACAGCCGTTGCACGGTACGGCATTGATGCATACCCATCCCTAGTGATAGATACGTCAACGGATATCATCCATTACGATGGTCACTTCAAGGTGGCGTCCATCATGGACTGGTTAGTTCAGACGTTGGGACAAGAAGGATCGTAATTGAGATGCACCTTGCTCAATCAGTTCCTGTTCCTTCTCGGGAGTCAGGCTATCCAACAGAGACACTGTTTCGTTCTGCAACCAAATATTGTTTGGAGAACGAGTCATTCGGAGTCGGTACTCGACGGAGGTCTGGTACACGCGCTCAATGTAGGTATGCACGGGCATACTTGCGATTTCAGATACCGGAATGCCGCGATTGGGTTTGGATAGAGTCAATATGAGACCCTCTGTCTTCATGATCTCTGGAAGGACTTCCGTGATTGCCGGTACGAACATAGAGCCGTCCACGTATGCACAATCGTAGATGATGTGAGGCTGAAAGACCCCGGGGAGAGCACAGGATGCCTTGATGGCGTCCAGAATCTTGATGGACCCTGCAAAGATGGTCGGTGTACACCGTGTGATATTGGAAGCAATGATGTGCAAGGGCTGTGGCGCATCTTGGATGGTCGCGGTCGTCAAGTCAATGTTCATGGTCGCAAACGACTGAATCAGAGACGCCTCAAATGCCTTCATATCGTAGAACCCCTTGCGCGTCGTACAGTCCAACAGGTCATGCAACCGGATACTCGGGAGGACAGTTTGGAGAGAGACAGATTGAAAGGCAGTCCGTGCGTCTGCCAAGGAGACCCGATATGCTATTGCAGTTGCTAGAATGGACCCGATAGAGATGCCGTAGATTCCGTTCGGAAACTCCAGGGGTTGATGCTTAAGCAATTCCTGCAATGCCCCCAACATCATGTACCCACGAACTCCACCTCCACTGAGGGCAATTCCGGTGAACATTTTTGTATACTGGGAAGCAGAGATGTTGCGTGCTAGAGACGTATGGGACGAACAAGAGATGAGACGCGAGAAACGTATGGCTGCTATGCGTCCTGTGTTGGGACAGATTCACAATAAGGTTCGTCAACAGGCGATTCACGATGCCAATGCACCATATATCGTGTTTGAGGTTCCGAACTATATCTGGGGATACCCAATCTTCCAGATAACGGAAGCACGGGACTACTTGTTTACGCAACTGACAGAATCGGGCTTCCATGTCTGGGTTGTCAATGAGATATACCTGCTGATCTCCTGGGCAAAGACGAGGGGTACCACGACCCAACAGAAACCAGCGTTAACCACGAATTACCGTCCGCAAGTGTATGACCCCACCGCCTTAGGGAGTATGCAAAATGGACTTTCATGAGGATGAGTGGGTATGCGCACAAGAATGCAGTGTATCCATCCTGAAGAAGCACAGGTGATGTACGGCGGTGAAAAGACATGCTCCAAGTGCGGGACCATGATGGGGTGTACAATTGATGAAGGAGCAGAATGGCGAATGAATGGAGATGATGAACCGACGCGGACAGGATGCTTTACGTCCGACTTGCTTCCCGAGTCGTCCTATGGATCCATGATGGCACGCCGTCGTGGACCTATGTCCCCTGAAATGAAGATACTGTCCAAGATGTCGGCATGGTGCATGTCCTCCCACGGCGAGAGGTCGTGGATCGGCATCTTCGAGATCATTAATACGATTGGATCCCAAGCCGGATTACCGAGGGCTATTCTTCTAGAGACGTGCGGTCTCTTCAAGAATGTCCCTGATTCACAGAAAACACGTGGGGAATCCCGTCGTGCATTGATGGCGGCTGCATTGTTCACGACATGCTCCAAACATGGGGCTACACGGAGTCATGAAGAGATAGCAGACCTGTTTCATGTGTCAGTCCGTGCGTTGTGCAAGAGTATCCCGTCGTACGTTGCAGAGGCGTCCAGTGTGCTGCAGACACAGATTGGGATTGCAGAGAGGTTGTGCGTGGAACTGGGGGTATCAGAGACGGAGCGGGGTCAGATATTGAGTGCGTTGTCTGCCTTGGGGGAACTGGAGCATACACCGAAAACAGTGGTGGCCGGTGTAGCTGCGAAGGTATTGGGTGGTGACAAGACGGCAATTACGCGGGTCTCTGGGGTGTCTGGGGTCTCGGCGCTATCGATACGGAAGATGGTAGGGAAGGTTTAGGCGATTTGGGTGATACTATAAGTCAATACTGAGTTGGAGCTTAATACGGACGCAGCCTGGTTTAATATTAATACTGCATTGAATCCTATCGTAACAACCGTATCTTTAGTTATAGGTGTTATACAGCTTACACCAATAGTTTGAAATTCTACTATGCTATTCGGTGAGACGGAACCTGCCTTTGCCTTTTCTGTTCCATCTACACTTACTACCAATGAAAAGAGTGTAAAAGTTGATGATGTTCCCGAGATTACAACGGATGCGTTTATAAGAAACGTGCCACTAGATGCTGTAAGAGTTGCACTGAAATTGGGATATGTGTTGGCACCTGTGAATCCATTAGCAATTGTTCTAGCTGGGTCGCCACTATAGTGGAAATACGACTTTTCAGTCAACACCAACCCATTACTCGTGTAGAGATTGCTACAGTACACATCTCCACCTACATCCAGCGTTCCTTGTGTCGGTATCTTTCCAATTCCTAACCGGGGTGTAGCAAAGTGTCCGTAGATGAGTGCGTTTGATGTTGGTTTTACACCGTTGTTGATGATGAGCGTATTGCTTACCGTCGTCAGATCACTCCCAGCATTCTTACCAATGAACACGTTGCAACCCCCTTGTGCAAGATTACCGGCACTGTTTCCAATGCACACATTGAATTCACCACTCAGGTTACCTGCGGAACCCGCACCAATCGCTATGTTTTCTCTTCCTACCAAGGAAGTTGCAGTATTACATCCAATTCCTATGTTGTCATAGCCACTTAGGTTACACCCGGAAGCCCATCCAATCATAGTATTCAGAAACCCCGTCGTATTACACCCGGCTCTATATCCAAGTGCGATGTTGTCGGCGCCAATCAAATTTTCGGCAGCACTAGTCCCAAATCCAAAGTTATAGGAACCACTTAGGTTGCACCCAGAATTCGATCCAACTACGAAATTCGCATTACCTCTCACATTTGCTCCCGCATTGTATCCAATTGCTATGTTTGAACTCCCACTCAAGTTACTGGCGGCAGAATTCCCGATTGCAACATTACCGGCACCACGTAGGTTGCACCCAGCATTCTGTCCAAACGCTACGTTGTCGTTCCCGAGTAGACTTTTTGCAGCCCATGAGCCTCCTGCGATATTATAGCTACCAGATATGGTGTAACCAGACGCGCGTCCTAGCAGTACGTTTTCAATGCCTGTACATGTATTACCGCTATTGACTCCGAGTGTTGTGTTATTATCTCCACTAACGGTTTGTCCGGCTTTGAAACCTACGAAAGTGTTGCCTGTTCCAGTTAGGTCTCTCCCGGAATCACCTCCTATAGCAACGTTCCTGTTTCCAGAAAGGTTGTATCCAGCAGAATCGCTGATTACTACGTTACTGCTACCAATAAGGTTTCGTCCTGCCTCATATCCCAATACAGTATTTAATACACCACTCAAATTGGCTGCGGTATTAATGCCTATAGCAATGTTCGTACTGCCGCTCAATGTGTATCCAGCAGACCGTCCAATCATAACATTGTCCTCCCCCACGCTGTTAAGGCCAGTATTACGCCCAACCCCAGTGTTGTTTATACCACTTATGTTCATACCGGACTGGTACCCTACGAGAGTACAACCGCATATGCTTTTCCCAACAACAGTCTCAGCTGCACCAGCTCCAAGTATGGTAAGTCCGAAATCGTTTGGGTTATACGAGTTTGCTGTTCCGATCACGATCTTGCTTAACGATGACTTGAGTGGAAGGTAGAATCCTGAGATATTGGAGGACTGAACGGCTGTGAGGGGAAAGTACCCAGATACGTTACAAGTCTGAATGATACCCGAGATGTTGTAGGAGGAGATCGTAGTTAAGGGAAAGTACCCAGATACGTTACAGGTCCGAATGATACCCGAGATGTTGTAGGAGGAGATTGTAGTGTTCGGATAGTACTGTCCAGATAGGTTCTCGTTCAATATGAACCCGCAGATATTGCTTGTTCGCAGTGTTCCACTTATCGTCCCTGTACACCGAATGTTCCCCGACACATCCAATGAATACCCCGTAGTAGGAACGCAGTTGATTCCCAGTTCACCTGTATTGAACTTGCCGTAGATGAGGGCATTTGCGGGTGTCAACGAAGTGAAGTCATTGTTGTATATGAGAAGGGTGTTTGATATGGCGCCCGGGTTCCATCCAGCAAGTTTCCCGATAAACACGTTCCCCGACCCAGCATTCCACTCTCCGGCAGATTTGCCGATGTATATGTTATCAATGCCATTTGAACGAGATCCAGCATACGAACCAATGAATACGTTATGACTTGCCGTGGTTCCATACCGACCCGCGCCAACTCCTAACATGACACTGCCCTCGTCCTTCGTCAGATTACATGCTACGTACGCTCCCACATAGGTAGAATTGGTTGCACTGACTGAAAATCCCGCATAGTACCCGATTGCAGTTGTTCCGTTGATCGTACCGTGGTTTACTGCGTCTCCCAACGCATTTACGCCAACGATGGTATACCCGCCCGTTTTCGTGAGATCGTATGTACCACCATGTGCAGGGTTTCCTATCACAAGTCCATCGTAACTATCGTTCGCGTATATCGCTCCATCTGCGTACGTATCGCCTGTAACGTGGAAATCCCCAGAAACATCAAGCTCGTAACTGGGATCGGAGTCGTTGATACCTACCTTTGATCTTCCTGATCCGAGCAATGTGGTCCCCGATACGTTGAGCGTAAAGTTGGATGCTAACGTGTTGATTCCGACCTTGGTTCCAAAGAACGCGTCGCTAGTAGACCGGATAGACCCCGACACATCAAGAGAGTAGACAGGCGTACGGTTGATTCCAACCGTCTGCAAGTCAAATCGGCCGTTTATCAACGCATTTGAGGTAGCTGCTTGTGTCCCATTGTTAACGATGAGTGTGTTAGATGCGACTGTAAGGTCAGACCCAGCCGCATTTCCGATGAAAACGTTGGATGAACCGACTGTATTGACTCCAGCACTTGCGCCTATGTACACACTTCTAGATCCAGTGGTAGCATTTGAACCGGCGCCGTATCCTACGAAGACGTTTGACTCTCCCGTCGTACCGAACCCCGCAAACGTACCTATGTACGTGTCGTTGGATGAGACTGCATTGCATCCAGTTCCATATCCCAGAGCGGTTGTTCCGGTTATAATTCCATGAGACCCCAAGCCTCCATACGCGTTAACACCGACAATCGTGTAGTTGGATCCGGTCCATGTTCCTGACAGACTTCCCTTTCCAAGCGTAAGACCGCCCCCAGTCGATGTACCAAGTACGATATTGGATTCGGGGATGACACCGCAGATGTTCAATGAAGATACGGTTATATTCGGGTAGTACCCATTCAGATTCGAAGACGGCATGATTCCAAAGATGTTGTAAGAGGAGATAGTCGCATTCGGATAGTAGTCGGATATGTTGCTTGGGTGTACAATACCGAAAATACCCTTCTGTCCTCCTATGCTTACGTTCGAGTAGTACCCCCTAAAGTTCGCAGTAATGTCTCCACTGATTCGGATGTCTCCAAGGATATCCATCGCACAAGAGGGGACCTTGTTGATTCCGACCCATCCCTGATCAAGCACAGAGTAGATAGTCGCACTGACCGACGTCTTACTGGGGTGGTTCACGATGAAGGTATTGTTAATCCCCGTAATGTCCGCCCCCGTCGAGATTCCCAGGAAGATGTTTCCCGAACCGATGTTTGAGCCACCTGCATTGGTTCCGATGTACACATTCGAGTTCCCACTGACGGAATACCCTGCATTGGTTCCGATAATGACGCTGTCAACCGAGTTGGAGGTATTAAACCCCGCACGCACTCCAATGATGACACCGTTGGAAATATTACGCGCAGTGTTCCCTGCCGCAACTCCGACCAACACACTGTCTGCGATGTTACTTGCGCGTCCACCTGCACTTGACCCTATTATTGCCGTGTTTGTAGTGTTGGACACAGCAGCGCCTGCGCTGACACCGAGAAGTACGCTATTTGTTGTATTGATTGCCGACCTACCTGCGCTCGAACCAACGAGTGCGCTATCTGTAGTGTTGGATGCACTGTTGCCGGCAGCAAAGCCTAGCAACGTACTATTCGAAGTATTCGATGCACTGTACCCTGCAGTCGAACCTATCATTACGCTGTTCGCAGTCGATACAGCACCCCGGCCAGCTTCTCCCAGAATAAACGCGCTGTTCACGGCATTCTGTGCACTCATCGCAGCAGCAGTACCCAGAAGTACACTGTTTGTGACATTGCTAGTATCACGTCCTGCATCGGTTCCAATAAATACGCTGTTTACAGGTACGTTTGCAGCGCCACCGGACCGAGTTCCGAGAATCACGCAATCCGATGATCCATATACATTACTACCCGCTTTGGTACCCAGTATAACACCGTTCGTTGCTGAAGTTGCGTTTTTACCTGCACCGGCGCCCAATATAACGGTTCCGACTATGGCGTTCGCATTCGTTATATCCGTCCCCACCAGGATGCTACCAGAAATTCCATTCGCAGCAGAACCTGTATTGCTTCCGATAAGGATACTATCCGTGATATCAACTGCATTGAACCCTGCACTCTTTCCTATGACGACATCGCGTGTAAATGTCCCATGCGATGACGTCCCTCCGACCGCTCCAACACCGAGAATCGTCGTATCCTGAATCAAGTTCGCACTCAATCCACTGAATCCAGAGATACCAATCGCCAATGCACCGAACGTTCTATCTCCCAACTCGTTTCCGCGCCCGTATATGTTGCGACTAAACTGAATGTCCCCCGAGACGTCCAGAGTATACGCCGGAATCTTGTTGACACCTAGAAGACCAGACCCCGGATTGAAGGTGCCTCGAAGGAGGGCCTTTGACGAATCACTTATCGTATTGACAATGAAGGTACTGGATGTCAACGAGAGATCAGACCCCGAGTCGCGACCAAGAAAGACGTTGCAGTTCCCGATGATTCCAAACCCACTACTGGCTCCGATGAATACGTTGAATGATGAACCGGACCCAATCCCGCCTACATGGGCACCCGCTCCAATCCCAACGTTGGATGCACCGGAAGCATTCAGTCCGGCTCTCGCACCAACGTATACGCTGCTAGTCAAGTTTGACGCGTTGGATGCGACTTCCGAACCTATGAGAGTATTGCACGTCATAACACCGTGATTCCCGAGACTCCCTACACCAAGCACACCAAACACAGAGGTCCCGTAGTTGCAGGTTGATGTGCCTTGGAACGAGCTCACTCCGACTGTGATAAAGCGCTCAACAAGGTCTCCCAACTGCCTAACGTTGCAGAACTGGATATCCCTCGCGATGATGGAGTCTGCGAAGATGTTATTGACTGACATCGTGGTTCCATACCCGTAATACACCTGGCCGGATAGGGTGTTTGGTGAAATTTTTGGGGTAAGCACCGACTGCAGTAGCTGCTCGGTGTATCTGGAGATGCCCTGTGAGTTACTTGGGGCACGAGCCATTTGTAAAACGGACTCTAGAATTTCTAGCCTACAAACACCAACCACGATGAAATACACACTCTTCCCTATTGAGAACGATGAGCAGGAGCTCTACAAGATGTACAAGCAACAGGTCGCCTCCTTCTGGACCGCTGAGGAGATTGACTTCTCCAAGGACGGTGAGCACTGGGCGGCACTGGATGAGAATGAGCGTCATTTCATCAAGTACGTCCTTGCATTCTTTGCCGGGAGCGACGGCATTGTCCAGGAGAACTTGGCTGTCCGATTCCAGCGAGAGACCCAAAGTCCGGTCGCCCGACTGTTCTACGGCTTCCAGAACGCCATGGAGGGAATCCATTCCGAAACCTATAGTCTGCTCATTGATACCTACGTGAAGGACAAGTCCGAACAAGAGGAGTGTTTCAACGCGATCCAGACCATCCCCTGCATCAAGAAGAAGGCAGAATGGGCTCTGATGTGGATCGAGTCAGATGGGCTGTTCTCCACGCGATTGGCTGCCTTTGCGGCGGTAGAAGGTATCTTCTTCAGCGGTGCCTTCTGTGCAATCTACTGGCTCAAGAAGCGAGGTCTCATGCCCGGACTGACCTTTAGTAATGAGCTCATCTCTCGCGACGAGGGGCTGCATACCCTGTTCGCAGTTGAGATGTACCACCGCCAAACCGAGAAGCCCCCCGCTCAAGTCATCCGAACGATTCTGACCGTAGCAGTTGCCCTTGAGAAGGAGTTCATCTGCAGTGCACTCCCATGTTCCCTCATCGGAATGAATGCATCCCTGATGTCCACCTATATTGAGTTTGTCGCCGATCGGTTGGCTGTTCAGCTCGGAGTTGGTAAGTTGTATAACGCAACAAATCCGTTTGATTTCATGGATCTGATCAGCCTGGAAGGCAAGACCAATTTCTTTGAGAAGCGTGTCTCAGAGTACAAGAAGCCCGGTGTGGGCGTGGATGCAGCAAAGATGGTGTTCAGTATGGACGAAGACTTCTAAACCTGCGCCTTCACACCATCCGGGACGAGAATTGTATTCCCCCAGCCATCCTTGAGTTGCGACTCGTTCAGCATGGTAAGCTTCTCTCGGCTTTTCTTCCAGAGTTGGAATCCATACGCCAGAACCAGGGCAAGTAGGAACCACAAGAAGATTGTCATACGACTCATTTGCATCCTGACTGGACAAAAATCGCATGGGTGAGCAATGAGCCGACGTATTTTAGCACGACACCCGTTTCAGTTTGACGATGTTCAAGAGTACACGACGATGCGTCGGTATTTAGCCGAAACAAACACTGTAACGCCCGGCCGTTTCAACAGCAGGGCATTGTATCAACCGAACCTACGGAGTGTTGCATTTGAAGCATTTGCAGAAATAAGCAACCCGCCTATCACACCGGTCTGCGTGGGTACCATATTGTCTGGTGGAAGTCCGTCTACATTGGTGTACGATGTTAACGATAATGGGGGGTTCTACAATACCGATACATTTGTGGAAGTTATCTCGGGGGGCGGGCCAGATACGAATTTCTGTTAAGATAACAAGTCATGTCGGTTCGTTTCCAGCTACGAAAGGGAACTGCATTACAGTGGTTCAACGCAAATCCAGTACTTATTGCAGGTGAACCAGGGTATGAGACAGACACCTCAAAGCTTAAAATTGGTAACGGAGTGAGTGATTGGCGAACACTTGAGTACGTAAACACGGGACTGCAAGGCGCAACTGGATTCACGGGATACACTGGAGCGAGTGGTGTTAGTGGACACACGGGTTATACCGGATATACGGGACCTCAAGGGGCGACCGGGTTTACGGGATACACCGGTGCAATGGGCTCTACTGGACCCCAAGGAGCGACCGGATTTACGGGATATACTGGAAGAACGGGTGCTACAGGCTTTACTGGGTATACAGGACCTCAAGGCACAACTGGGTTTACGGGATATACTGGTGCTACGGGTGCTACAGGCGTTACGGGGTATACCGGACCTCAGGGAGCTACTGGTTTTACGGGATACACGGGATTTACGGGTCCACAGGGTGCTACTGGTTTTACGGGGCCTCAAGGGGCAACCGGATTCACGGGATACACGGGTACTATAGGTCCACTGGGCGCTACGGGAACCACTGGGTATACCGGTGACACGGGGCCGCGTGGTTTGATCGGAGGGATTGGGTACACTGGGCCTACCGGTGACACTGGGTATACAGGATATACGGGGTACACTGGATCAACTGGATTCACTGGCGCGACTGGCTACACGGGATACACGGGTCCTCAGGGAGCGACTGGATCAACTGGATTCACAGGCGCGACTGGCTTTACTGGTTACACGGGTCCTCAGGGAGCGACTGGATTTACGGGGTACACAGGCGCGACTGGATTTACGGGTACTACTGGCTTTACGGGGTACACGGGACCACAAGGATTGCTAGGAGGAATCGGATATACGGGCCCTACAGGCTACACGGGTTATACGGGTCCTCAGGGTGTTACTGGATATACCGGTTATGATGGAAGTACGGGTGCCACGGGGTATACTGGTTACACGGGTCCTCAGGGAGCGACTGGCTACACCGGAACCACCGGCTACACTGGGCTTACAGGACATACTGGGTACACGGGTCCTCAGGGAGCGACTGGCTACACCGGAACCACCGGCTACACTGGGCTTACAGGACATACTGGGTACACCGGAACCACTGGGTATACTGGAACCACTGGGTATACCGGAACCACTGGGTACACAGGCTACACCGGTGATACCGGAACCACCGGCTATACTGGAACCACCGGATTCACTGGCTACACTGGATACACTGGTGCCACGGGGTATACTGGTTACACGGGTCCTCAGGGAGCGACTGGCTACACCGGAACCACCGGATATACTGGAACCACCGGATATACTGGACTCACAGGACATACGGGGTACACCGGAACCACTGGAACCACAGGGTATACCGGAACCACTGGGTACACTGGGCTTACAGGACATACTGGGTACACTGGAACCACAGGGTATACCGGAACCACTGGGTACACTGGGCTTACAGGACATACTGGGTACACCGGAACCACAGGGTATACCGGAACCACTGGGTACACTGGACTCACCGGACATACGGGGTACACAGGAACCACAGGGTATACCGGAACCACTGGGTACACTGGACTCACCGGACATACGGGGTACACAGGAACCACAGGGTATACCGGAACCACTGGGTACACAGGTTACACCGGTGATACCGGAACCACCGGATATACTGGAACCACCGGATACACGGGAACCACCGGATATACTGGAACCACTGGATACACTGGTTATACTGGGCTTACAGGACATACTGGCTACACTGGAACCACTGGGTACACCGGGTATACTGGACTTACTGGAACCACTGGGTACACCGGGTATACTGGACTTACTGGAACCACTGGGTACACCGGTGATACCGGGCTTACAGGACATACTGGGTATACTGGAACCACTGGATACACTGGTTATACTGGACTTACTGGAACAACTGGGTACACGGGAGACACAGGATCTACTGGGTACACTGGCTACACTGGTCATGGATCAACAGGATATACGGGGTACACTGGAGTAACGGGAGCTACTGGATACACTGGACCGATGGGAGCATCGCTATATTTAGCCGGAACGATCGGCACAACGGGAAGTTTACCACCTGCGGGGTCTGTTCCTAAAAATACAGCATACGTTGTAACGTTCGATGGAGATCTCTGGGTAAGTAATGGAACCGATACGTGGTCTGATGTAGGCCAATTTATTGGCGAAACTGGCTATACTGGATCAACGGGCTTTACAGGATACACTGGCGACACTGGAACCACTGGATACACTGGAACCACTGGGTACACCGGATATACTGGCGGTACTGGACTCACGGGACATACAGGGTACACTGGGTACACCGGAACCACAGGCTACACGGGAGATACTGGACTTACAGGACATACGGGGTACACCGGAACCACTGGAACCACAGGATACACGGGAGATACTGGACTCACGGGACATACGGGATACACCGGCTATACTGGAACCACAGGCTACACGGGTGATACTGGAATTACAGGACATACGGGGTACACTGGCTATACCGGAACCACCGGGTATACTGGAACCACTGGTTACACGGGAGATACTGGACTCACGGGACATACGGGGTACACTGGATACACCGGAACCACCGGGTATACTGGAACCACTGGATACACGGGAGATACTGGACTCACGGGACATACGGGATACACCGGGTATACTGGAACCACTGGTTACACGGGAGATACTGGACTCACGGGACATACGGGGTACACTGGATACACCGGAACCACCGGGTATACTGGAACCACAGGATACACGGGAGATACTGGACTCACGGGACATACGGGATACACTGGATACACCGGAACCACCGGGTATACTGGAACCACTGGTTACACGGGAGATACTGGCTATACCGGAACCACTGGGTACACCGGAACCACTGGATACACCGGTGCCGGATTTGTCCCAGTGTTGACATCATCGTCATCTCCCATTTCTGGAGTTGTAGAGTCGCTAGGCACAACCCATAATTTTCTGTATGAATCCAACGTTTATCCCGCATGGGCGGTTGGACAGCAAGTAAACTTCGCCGATCAGACTGCAGAGTCAACGATCATATTTACCGCGAATATCATAGGAGTCGTATTAGAGGAGAGCGCTGTGGTGATAACTGCGGTATTGTACCGGATAACTGGACTTCCAGCTCCGGGTGGTTCGTTAACGACTAATTGGTTAATGTCCTTTGCGGGTCAAGTTGGTCCTACTGGAACCACTGGGTACACGGGGTACACTGGATACACCGGAGAGACAGGATACACAGGAGAGACAGGATACACAGGAATAGAAGGCGCTTCGTTTATGACACTCACCGTCATAGACGGATCTGCAACGGTTACATCAAAAACGTCAGTCTTGCTTGAAGGTATCTCTTTTGTTCGGACACTGGAATCTGTCAGTACATCTGGTGCCGGGGCGTATGCGCAGTTTACAGCTGGAACCAATACTATGTTGGCCGGCTCCTCGACATCTTCTGGTCTTTGGTCTTCGGGATATCTTGGAGGTGCGTTACTATATGCAATTAGTCTGCACGAGGATGGATCCGCTACCTTTTTCAACGCTGAAACGGACGATTTTTTCGACGGGTCCTGGGTTGCCGGAGATATGTTCGCTATCTATGCGGATGGAACCAGTGTATCGTTCTTCCAAAACGGCGCTAAAGTGTTCACTACGATAGATCAAAGGTTATCATACAAGTATCAGATTGAATCGGGTGACGGTGGGAGTGGATTTGGAAGCTTTACCTTGTCAAACATCCGCTTCTACCCAACAGGTCTCCGTGGTACTGGCTTTGCTGCTCTCCTGTCGTCTACGGAAAGATCTACAACTGGCGATTTGGTTGGGACAGCTGCTACGTGGTACGTTGATGGTACGGGCGCATTTGCAGTAGGCAACTGGGTTCAGGTCGTTGATTTAGGAAATGAATCAGAGCTTATCTACACTGGTAAGATATTAGCTATTGCAGCCGATGCACCCGGATACGATGTAACTGTAAACGTGTTAAGTTCGGCCGGGGTGCCTCATTCAGGAACTACATCATCTGCCTGGTCCATCCATCTGACCGGCGAGGTTGGCTTTACTGGCTACACCGGACCGATGGGTGCATCCATCATACTAGCAGGAACTGTAGAGCTTATAGCAGATCTACCTACGTCTCCTTATCCAGAGGCGAATACAGCATATGTTGTTACTGAGGATGGACATGTATGGGTAAGTAACGGAGTAGATACATGGTTCGATGTTGGAGCATTCGTAGGTGCAACGGGATACACGGGGTATACAGGATATACAGGATACACTGGAGAGACAGGGTACACTGGGTACACAGGATACACGGGACCGATGGGTGCATCCATCATACTAGCAGGAACTGTAGAGCTTATAGCAGATCTACCTACGTCTCCTTATCCAGAGGCGAATACAGCATATGTTGTTACTGAGGATGGACATGTATGGGTAA